GCTCAATCAGTAGGCAAAATGCCAATTGACTTAGCAACGCTCCCAGTAGATTTAATGAGTTTTTCCGCACATAAGATATACGGACCTAAAGGCATGGGTGCACTATATGTATCTCGCAAACCTAGAGTTCGTCTTGAAGCACAGATGCATGGTGGTGGACATGAACGTGGTATGCGCTCTGGTACATTAGCAACACATCAAATTGTTGGTATGGGAGAAGCATTCGCCATTGCACAAGAATGCATGGATTCAGAAGAAATTCGTACACGCGCATTAAGAGATAGGCTATACGCTGGTTTTTCTGATATGGAAGAAGTAGTAGTCAATGGCGATTTTGAACAACGTATTGGCAGTAACTTAAATATTAGTTTTAATTATGTAGAGGGTGAATCTCTATTAATGGCAATCTCTAATATCGCAGTATCATCTGGCTCTGCATGTACATCTGCAAGCCTTGAACCATCATACGTATTGAGAGCATTGGGACTTAGTGACGAATTAGCACACAGTTCAATTCGGTTTAGCGTAGGTCGTTATACAACAGAAAAAGACGTAGATGATGCAATCATTCTTGTTCGTGAAAAAGTTCAAAAATTACGAGACTTATCCCCACTATGGGACATGTTCAAAGATGGTGTTGATTTAAGTACAGTAGTATGGGCTGCTCACTAATGAGTGGTTCCGAATAAATAGTAGATTAAATAAGGAAATTATATGAGTTACAGTAAGGCAGTATTAGATCATTATGAAAACCCACGTAACGTAGGTAAGATGGATGAATCAGATGAAAATGTAGGTACTGGCATGGTAGGAGCGCCCGCTTGTGGTGACGTAATGCGATTACAAATTAAGGTTAGCGATGAAGGTGTTATTGAAGATGCTAAATTCAAAACCTATGGTTGTGGTTCAGCAATTGCATCAAGTTCACTGGTGACAGAAATATTAAAAGGTATGGATTTAGACGAAGCAGTTGCTATCTCCAATAGTGATATTGCATCGGAACTTGCGCTACCACCAGTTAAAATTCACTGCTCAGTATTAGCAGAAGACGCTATCAAAGCGGCAGTAGCAGACTATAAAGAAAAGCACGCTTAATAGGAGATTGCACAATGTGGGACACAATACAAAGTATGTCTACCGATAGACTATGGATATGGACTGCATTGGCTGGTAGTATTTTTGGTGCATTGTTTATAGCATGGATTACTGACACTAAAATCGCACTATGGACTTATGGTAAATGGTCTACATTGCTAAATTATTTAGTAAACAAATGTGGTTGGACATGGTTTAAGGCTGATCCTGATGCATGGAAAAAACTAAACCCTAATCTATATAACAAGATAGTTGATCTAGAAAGACGCGTCAAATCGTTAGAAACAACAGATAAATGTCACTGTATCACATGTAACCCTGCAACATCGGGCATGCGAATGACATTATGTCCCACCTGTGGGAATAAAAGATGCCCGCACGCGACTGATCACAAATTAGACTGCACCAACAGCAACGAAACCGGACAAGATGGTAGTGTCTATGGCAAACAAAACATAAGAGGATAGTTAATTGGCAGCAACAACATATGAAACTGTGTTAGAAGTAATTCATTACACAGACGAATTATTTTATTTTAAAACAACAAGAAATCCAGGATTCAGATTTAAAGATGGTGAGTTCGTCATGATGGGATTAGATCACTTCTCTGAAAAACTCCAAAGGAATAAACCTATATTAAGAGCATACAGTATTGCTTCACCATCATACGCTGAATACTTGGAATTCTATAGTATCAAAGTACAAGACGGACCTTTAACAAGTAAATTACAGCATGTTAAAGTAGGTGACAAAATCCTAGTAGGTACTAAACCAACTGGTACATTAGTCCCAGATAATGTCAAGCCAGGTCGTAATCTATATATGTTAAGTTCGGGCACTGGCGTAGCACCATTTATGGGGTTAGCACGTAGTCTTGATATTTACGACAACTATGATAATGTAATATTGGTACACGGTACTAGAAAGATCGAAGATTTAGTTTGGAAAGATATGTGGTTAGGTCTTAACGAACACGAATTGTATGGTGAGTTAGTGCAGAATAAATTCCATTATTACGCAACGGTTTCTCGTGAAGAATATGAGAATGAAGGCAGAGTAACTACCGCACTATTCGATCATTCGATAGAAGACAAGTTACAGTTACCACATCTTGATTCTGAATTCGATAGAGTTATGATTTGCGGGTCTATTCCATTCAATGAGGATTTACAAAATCATCTACTTGAAAAAGGATTCGTTGAAGGTAACATGAGTGATCCAGGCACATTCGTAGTAGAACGTGCATTCGTAGGATAACAATAGCCCAGTTTAACTGGGCTTTTTTATTTGCGTTGTTTAATCTTTTCAATATAATTAGTACTTAGGTGATCATAAATCCCATCAAAAAATTGAAACTTACTCCATGCTTTAAATGTACCTTTTACTTTATCAACAAATCGTTGCCACCAAGTAAGATCAGTTAATATTTTAAAATCATAAGTTATATAATTTAACTGTCCAACATGACGATAATATCCTAATATCGGAACTTGTGGTATAATGTCATTATTGTTTACGAAGCGATATGCTTCTATGTTATCAAACTGTACACCCCATTCCTTATTGCCTGTTCTTGGGCATCCATATGTATACAATACCAAATCTGCGTCTAATTTAGCCACCCTACTTGCAAGGATAGTTGCCATTGCAGCACCTAGACTATGTCCTGTTATAACAAGTTTTTTAGTGGTTACTCGCTTACCTAACCATTTAATGATTGATGGGTATAACTTATCAATTTCTGTTTTAAATCCATAGTGTACATAACCAACTGTTTCACTATCGGATGGCCATGCTTTAATGTCTGCTAACATATCTTTTGCTTGTGTTGGCTCGGTTCCTCGTAATGCTATAACTATATAGTCTGGCATAACAATACCATATCCTTGTGCACTATCGTTTGTAAAAAACTTGATACTAGAATATTTTATATTATTATCTTTTAAGTATGCAGACATTCTTGCTTTATCATAATATGCTTCATCGCATAAATGTGCACATAATTCTGCAATTTTCCAATCTACTTCTTTATTTTGTGGCATGTAATATCTCCAATTATGTATATATTTAGTCAAATAAAGTGTTGACAAGTAAGGCTTCTTATTGTATAATGGTTACATAAGTTAATAAAGAGAGCAAGACTATGAACAATGAAGAAATCATGCAGAAGATTGAACAGGCTGAACGTTACGTAAATTCATTACATGGCAATACATCTGATATTAAGATGAAGAAGTATGCTATCAACAAAAAAATTAATAAATTAAAAGCACAATTAGTATAATTAGGGGTTGACACGTAAGGCTCCTTATAGTATAATGGTTACATAAGTTAATTAATGAAAGAAAGAGAGAACGATATGAGTACTAGAAGCGCAATTGGTTACATGACTCCAAACGGTAGTGTTCGTGCAGTATATTGTCATTTCGATGGCTACGTTACTAACGGTGTTGGCGAAACACTAGTTACCGAATGGCAGGCGGCTTATCGTGTAGCACAGTTAGTTGAATCAGGTGATATGAGTCAACTAGGATACGATCTTACAGATTGCATCATATATGGTCGTGATCGTGGTGAAACTGATGCATCTACTAATGAATTTGAGTCAGTACTTGAATACATCAAGTTTTATGATGATTGTGAATACTTCTACTTATATACTCGTGACGGTTGGTTAGTTCAGACTGAGGCAGGCGGAAGATTTACTCGCGTTGACACATATCTACAAGCAGAAAAAAACATGGCGGTATAATAATGAGTAAAGAAATCTTGGCAGAAACGGTTGCTCACACTGCTCATGCAGCAGTCGGACAATTAAGGAAATACAGTGATGAACCATACATTGTTCATCCTCGTGAAGTAGCAGAGATTGTTAGGTTTTACGGTGGATCTACTATTCAAATTCAAGCCGCATTCCTTCATGACGTGGTAGAAGATACTTCACTTACAGTTGATTTCATATCTAAAATGTTTGGTACAGAAGTCGCTACAATGGTAGATTGGCTAACTGATGTATCTGTTCCCGACGATGGTAACAGGAAAATTAGAAAAGCACTTGATCGCGCACACTTAGCAGATGCTCCTTTAGAGGCTCAATTTGTAAAAGTTGCTGACTTGATTTCAAACTCCAAATCTATATGCGAGGCTAATGAAGGGTTCACAATAGTCTATATGCAAGAAAAAGAATTATTGTTACGTGACATGACCAAAATTCACGGGACTGACATATACAATCGTGCAATGCGATTACTAGAACAATATTATGTGGGAACACCACATGAACCGTTATTAACAGGAGAATAAAATGATAACACAAGATGACATCGATGCTTTTGCAGATAACCAAGAACTTCCAAAAATAACTCGTGTAGAAGTTATTGGAAATGATGGTAGATTGCTTGTTAAGTATGTTAAGAATGCTAGAATCAGTATGCAAGATGATTACAGCACTTTAAAGATATTCTTAGAAGAATGAGCATGATGCAGAAAGAGTTTAAACTCAAAGCAAAAAGAAGAAACAATGGGGAAATTTTTAATGACTATGTCACTAGTAGGTCCAGGACTAACAACTACATCTTATAAGAAGCGTAAGCAAACTAATCGTACTAAAGTGCAGCAATCTATATTTGAAAACCAACATCGAGATCACAATAAGCGTATGAAGCAAAGTGGTGCACATGATCAAATGATGTCGTTAGCAGAATATGATTTGTATGTACGTGGTAACTACAAACCTAAAGCAAAGAAGTTCAAGGAACTTGTTCCATCGGCTGCATTTCAGCGTGATACAAAACAATATCCTAGCAAGGGAACTGGCATTGGTGTAGCATCTAAAAAAGAATCGCCTGCGTATACTGGTGAACAAAAACTACTTGGCATCGCTACAATGCATAAAAGTAACATGGTTCCTATATTTGAAGATAACAAACAGATGGCAATTGAAATTGCAAGGATGAGACGATGAGCGATATTAAATTTACAACAGCAGGTGATTATATGAAGGATGTAGACATGATCGAAGAAGAAACAATTAATGAAGTAATGACAGAAAAGGCAGCAGCAGAACGTTTGCGCAAAAGTGAAGCGGCTCGTGCTAAACGCAAAGCAGTAAAAGAAAAAAAGGAATTAAACCGTGGTGTTTTTGATAAATCAAAACTAACCTATACAGACGGAGATAATACCTAATAGCAGAAGAGTTGCTATTGTTTGTCGCTGAAAAAGAAGTGGTAGAGGAAGATGAATATGAAGATGAGTAATTGTTGGGATATGTATGAACCTGATGTTGTGGAGTATTACGATACTCCTCTCAGGGATTTTGACTACGTTGAGAAACAACGGTTACAGAATAAAAGAGATGCAGGGGTGAAGCAATGGCATAAGCCAAGCATGCCTAAGCAATTACCAGATGGAGATAACACATAATGATACAAACTATTTTTGGGTTAATGTTGCTAGTTGGTGTGGGATTCGTATTTGGCGTTAGCGAATCAACAGTTAGAACTACACTACCAGATTACGAAATGGCAGTTGGTTTATGCGTTTTCAACGATGGTGTCGATTTCATGACAATTAATAGCGAAGATAATAACGATGATTATATGGAATTAGTTACTTGCAACAACGGTGCTGAATTCAAACTGAAGCCACCATCGAAATATTTTGATGAATAAAGATCAAGTAATTAAATCAAATTGGTTTGATAAATTTCATATCGGCAATGACAAACCCGGCACTTATCACTTTCGTGAAGAAGGAGAAAAACGTGTCTGGGAATCAAATAAAATAGAAGCAACTAAATTAGGATGGAGTGAACACAATGTTACGTACAATATTAACGAACATGGTTATAGAGGCGCAATTGAACCAGGAGTGGGTGTTGCTGCCGCTTTCGGTTGTAGTTTTACATTTGGTTCAAGCGTAGACGAAAATCAACATTGGCCCTATATATTAGACATTGCAAACTGTGGTCAACCCGGCAGTTCTAATGACAAAATTGCACGACTCGCAATTAGTTATATAAATACTTTTAAGCCTACTGATATCTATGTCTGCTGGACATTTCCACAACGTAGAGAATGGGTAGATGAAAAAGGCAATGTGATTGCATTTAAGAATGTAACACCCGTAGAAGCCTCTCAAATGTTATCACAAACTTGGGTAAGTTGGGATAACGCACTATTGTATCTTAGTAATGATTTGTGGGATGAATATAATTATATCAAGAACATAATGCTACTAGAAGGTGTTTGTTCTATGAATAATATCAAATTACACCAAACAAGTGTATTAGATATGAACCACACACAATACCCATACGGAAGGGATTTAACCCATCCAGGACCTGATTGGCATGTTATCATCGCAGAACAATTTCTCAATAATTAATAACTGGTTTAATAACCATATCTCATTAGGTGGCAGTGTTCATATAGTACATGACACTGTTTCACTTATCGGTTCGCCCAAACCATATCTAACTGATATCTATGATAGATTCTCAAAACTAACATTCGAAGATGTAGAGCATTTCATGGGCTCTCGTATCTTAGACAATTCAATGCCCAATCGTGCATTGATCGAAGATGCAACTAAGTTGTATTATCTAGAAGAACAAATCAAACAAGACAAACTAATATTCAAACCGCAACTATTACACGAACCTTGGGCAGATAGATATCGTGTTCATCCTGGTTCGGGTCGTATCGCAGCAATGTGGAAATGTGATCCCATAAAACCTATAGAAAGCATCTATATTCACTTCAATGAAGACATATTTACTATCCCTCAGAATAGCACCGAAGTGAGGTCCTCAGAGGCTTTCTTAGACGCAATCACGTATAAGGCGACTAATAGCATAGATTGTACAGTGGAACCAGCGTTAAAACGTACGGAACGAGACACCGAATGGAATCCAACAATAGTAAGTACCGTAAATTGGGAATTCATTCGTTATAGTGAAGGGAAATATTTCTTGGAATATAAGCAAGCATGGCGTGACTACGCACTCGACTTATGGTTACTACTTAATCGCTAGATTAGATCTAACCCAGTCATGCATTTCAGGCGTGTTATGCGCATTGATAACTAACCAATAACTATCTTTAGTACTTGCATTAAATAATGCATGCTCTAATGTAGTGTTCACTGCATATAGTTGGCCCATTTCAAAATAAAGCGGCTTATCTTCTAACATAAATCTAAACCACGGATTTGTAGTATTAGATAACGCCATTATTAATCTAAACGTATCCACATTTTCACCACGACTATCTCGATGTGGTGGGAAATAACCGCCTGGCGATACTCTCAATATATGCGTTCTACCACATAAATGTAATATATCACCAAGTAACTCTTTCATTGAAGTGAGATCATACACAGGGGTAGTTTTATCAAAATCTTTTTCACTGTAATCTGTATTATATTTTCTATTCCATTCATACAGACTATTCAATGCGGGACCAGATTGATTTAAACCACTTTCATTTATTACACATAGACCGTCTCGCTTAATATGTGGTTTAAATTCATTGTATTGTTCCCATTTATCGTCAAACTGTGATAGTTCTTCCATAAATCTGCTAGTATTAATACTCTTATCTAATAAGATTTGATTTCCTAAATTAAAAATTACAGACATATAACTATTCCTTAAAAGATGTATCGCCGGGAAACAATGGTAATTGTGTACCTGGCGCACGCTTAGGTATCTTACTATCTGCACTACTCACGCACGCATTAGTCGTACATACTGTGGGTGCATCAAATAACTTGAAACCTGTTTCTATATTTCCTAACGGCTGATCTACGCAACTATAACTACGCTTCACACTACCATCTGGTTCTCTGATAATAATACTACGATGACCAGATGAACATTCCCAGCCCTTGAATTTATTAAAACCAAATGCGTTGAATCGTTCAGCCTGATCCATGAACCAATGCTTGTTATCTTTATCCATGAACTCAACTTGAAAATGCTGAGGCACTGTTACATTCTCTTCCCAATACAACGGATCCCCATCTTTCTTAAATGTAGGTGTCGGGCGTGTAACCAACTGAGTCTTTTTCGCTTTATCTTCTGTATAACCACGCTGTGGCATACCGTTGTGTAATCGCTCCATCTGCTCTGCGGTGTAACCATCTACTATCTTACTAGCAGTAGGATCAGACATAGGCTTTAATGTACAGTTGATTCCCTGATTATGAAAGAATAACGCATTATCCCAATCTCGCTCAAACCATTCTGGAACCATCACTTGATTGATAGTTACTTGTACATCATGTTCTTGACAGAATATTAACTTATCAGCAAAGACTTGCATCTTTTCTCTAGTGTCTAAATGCTCTGTGTGCAAACTTGCTGTAATACTTGCTCTATGAAATGGTGCGACATTCTTAACATAAGTCTCAAACCACTTCATGGGACGTGACATATTAGTTGTCATGTGAACTGATGTGTAATTAGTGTTATCTACATCATCTGCAAGGTGTTTCATTATATCCAAATATCCCGGATGGAATGTTGGTTCACCCCCGCTTAAACTAAAGTGAAAACTATTGAAACCATTGTCTCGTGCTTGACGCTTAATCTCGTCAACTGTACGTAAACATAACTCAGTAGGTCTAAAGTCTTTCTTATCACTACGAGCGTAAGGCCAGCAGTAACTACAACGATAGTTACAATAGCGTCCCAGTAACCAACTAATACTGAATAAATCGCGATGAAGCATTGTGCGTTGCCCTACTCTTACTAAATCATCAAATGGTATTTTAGTAAAATCGTATGTACTGTATTTTAAATCTTCGCTCATTTTAGATGCACCATGAAATCTTTTTATCGCCATAATATTCTCTAGCAAAGCCTTCTGCTATGAGCATGTGTCTTAAACTCTTGCCATCTATAATGATATCACCAAGTACTCGACCACCATACTTGTCCCATTTATAAATGGCTACTTGTATAACCGTTGCTGCATTTAACATATCTTTAGTAAACTGTGACGCTTCTTCACCCCATGCTGCTTCTTTAGGACATTCTGCTCTCCAACTTTTTTCTGGAGTATCTACACCATATACACGAATACTTAATTCCTGCTTCAATGGTGCTGGTAAAAAGGTAGCTTCAAATGCAACGGTGTCGCCATCAATCACTCTTGTAATCTTATAATCGTAGATGGTCATCTCTACTTCTTTTGCCATTGCTGGCATTGTTGATAGTATTGCAATTAATAAAATTATAATCGTTCTCATGCTGTCTCTCCGTTAATGTAGTATTTATTATAAAGTATATCGTATGCGTCTACGACCTGTTTGTAACGCCTACCATATATCTGTGCTGCTTCTTTTAATATATCACTGTTACTTACACCTAAGTAATCAAGTATAACATCTGTATTTTTAAACCATTCAACGTCTACTACTAAATGATCAATTTTATCTTCTTCTATATAGGATAATGACTCATTTTGAACAAACACATCTTCGTAATCGTGTTTTTCTTCAAATAGCCTATGGAACGAATACTCAAATTCAAAAATACCATCACCAGTGTTATCGTCTATGTGACTTAGCGATTTCTTCAAATCCCAATGTGCAAAATTTAATTGCCACATATATTTCAACTTACCATCGTGAAAATCCTCTATACATTTGTCGTGATAATCTCTATACCAAACTTCTTTCCATTTGCCAATAATATCTCCGTCCATTAGCATGTGATCTTCCCACCACAACTGCGTTTGTTCAATTATCTCATCTTCTGTTAATTCAATAAATGCATATTGCGTTATATAGAACATTGCACTTTGTTCGGTTGTGACTTGGGTGAATATGAGTTTGTCAGCAATTGGTGCGAACCTTGAATCATATGTAGCACCGAAATAATTACTCCACACTTTATATTGAAAATCTTCATTAAATTTAAAATATTCGGAAAGGCAATCAATCCCACCATCTGTTTCTGTTTTATTTTCCATCATTCTAAGCGTTTCTTGATGACTATAATATAAATCTTGATCAATAAGATGGGTATATCGGTTCTCTTCAACTATGGTTCCAATTGCTAGTCGTTCAGGTGTTGGCTTTAATCCAGAATAGATTTGAGGACCAAATCTATGATCTTGTGCAAGCCACCAATGAATCGCAGGTGCATGTGCATTTACTACTTGATATATTCCGATGTTCATAGTGCAAGGTAATTAGGCATAGCCATGATAGGCGATGATGTTAAAATTATAGCCAATGTGACTGACGCCACTTTAGCCAATAGCACTACTGCTTGCTTAATATATATTTTCATAATTATTCCTTAATTTTTTGAACGGTTAATCCATTCTTCATCTGTCACTTGTATAGGATCAATACTTAATTCATTCAATGACAGATGTTCAGGCAATATCATCGCATATTCAATACAATCTACCGCTTCTTCAAATGTCATCAACTTGCGTCCTGGATGCTTGTCTGCGTTATTCGGCAATGTACCAAACGTAACATAACTCACCTTTGGGCCACCTTGCCAGATACTTTTCAATCCCATAGCGTTACTCGCACTACGTAATGCTTTCTTCTCTTGTTGATATGTCCAATCCGACCCTTTTGTAGCCCTGTCCGTGGTGGACCCGACAGACACTATATGTAGGGATTTCCGGGCACTCTGTGCGGTTTTATATACTACATCTAGTAGCAGTGCCTGATGGTACTGCCATAGTGCACTACAGTTAATAAAAATGTCGTATTCTAGTGCTTTATTTGCAACAGTTTTTTTCACATGATTCAATGTTAGATCATGGTCACTGATGCTTTGACTAATAAAATCTGTCTGTGGATATCGTTTTAATATCTCACTCGCTAGACCAATCTCTGGATTACCTGTACATAATATTTTCTTATTAGTTAAATCAATCACTTTACTTTCCTTTTTACTACTGGACGCAACGTCCATATTTCTTTTGTACATCGGTGTGGCATATCGTCAACGTAGGTACCACAATATGGGCATAGAATCTGATTAGTTATTGTCATTGATTTGTCCTTTAAATTCTGGACATGATTCTACTAACGTACCACGTTGCAATTCATCCATCTTCAAATTATAATCAATAAATTCTTGCCAGTGTTCAGCATGTGTATTCCCAGCATTTAAATACTTAATCACATCGTCTACCTTAGGCCATGCTTTATGACTTTTTAAATTATACAATGCCAACGTCTTTAAATGATGTGGCAATACTTGTATATTCATACTACGCGGATGGTTTAATATATTGAAATATAACTGATCATGTTCTAATCCACGTGATTCCGCAAACTCGATAACCTCGTGTAGTGCACATACATTCAATGCTTGTACCGTACAATGAATCTGAATATATACATTATCCAATTTAGATAATTCATCAAAATTCTTTTCTACTATATGCCAATGACTAGGGTAACGAATATATCTGTCACGCGCACCAATTGCATCAATTGAGCAATTTAATTGTACACGCTTGAAATGTGACCAATATTCGATCATCTTCGGTGGCACATTAGTTAGGTTGGTGTTGTACTTTAAACGAATGCCCGATGCAAGATCATTTTCAATACAATAGTCTAACAACTTATATTGACTAACTGCCAATGTAGGCTCACCACCAGTTAAATAAATTTCTTCAACCGTATGAGCAATTTCAGTGAATGTAATACCTGTCTTTTCCCAATCTGGCCATTCAGTCATGGTATTCATGAATTCTAATGTGTCTTCATCCAATTTCTTTGGTGGATCTAAATATGCTGCATCAACTACTTTATTCCAATCTTTAACCCACATGCTACTTGCCCACGGATTACACATGCGACATTTTAGGTTACATAAGTTACCCAAGCGTAAGTCAACATATTTCACATCAACTGGAATTTCAACATCTATCTTCACATCTTCTTTCAGCCACTTTTCATTAAATCCTGCTCGCGCACTACGAATGCCAGCATCTTCTTCTCTGAAACAACGCGCACACATATCTGGTCGCTCACCATCGATGAACTGTTTTCTGATAGTTGTATAGGTTGGGCTATTCCATACTTCATCTAAATCATGCTTGTAGATTTTATATGGCTTGCCATTCTCTTGTAATATTGTGTTCTCACCGGGCGTGCTATTACAGCATACTCGATAAGATCCCGCAGCATTAGTTGCTACGTGCATAAAGGGTAAAACACAGAACGTGTCACTTACTTTTTTTGTCATTGGTTTAAATCCATTTTGTATAATCTTTGCCATCACTATCATCTAGTATCATTACATGATCAATCAATTGTTGTTTATTATCTTGATCATCCAATGCACCCGGAGCCATGTATGCGGGACTAATCAAATCACTCGCTCTATTGAAGTGAATATCGTGACTTGTCGCCCAATCATTCACTTCGTGAATGTTATTAATATTTAGTACACTTGGTAAACACGTAATACATATACTCGTATTATCAGGTGAACTCTTGTGTATGTCAATGATATTATTACTTACTTGTTCCCAGTTTGCTCCTCGTCTAAGGTATTCAAAACGCTCACCTATGGCATCTACACTTGCAACTATTATAACACGTTTAAACGATTCGAACAAGGGATAATATGCATTAATATCTATTGTTCCATTAGTAATGAATTGTAATTCAATCGTAGATGAAACGTCTGCATCGATCAGATATTTAATTATCTTCTTTACTTGTGGTATCATGAATGGTTCACCACCTGTAAATTTAAGAATCTTTGCAAAATGCAATTGTGGGTATATCTGCTCAATATCTTTGTGCCAACCTGTATTTGCTTTGCGCTTACCAGTTTTTACTGCCCACGAACTTGAACTATAACTATCACATGAGACGCACGTGAGATTACACGTGTTGTTAATCTTTAAGTCCCATTGCTCTGTGCCAATGCTATCTGCTAGTACATCATTCATATACATTCGATAACTCTTACCATTTGATTCTTCATCTTGTTGGCACTCTATGCATTCAGGCAACCAACCTCGCAATGACTCAACATAGTATTTGTTGTGCAACGATTCCCAATCATCGGTAATTGCAACACCAGATGATGCCGCATTCCAAGCACAGCATGGTCTAACTTCGCCTGTTACGCCTATCGTTACTGCATGTTTAAACGCCAAGCATTTTGGCATAGCCGCGATTCACCTGTTGTTTAAATTCATCACTAGGACCACCATCAAAGATCATATGTATCCTTGGTTCTTCACTTTTATTCCATACAGAATGCTTATATCCTGTATTCAATTTCATCACTGAACCTGCTTCAAATGGAACAATACCCATACCTTCAAATACGAATTCGCATCCATCTGGATTGTTTAATGCTACATTAGTTGCACCTACTCCAACTGGATTAGGTCTATCGTTGTGAATGCCCAACCAACCATCTGGTAACAGTGCCATGAACCTTACACGAGCAAACTGGTTGTACAACATTTCATCTTGCATCCATTGTACTGTTTTAGGGCAAAATTTAGCAATATCAGTCCAGTCACTATGGGTTTCTTCATAATCATCTGGTAAGTTATAATCTTCTGCACAATTAGTATGTACACTGCTTATTCCATGAATCGACAAACTCAACCACCCCGAACTACAAGGACGGTGTGCAGTAAAGCATGACGTATATAACAAATTATTTGCTTCTTCAAACAAATCCTTGTGTGGTACATTAATTTCTGGTATCGATATATATGGAAAACGGGTATTGTCCATGATGTAATCAACATCGTGCTCACTTTCTTCTAAAAAATTCCCTGCATCTAATATTTTAAAATCAGGTTTAATAATTCTATTTTCTTCATGCCATATAATTGATTCATCATCAATTTCTTCCCTATCTAAAGGTGATCCTTCAAACCACATAATTTATCTCCTATTGTTCAAATGTTAATGTTTCATTATTGGTTGTACTTATAATAGCCCTTGATGGACATGTTAAGTCGTTATCGTTTATATCAGTGCCCGAAAACCAACAATCATCATGCAATTCATTTAATTTAGTTATTAAACTAATGAAACTCAATTCCATTGCAAACGGTTTACTAAGCATCTTTGGCACAATATAACTATAGATATTAGATGTCCACATCAATGTTCTTTTATTTTCTACTGCTTCAAATAATTTATCATGTCCATATATTAAATCACATTCAATTACTTCCCAGTTGCTCTGTCTGATTCTATCCCATACTGATAACCAATTAGTATCTCCATCAAATTGCTGTATTACGTTTGGCCATCTCTCAAAAGTCAAATCTCTTAAATTTCCATTTGCATCTGGATGCTGTTCAATCCATGCATCGACAAACTCAGGATAGTTTATACCATCCCATTGTTCTAACATATCTCGTTTGAATTTACAACTCAATGGATCAAAATCATATAACACAAATTTCGTGTCTTTTGTAAAACCATACTTGTATGCATAGTAGAATAATTTAAAGCCCGCAGTTGCACCAACATATTGATCAAATACCGTTCCTTCAATTTGTTCTGCAATACCAGGCTGACTAGATTCTGTATTTACAAAATATATAGGACTATCTGGTGCGAACATCTCTCTTATCATTCGATTTGCTTGAAATGTTAGTTTATCACTGTCAAACGGTAAACCTTGTATAGCCTTCTCAAATTCAATTGAACCAACATGCGGCTTCATCGTGGCTAAACAATTCATAAAATCTGCACTCAATCCTGGGACAATTAGTTCTTGTCGCAATGACCATGTCAATAACGGATTGCACAATTTATGATGGTATTGTTCATTAAATTCTTCGTGTGTTATCCACGTATTCCATGTAGCATGTTTGATATTTAATCGTGCACCACCAAGTTTTACAATACCAAATAAACTATCCTCAAAATCTTCAACTATTCCTTGTTTTCTAGTAACCCAATTGTCACTTGGCTTTTCATGTCGTGTACCTTGACGAGAATACCGATCTGCGGGATCTTGATTGTATAATACATCAGCGGGATCTTGTGCACCTTGCTCATACCACGTATCTAAATTAATCAGTATGATGTTTCTTTCAAAATGAGAATATCTTTCATCATCGGTTTGTAATATATTTCCTGCAACTATCCATTTAGTGATATCAAATTCTTCATTAATACGATTTATTTCATCAAGTAATTTTAAGTTAACATCATCAGATGCTGACCAAGTGCCGTCAAACCACATACATGCATAACGATATCCTAATTTGCGCATAGCGATCATCCAACTAATTTCGGATTGTCCTACAATGTTAACTATGCCTCCCCGAAGATGATTATTATGTTCTACCTCTGCTATTTCACGTAACTTTTGCTTTAATATAGGTGTGTCACTTAATTCAATACTATCAGTGTTATTTGAATTGAATGCGTGAACTATTGGCCATGAATTTTCTCCATGATAATAATTCCACAGACTCTGTCCTTTCTTCATTTTTCGTCCTTATCGTCTGATTTCATATGTTCATTTATTCCCACAAAAATAGGAACAAACTGTTGGTGGATTATCACTATCAAATCCTTCATCCCATAGATATGTCCAAAATAAATTATGCTTCGTTACATTTTCGACTCCATGTACTACAGCATTATTCCAATCAGGATCTTCTTCATTAAGTTTATCCAATACGGTATCAGTAAGATCAACATGACTATTGGAAGACTTTTTTAGTTCAGTAGCATAATAACAACATGGCCAGACCCTGCCCGCTACAGTTATCTCAAATTGGCGCTTCACTTTATCGTCTTTTGTCTCACATGCGACTATACACTCAATGTTATTTTTATTAGATTCCTTCATACCGTACTCCTAGATTTTGAAATCGCTGCTTTAATTCTTCTATTACGTGATGCTCGTCGCGTTCACGCAAACGCATTGCATATTCAAGATCTACTATAAAATTCATCTCGATATCAAGTTCACCTGCGTGTAAATATGCTTCTTCTATTTGATGTATATTCCATTCAAATAATATAAACTGCCATCGCGTCTCACCATCATTATCATTAAACGCTCGCATATTGGCATATGCCTTATCAAATACTACACCCTCTCTATATTTCCAATTAGTATCATGATCTAATCCATCAATACCAAATATAATACTCAGTCTTCCAGAATATTTTTTAGCAATTGTTGCATACCAATTAGCATTTCTAAGACCTCCATTGGTACTTATAATCATAGATACATCTTTATCTTCATCTGCTAACACATATTCCATCATTTCATTAATATGCGGATTCATCATGGGATCACCATATTGTCCACATAACTTAACATATCGTACTTTATTAGATACATTATATTCGCTGGAAAAAATCATTTTAAATGTTTCAAGCGACATATGCTCTTGTACTAACCAATCAACAGGTTCACCAGTATCAGGATTAGTACGTGGACACCGTCTACATCTTGCATTGCAATATGTAGTTATTTCCATTTCCACTTTATGAGCGTCTACATCGTCGTACTTATATATCATTATTGATGTCTATTAAAAAATCAGTAAGTGGCATATCAAGATATTGTTCTATCATCTCACTTAATTTAATCTTAGGATTGTATCTATTTTCTAAATCACGTGTGTACTTACGCATCTTAGTATATTGTATATAATCTCGTTGATTATTTTCCATATAAGTAGCAAATGTATCCATCTCTGGATGTTCTTTTTCATGCTTTCGTAATTTATTAATAATAGCCGATCTATAAGGCTCAGGCCATATCGCTGGGCTTAGTATCTTTGGTGTATGTAATATGTTAGCAGTAATGAATGTCAATTCAATGTCACTCTGCTTCCAGTATTCATAAAATTCTGGCATCTGAAATATATTATGTGCTTGTATAGTAATACCCAATGCTAAGTCTATATGCTCTATGTCATTCAATACACTCAGATTAGATTCTACTGTACTCCAATCACCACCTTCACGAATGTAATCATAAACATCATTGACACCATCAAGTGATACTTTGATATTAACATGCTTGAATTGACTCCAAATTTCTAGCAAATTATATTTTTTAAATGTTAGATGACTCAGATTAGTAGCATATCGCAATTTGATCGTAGATCGTAGATGCTCTGGTATCGATTCAAGTAAGTCGTAATGCTCTTGATTAATGATAGGTTCGCCACCAGTGAATTGTAATACTTTAACTGTATCCCAGAACCCATCCCATTTGCCTATGCTATCAAACAACGTAGTTGGTCGTAGGAGACGTGTTTCGTGATGCTCTGTACCCATATACTTCTCAATGATGTCTAAGTCCTGTACGCGCTTGTACGAACTATGTGTACTACACATAATACATTTCAAATTACAGAAGTTAGAAACCTTCAACTCTATCCACAATGGTGGATTATCTACAGAGTAATCATCATTGAGTTTGATCAAGTCTTTATAATTATCCCAATCATCGTCAAACCATTGCTGTCTATTTGATACAACACCACTTGCTTCATTATGCCAACATACATCACACTCTGATGGTATCTCATTGCTAGTGAGTGCCCTACGAAGTTCTTTGTAGTTGTCATTATTCCATGTGTCTTCAATAGCAGCACCCGGCTCATTGAAAATCTTAGTTTGTGCTTCACAGCAAGGTACTATATCGCCGCCCGCTGATCCGTAAGTATGCATGAATGGTATCATACAAAATGATGTTGTTTTTGCTAGTTCATTAATATCTTTCATTTAATAATTTCTTATATCCTTGTATATATTCTTCTGCATCATTATTACGTAAATCAAACAATTCGTGCATTTGATCTAAATAAATTTCACTATTATCTGGTGCGTTATTTGTTTTACATAATGAAATTAATAATGTATATGCTTTCTTTAATTTCCAGTGACAGTCTTTGTATTGCTCTTCTACTATCGCTCTCAAATTATTCTTATATGTATCTGTCTGATGCGCAATACTCAACCAATCAGGCTCATGTATAGTCTGTAACATTACTGGTACACCTATCTCAAATCTTGCCCATCTCATTAGATCTATTAACACTGGTGCATTTAATACACCAACTGTGCAAGCGACAAATACTTCTACCTTGTCGTATTTAGTTCCCAATTCTGTCCATTGCTTCAGTACAGATTCAATAGCAGGGAATTTGGATGGGTGACGTAATATATCGTTTAATTCGCCAACTGCATCTATACTATTCGTAATTCGCAAGTTATTGAATTCTAATAGATAATCTAAGTTCATCTTCGCTGGCCAGTATGTGCAATTCGTAAATATCTCAATATCGATCTGAGGTGCAATACCACTATCTACCAATCGTTTAATGAATCGTAAAAACTGCTTATGCATGAACGGCTCACCACCTGTCACTTTCATATATTTCAAATGAGATAGTTGATCCATGGATAGTGCATCTAAATCATATTCTCTATTCTTTGCAAAATGTTCTAATACTTCAACCATCACTAAATCAATCGCTAGTGCGTCTTTATCCCATGTATGACTATACTCAGGTCCGCAACCAACACATGCAAGATTACATAGATTGCCCACTGTAATCTCTAGATATTCTAATTGGATTGAATCTGTGAAATCATCAAAGAATTCGTCTGCTTCTGTTCGCATACTAGTAAGACCAGTATCTTCATCGGCTTTGCATTTCCAGCAACCCTCATGCCATTCGTTCCTTAACATCGTCTCGCGAATATCTTTAAACACATACTTGTTATCATCATCAGATAAGTAACGATCATGAAATTTACAACATGGTGTAGCGGGAGTACCGTTTGCAAGCATTGCTGCTTTGAACGGATATGCACAAGCGTTACTCGGCAAATTTGCCATTATTTTTATACCTCTTTAGTGCTTTCGCTAAGTTGATGCGATTGTATGCGCGATCACGATGGAACATATCCCATTCTGGTGTATCAGGTGCTTGGGCAATATGTATCGTATTAGTCTCTTGCAATCCATAATGTTCACATACAATTTTATGTGCTTCTCTATATTTGTTAGGCATAGTATCTGGGCTGAACTTTTTCATTAACGCATTAGACAATGCTACATTCAAATGAATACCGTGATTCCATTCTGTCTGCACTCGCATACCACAACGCTCTTCATCTAAACGACTGAACACAATACCAGCACGCCAGTTACCACCACTTAATCCTTTACCAGTGCTGAATGCAACCATCTTAATACAATCATGTGACAAATCAACATCAATATCAAAACAAGTTCCAAACCATGCACAATCTACCAGAATAGGAATATTCTTTGCTGTACACTCTTCAATCAACCAATCCCATCGCTCGTGCTTGCGTCCGTTACCACTGAATGGAATACTAACGATAACCGCATCACCTACGGATAACCCAGTATCGTCAATGCTATCTGACCAATTCATTTCTGGTCCCAACCATACATCACGGTTATACGGATATTCACCACGGAACACCTTTAAGTTCTGTCCAGTAGCGATGCACCAATACTGCCACCATTCTAATGCTTGTGTAGTACCTAAACTAACATAACGATCAGGATATGTATCTAACCCAGTAAAGTTATTTAATTTGCTGCTTTGTATCCATTTGGGATATAATTCTAAGAATTCTGCTGGTGCTGTACCCACTTCTGCCAAATTCATATTTGGCAATACTTCATCTTGTATATAGTCAATAAATGGTTGATTCCAAATACTGTTGCCTGTCTTACCGAAATCTGGGTTGTTACTCATCATGTATTCCTTGTTAGTCCTAGTGCTATTGCATTATCAAATGTAATAGGATGTGCGCTTACAACGAGCATAAAGAAATCTCTCGCTTCATCGTAATCATTAAATATAGATTCAAATACTATTTCACTTGTTGTACCACTAAGTGTAACACTATATTTGTCTGTAATTGTTTCATCCGAATATGTGAGTATAACTAAATCGTTATTAGCACCCATATTGTCTTTGAAGTCTTCTGTCGTTTTTATATATTGTCGTTTTATCATTATAAATATGCCATCTTTAATAAAAATATTTCTTCATCTGGTAGGTCAACTAGAGTAACCCATTCATTGAATGTATAATTAATTCCATCAATCCACCATGCAGCGTGACCATCAGGCCATATAACCGCAGGTCCAATCTCATTATGCCATATACACTCATCGTCGTATATGTAGCCGCAATATTCTCTATGATGTACGATCACGATACCATCGTTTGTTACTACAAATGTGCAAGTTGCACTATCTGACATAACTCTCGATTTCTGGTATATACTGCAATGTTTCTGTTTTTCGTAATCTATCTAAATCGTCAGTGTACCTTAGAAACCAATTCCATTGCTTATCAGATTCTTGATCATCTTCGTTTGATAACATTAACCCATTACGAATGGATTCAATACCTGTCTGATATCCACCTTCATCTGAGTTTGCACTAGTAAGTGGCCACATTTCTAAATTAGGGATATGCTTTATTTTATCATACGCCAATGCTTTCAACTCTTCTGGCATATTTCCTATATTCAAATAGCCAGGATGAACTACCACGTTACTCATCGAAATACTTGCACGATGCGCATGATGGGTAGCAAACCATTCCCAGACTTTATCTAAATTAAATATATTGGTAATCATTACCGTAACAGCAAACACTACCTCTACATTTGGGATATCGTAGAATTTTTCTATGTTCTCGTTCAATTGATCCCATGTGTAACTAGGACCGCCACGAATAATACTATATAATTCATCAGTTGCTTCTACACTAATTAATAATTCTACATGCTTAAAGTGACTGAATAATTCTCTAAATTCTTCTTTGAATACGGTTGCATTTGTACTGATGTCTAATGATACGCTACTTGCAATACCATTGTCTACAAACCATTGCAATACTGATAAACAGATTTCATCATACAACGGCTCACCACCACGCAGTGCCACCCATTGCAGATTGCGAAAATACTCTGGATTCTTAAATAGATTATCCATGAAGTCTATACTTGCACCATGATAACCTATTGGCTGTTTACTCCAATATTCTGGCTTTTCTCTATTAAGAGATTTACCATCTTTAGTCCAGCCTGTACTTACGAACGGATCACAATGAATACATGCTAGATTACATTTATTACTAAGAGTAAAATCAAGATACCTAATATCAGGAACAGAATCTACTGTAAGATCTTTACTCGCAACCTTTGTTTCATGATCAATTCTATCCCAGAAATATAAACGACGACTGCGCCCAACTTTCTCTTTCTTCACGCAACCCTGACATGATTCTGGAATCTCACGCTTACGATGTGATTCTCTCAATTCAGTGTATGCATCTCCCTCTAGTATTTCACGCAATGATTGCTTACCAATATTACCTAATTTACCTTTATAGATAATGTCTGGGATGACGTTACCACCCCATTTAACAGTTAATGCGTGCCAAGGTGCTAAACAGGTAGGTAGATCTTTTCTATTTACGAATGTGTTTTTCATTTAATTTATAGAACCTATGTTACGCCTGTTTATTTCCTTTAATTTTTCATAAGATATACGTGCTGCTGTTTCTATGTTAATCTCACAATCATCTAATACAGTATTATACGTTAATTTTTTATAAACGTCATATGTACTATTATAATACTCAAACAGCAAATTATAGTCAGCGCCAATCTTTGCGGCTTCATACAAAGTTTCTACAGCATCTATTACTAGGCATTCACCTATGTATTGTGAATCGTGAATTTGACCAAGAATGCAATCATCCCAATCAATAATAATCCAATCACCAATATCAAACTGCAATATATTACTACGTCCGCCGTCAACATTACAATAAGGAAATATCTTCAGATTTGTTTCTATATATTTTGGAAATACGTGTTTATTATACATATCCATATCGTTGTATATTGAGGATAATGGGTTAGAGTCATTCTCCAACCAAGATAAATTTTTGTCTAATTCAAACCCGTAAGGAACTCTTGTCATTTTATACTTAATAAAAGAATTTGAGTTTGACTCATTACCATTCCAAGAATAATCTAGTCTTTCAATAATTTCCCAATCATCATGTATTAGTTTTTTAGGGTGTAATGAATTTATTAGATCAATTTGTCCTTGAATACATTCTTCATCAATAGCTGGTATTATTTTTACAATAAAATTACCATCGTCATATGCCCACCTTGGCATATGACATGATCTCTCATTAGGATCACCGGGTTCGAACTTATCTGGCATTAATTTCTTATACATTATTAAAACAGTTCTCTTAATAATTTCTCTTCTGCTTTCTTCTTTGTACGACGATTTACGTCTGCTGCTGCAATTTCTCGCTGCATGTAATCTTCAAACATATTTTTCAGTTCATTCTCTTCTAAATTCACAATCTGTGATTTAATTGAAGATAACACTTTTGTTACACTCATATCTGTACTTTTATTAATCTCATCTTGGATGATATTTGTTACTACGTCTGCATTAATCATGGTAATCCCCTATAAGTTTTATATATATGTATGTATTATAACATTGATACTATTATATACTATGTTTATATGTTCTGTCAAGGTATTTATTTACGAATTATTACTTCAAATGGCGTGATACCATCTCTCCAGGTCCCAGCAAAATCTTTTATAATTACATCACAATTATTAGATTCCATAAATTTAGTTACACCATCTAGATCTGCTACTACTTCGGATAGTGTAATTAAATAACAAGGATCTGCATTCTTATCTGCTGCTAAGAACATCATATGTTCTATACCATTGTATCGCCAGTTATATCCTATACGGGTATCTTCATGCTGCACAAATCCATCATGTCGTATAGAATCCCATAAGTAGAATCTGATATCTGCTACATCTGCTGACATAATATCATTCATTGTAGTACCTACTACATTCATATTATCATCTACAACTACTGCACACCCATCAAATACTGTAGTGCCAGACTGTGTCAATATCTTAAACTGATCTGCACATACGTCAACCGTATGGATGAACTCGCCAGATACACTCCTAAATTCTACCACTTCGCCACGAACAATAATATTCAATCGCACACCGTCCATCATCTGTTGTACCACGCAAGGAAACGAGATGTTTTTCATATTCTCTTCCGTGTATTCACTAGCACATTGCACTGGATAACCTTTTATTAAATTATTCCATACAGTGTTGATAGTATCTGCATCAAGTCCCCAATCGCATTCGTTTTTCATGATTGCGACAAATATTGGCACTTCTTGATCGTTCATATGTGTCACTGCTAGATTACATGCGAATTTTGCTTCTGATGTTGTGTATTTGTTATTTAAAATTTCTTCAAATAAATGCATGAATCTTGGGATTCCCATGCCATGCATTTTGCCAGCGTTCAGTGGTGTCCAATCTTTCATATCAAATTGAAGCATTGGATCATATGCAAAGGTAACTAACATTTTGATCAATGAGTTTTCTTCATATTTTTCTAATATTAATAATTTTTCTTCTTGAGTTGTCGCTAATGTCAATGCATCTGCGACTCTACGTATTGTTGCTATTCTATTCATAACAGTATTTAGCATGAATAAATACCTATATAATTATAGGAGATAAACTATATTGAAATATTATATTTTGATTGACCCACACAAACCAGACTACTGTAAATTGGGTATCACGAAAGATCCAGAACAACGCATAAAGGCATACCGAACGGCTGCGCCAGATTGTTACTTCAAGAAAATATATGACATCCCCGACATTATACATGAGCGTACAATACTAAAACTATTGAAAGAATCATTCAAAGTTAATAGAGAGTATGTACATTGTAACCCTATCATCGTACAGAATATAATAGAAGGTTATTTTACCGATGTTGATATAGCATACACTTAATTTAAAGACGAGAGAATGCACTTAGTAGTTAATCTGATTGATGACAAAAAATAGACAATAAAAAAGGCGCAATAAGCACCTATTTTTTAAATTCGTTTATATCAGTAATGATTTACACGTTTCTGATATGGCGCAGAACCACGTTGAATGTTTTGCTGTCTATGTTCAAGATTAGATAAACTAGATGCACTTGACAGATACTGCTCTTCCTGTGTTGGTGTATGTAATTTTTTATTCAATCGCTTCAGTACTCGTTTGATTCTACTCATTATGATAATTCCTCTTTTGATGGGACTTTGCCCTTGTTGTTTAACATATGGTTATATACCATTTGCCAATCGTTCTTGTATTCAATTCTCGCCCAGCTTTCCAATTCTCTATTAGCCTTGGTAATAGCAGAGCGTTTTGCGAATTTTGTTCGCACTCTTTGTAATATTGACATTGTATGTCCCTCCAGTATGATTTAATAATCAGTACACATTATAGCATACTAACACCTTTATTTATACTAAAGTATTACATAAATGGTAGTTATATAGTATATATTTGTTATTCATACCATTTATATAGACTGAGAATATCATGTTTTTTATTTTACTAAATACAAGTGATGATTTAAGAACATGTTTCTAAGAAAATCAGACATCTATGCAAAGCGCAATATAACACCAACTCGGGAGGTGAGAACCGCACGCGCTTTTGTAGTCACATATGTTGATCTCGCATAGATGTTATCCCTCTACCTCATATCCAACGCAACTTAAATAATAAGGCATCTTTTTCTGACTTGAATGCCATGAACACTTCTGGATAAGTATTGTGTAATGCAATCGCCACGGCATCTACATCAGTGCTTATCACGAATTTAGAATTTATAAATTTACCATGTATGCGATCAAGTCTAAACTCATCTGTACAATGCTCTTTACACCAATCAGTCAATTCATATGGGGTGGATGCAAATGGATGATACCATGATGGGAAATTAGTGATGACAGCCCATCTTACATGAACAATAGACTTGTATCCAAAATAATAATCTACAAGATTGGGGGCAGATTTATCCCTGCAAGTATCATATACATGATTATATTGTTCCCAACTTGTACAGTTATGTTTCTTTAGATATCGCTTATCAACCCTGCGTTTATAGCGTGATCGTATGAAATCCAGTATCATGAATGGTGAACACCAAAATGCTTCAATGTGCGCTGTACACACAATGCTTGTACTTTACAATCTTCCATCGCATTATGCGCTTCAAACTCAATCGCCTTACGAGGATCAATTTCCATAAGTCCTAGCAATGTACGACTATCTCTAATTCGCCAAAAACCAGACCACGGAATATGATGATCATACTGGCGATACATGTTTTCAAGAATACCGAAATCAAACTGCGGACCCTGTGCCCAAATATGAGAGGGACCAACTTGCCATTTACACAACGCTTTTAATACATCAATTACAGGCGTACGATTAGGATTGTCAAGTTCTTCAAGTAACATTGCGCCATTTGTTTTAGCCCACCATGCAATTGTTTCATCAGTAGTGCTACGAGTATCTAACTGTTCTGCTATATCTAGACTGTAATAGAATTCATCCCATGTACCACGAGATTCATCGTTGGGATCAAATTTAACCCCACCAATAGTAAGTACCACGGCATCTGTATCAGTGCCCAATGTTTCAATATCAATCATTGCATGTGTTGTCATGGTATATTCCTAAAATAGTAATTTAAATATGAATGCATCATTTTGGTTTTCAAACAAAAACTGATGCTTATTGTTGTCTCCCTCTAATCGCTTAATGACATTCCACGATTGTAGATAGATATTATTTGTGCACCATTTCTGCATTTCTTCTGTATTAGTAGCGGTGATTCGAACATCTAATCCTCTAGAGAACCAACTATGTTTATGGTCAATGCAATGCCAAACTGTCCAATCTTTATGTGCTTTTCCATATAATCGAATGTTCTTACGTTCAGTCGGATTGTATTGAGAAAAATCAACTTCGCTTATTTCTTTCTGTTTATCTGTTAACATATTATATTCCAAATCTAGTATAACAACTATTATAACAGAGTATAATCATCTTGTCAACATATAAAAGGATAAATAGATATAGAAGTGCGATTCACTGGACGGCAATCCCTAATCGCTTTAATACTAAACAGGAGTATCAACATGAATATTTATCAATCCCAAAATAACATCTACTACGTTTACCAATACCTACGCGAAGACAATACACCCTACTATATCGGCAAGGGCAAAGAAGACCGCGCATGGTCAAATAACCCCAATGCTGGTGGATTATCTGATGAACATAAGAAAAATATATCAATAAATGCCAAGAATAGACCAACTGGTAAATGCCCACATTGCGGTAAAAAAGCAACCAACCAAAATCTTTCACGGTGGCACAATAATAACTGCAAGAAAAAAGGGATTCTGCAATAGAATCCCTTTTATAACTTCTTCTAAAAGACGCTAACTTCTGCGTTATGAGTCTAAAACCAGCCTTCCGTATTTATCAAAAAAGTCTTGGAAACGAGCAATCTTGCTTTGCTGCGGTACAAGCCCGTAGTTTTTCATCGCGATTCGTGATGCCATGATAACCATTTCAGTTTCGAAGTTATCCATCATGTAACTAATAAAGTTACTGAATGATTCATCAAAAATAGTTGAATCTTTAGTCTCTTTGCACTTATCAGAGCGATCCTTCAACTCATAACACATACTAGTAGCAAGTGCATACATCGCTGAAATCTCTTTGGTTTTTAGAGTAGACACTTTACCATCTAAAACATCAGACGGATTAGGTAGATCACTAGCAATCTTGCGATGTGCCATGAACTTGATCGCAGTACCTTCGCCAACACAACCTGCTACAATATCAGTCTGTAAACCTTCTGGCAATACACCTGCCTCGCCATCAAGGAATTCACCAACATAAGTCCATGAACGAGGTGTTGCAAATCCACGCGACGATGACTTAGGATCAAACTGATACAAATCGTTCTTTGCAAAGTTCAAGAAACCTACCACATCAGAATTGATTTTTTTATCTACTGCCCAGTTAAACCAATCGTCAAAGTCTACACGCAACTCAAAGTGAACAAAACGGTTTTCCAACGGCTTAGGCATACGATACGATACACCCTTGTCAGACTCACGGTTGCCTGCTGCCATCACAACAACATTTTCTGGTAACACATATTGACCAATCTTACGATCAAGAATCAACTGATATGCTGCTGCCTGTACACTAGGCGCTGCTGAGTTAAGTTCGTCAAGGAACAAGATAATTGTCTCATACTGTGCAGACAATTCTGCGGTAGGTAGATCAGATGGTGGTAGCCATTGCATAGTACCTGTATCAACATTAGGCACAGGATAACCACGAAGATCGGTAGGCTCAAATAATGCCAAACGCATATCAATTACTTTGGTAGTACCAAGTACACCAGAATCAGCAATAGATTTAACCATTTCCGATTTGCCAATACCAGGAGGTCCCCACATAAAGATAGGACGCTTTTGACGGAATGCAATCGGTAGAATCTGATTTGCTTCTGACATCTTGATAGTACGAGTTTGCGTTACATTAGACATAATACTTTTCCTTTTAGGATTTACTTAATTTAATTTACTTAATAATTATAACAAATAACTGAGAGACTGTCAACTCTTTTCGACAACTATTTAAAGATAACGCGGACCTGTCCATTGAACAGTATAACCACCATCAACAATGTTACCACGAGGCTTATTGCGTGCTGGAGTAGAATAACCTGCTGCCATTAAGATATCGCCTTTTTTAAATTTAACATCATCATCAACATTAACAACGAAGCCCCATACAGCACGATCAGTCATTACTTTTATGTATTTTTTACCAACTTTGTAAGACAACCCATCATTGAAGTCTTTAGTCATGCGCTGACGAATTTCAGACTTACCACCAACAAACAAGTAGTCTGCTTTGATGTTGTCTAACAAGGTATTCATTTCAGTGCTAAGTACAGTATTCATAATCTTTCTCGCTTTGCTTTATTAACTTACTTAATAATTATATCAAGAATCCTTACTTTTGTCAAGCGTTTTCAAGTATTTTTATGAAAATAAATTACGAGAAATTATTACTTTCATAATCTCGCTCGTGCCTGCATATATACGCTGAACGCGTGAATCAAGGAATGCTCTCGCCACTGGATATTCCATCATATATCCATAACCACCATGTAATTGTAAACACTCATCAATCACTTTACATTGTAGTTCAGAAGTCATCAACTTTACTTTTGCTGCCGTAACATCATCTAACTTACCTTCTACTAACAGTTCAAGACAACGATCAACGAACACTTGTGCTACTGTAATGTCAGTATCCATTTCTGCTAACTTGAACTGAGTGTTCTGAAAAACTGCAATAGGTTTGCCAAATGCTTTACGCTCTGCTGTATATGCAATAGTCTGCTGTAGAATAGACTGTGCTGATGCAATAGCACCTACCGATACTGACATACGCTCGGTTGGTAATTCACTCATAAGCATAATGAAACCCATACCTTCACTTCCCAATAGGTTCTCTACTGGAACGCGAACATTATCAAAAAATAATTCAGAAGTATCTTGCGAATGTAATCCGATCTTCTTCAAGTTCTGACCACGAGAGAATCCGACACTATCTGCTTCTACTAAGAATAGAGAAATTCCCTTTGCGCCCGCTGTCGAATCAGTCTTTGCAACTACTAACACTAGATCAGCATGTTGACCATTAGTAATGAATACTTTAGAACCATTCAATATATAATCGTTGCCATCTTTTACTGCTGTCGTTTTAATACCTTGCAAATCTGATCCTGCTGCTGGTTCTGACATAGCAAGTGCTAATACAATATCGCCCGTAATACATCCCGGAAGATATTTTTCTTTTTGTTCTTGTGTACCATAATTCATTATATATGGAACAGTGATATCCGAATGAATACTAAAACCTACCGCTGGACTAATAAATCCCATCGCTGATAGTTCTTCACCGATGACAGCGTTGACTCGGAAATCTGCTTCCATTCCACCAAACTCTGCTGATACATTAGGTGATAATAATCCCGCTTCACCTGCTTTACGCCACATTTCACGATCTACTTGACCATCTTCTTCCCATTGCTCATAGAATGGAGCAATATGCTCAGTCGCAAAACTACGCACTGCATCTCGGATTAGATTGTGTTCTGTTTCAAAAATTGTTCTTTCCATTTCTTTACCTCTTGTATTGCATTGTATTTGTATAACCAACAAGTAATCTGAATATTCCACCAATGGGAGCGTAGAATATAAAGATACCTATATTGTTCGTGCTTAGGAAACATTATCAAAATTCAAATAAATCAGAGAATGTGTTATTCGCTGCTGCTGATTGCAAATCCCATTTCAACACACCGATTAGATTTTCAATCTTCTTGGTGATAATAGTTTCTTCCATTAATCCATCATCGAATGGTAGTTCTTTAAACCAATCAGGAATACGCTTAGTGTCAGTAGGATAACCAATACTAGTCATACCCATCGGATTCTTCTTCAACTTACACACAATCGTTTTCATACCATCAGTGATATCAATACTATATGCATCATCATTGATATGTTTCAAACGATTCCAATTGATTGCTGCCATCGCATGACCAACACCACACTTACCAATCTTATTATATTTCTTTGTATGATTAGTCAAGTTGTTTACACGCTTAGGTGTACCCTTCTGCCAACTATCCATTGCCCTGAACTCACTACGGAATGCCACAATACGATCTATTACGATAGGCTCGTCAACACTGGTTAGTACCATTTCAAGAATCTCTTTCAAGAACTCTTGCATGAACTTAGGTGTATCACTACGCTTCAAGTCAAGTCCCATCGCTTTGATTTTGCCGGGCTTGTCATCTACATCAGTTCGCTTTCCCTCGTCGTCAATCACCATAAGTGCATAACGCTTCTTTTTTACAAAGAGACCAGAACTCGCAACAACTTCACGACCCGCTGCGATGATCGTTCCTAACGCGTGTGTAGCATGGAATGTGTCTTGCATGAATTTAGCAAAAGAAGTATCAACCTCTTCGCATACCGCATCGTAATACGCAATCATTGTATCTTTATCCCAGTTAATCGAACCATCTTCGATTTGATCTTTTAGGATAGGATATGCACTAAAGTACGCAGAGTCAGTATCACCATATACAATAGATTTACCTACGTGATTGTATTCACCAGCAATAACTTCATTCACTTTCGCAGACATATGTCGAGCAATGCAACGACCTGTCAGTGTAGTCGACTGACCCAATCGCTCATCAAAGAAACGAGATCCAGGGTTTAGTAGGGCACCATACAATGAGTTAAGCAAGATCTTTTTAACTAACTGTCGTTTATCCCAATATGCAAATTTATCGCCACCTTCATCGCGAGAATCACGTGCTTTTGCTTGTAGTACCTTTCGTTCTGCATACCAAGTTTCAAGCAATTGTGGAACAATGCCTTTCTTCTCATGTGTGAATAATGTACCGTTTGCTGTAAGTATCCAAGGTTGATCACTTTCAAATACAAGTTCGTAGATTTCTGCACCAGATAAAGTATGAGCAGTACCATCTTCAAATTCAAGTGTCAGTAATGACGTGGTGTTCTTTTCCATAACCATTTCATATTCTATACAAGCAAATCTACCTTCCCAAGCCTTTGGTACGTTTAAGTCATGCTCTTCAAGCATCTGTCTAGTATGTGTGTGCTTTATCTGACCAATAATTGTCTCGGTAGACATATTACATGCACGCAAGATAGACGGATATAATGAATTCAAGTCAATTGATGCGATGTCTCTATGAACACCCTTCACAGGAGTTGCTACATACGCTCCTGCTGCTGCAATAGGCTTTTCTCCACGCTTCTTGTCAGGTACAATTAAACCGTTTGCATGTGCTTCATTAATGATTGCCTGATCAATCTGTGCAACTGATCCCATTGTTGTTGGTAGTAGAACAGTGTTTGAGTGTGCAATAAGATTTGCCAAATCAATAAATTGAAGTTTCTCATCTAATCGAACCATCAAGTCAACATCTTGTATACTATACTGAATGAACTTAAAAAAGTCATTATGGTATAATTGATCTAGTGTTCCTTCGTATTCAACCTTTTGATCACCTAATTCATATTCACATATAGCATCCAATGAGTATGAGTGCATTTCGTGATATGTATATTTACGATACAATTCAAGATAATCAAGATGTATACGACCAATCAAATCATATGTCTGTGTTTCTTTTCCGTATTTAACAACTTCTTTCTGCTTTGGAAACTGATCCCATAAACATAATTGTCGTGTGTGACTCTTACTCAATATACGCGCTATACGATTTACTGTATACGGAATATCAAATCCCTCACTGTTCCAACCCGTCAACACATCTGCTTCTTGAATTAACTCCAAGAATGATATCAACATTGACTCTTCAGTCTCACACAAGATAGCATTGTCAAACCTATCAACAATCGCTTGTGCATCTTCCTCAGTCATTGTACTAGGCTTGATTGCCAAACACACTGTTTGTTTCATCCAACTCATATGCACCGATATAGCAGTAATCGCGTTAAACGGATCATCTGGCGGCGCATAACCTATCTCTTTATTAAAGTCTGTCTCGATATCGAATAATGCTACGTTGAGTGTGGGTGGTTCAGCATCAAGATAATTATCTGCGAGACATCGAAACACTGGGTTTGTGTCACTCTCAAATAAACCTTTACGATGATGCAACTTCTTCTCTGCGGCAAATTTACGACCAGAATTACACACCACTCGCTCTAACGAATCACCAAAGATCGAAGTATATTTTCCCTTCGGTGACGGATAGTACAATGTATGATGCGCAGGATATTCAAGAAAACGACGGACACCATTCACACGTTCCACCACATGAATGATATCCTTGTCACGATCAATTAACCCGTCGACATAACTCATTTACAGAGTGCGTCCAGTGATCTCAAGGATATCTTCCAGTTCACTGAAATCTTCACGGTTCTTTTGAAATTCTGATTTATATGCAATACGGATTGCTTTGTTTAGAATTGCAGGTTTTACATCTAGTTCTTCTGCAATTGCTGCTACGGTATCCTTTAGACCTTCTTTTAACACATTCACTTCTTCTGTGATATGCATGCCTTCAGTGATAATTTGCTTTAGTTTTTTTACGTCTTCTGGTGAAAAATGAGCCATTTTGATATTCTCTTTAAATTAATGAATATGCATATTAGTCAATGCATTACACTATAATACACTATAAACACAGAGTTGTCAATTGATTTTTTAGGTTATTTACAAAGAGAATGATAATTGCACTGAGTAGTGCAATCAAGGGATACTACAAGTCTAATACAACTCCAGTGGAAAATGGTGCATTAGTAACCACTAGTCTTAAATTGTTTTTATGCGTTTCTGGATTCTTTAATAACTTAGACAAGCCTAATGTATTTTTTTCATCATATGCTACTTGAACTGTCTGGTTATCTGCTAAGTCACGCTTACGCATTCTAAAATAGAAATTACCTATTTTATTAATATACTCTTCTACTGTATAGAATTTTCCATTTAAATTCAATATATTATTATCACCAACTTCACCAATAGCATTCATAGGACCCACATACATATAATCAATAGGACCGCCCATTTCTTCGTTACCTCTCATGATGCTTTCTACATAATCATCTGGTACACGAACAAATATTTCTGGAATATGCTTTGCTGCGATAATATCACCATTGCTTAATCCCAATTCATTCTTCATAAACTCTTCAATTCTTGCGAATATCTTTTTGAATAAATCTGGGGCTACTGAATTAATGCCCGCTGCACCACCACCACCTAATGAAGGAGCAGTTGTTCCTTTCATTGAGATACCATAATCTTTACCAGTACTATCAGTTATGAATATATCAATGTATCGTTCTTTGTTCATTGCATTCATTCCCTCATTACTACGGGATGACTGCGCTGTAATACCCATTGTGTCAATAACACTGCCTGGGTTATTATTGATAATGTTTATTAAACCATATTCTTGCTTTTCAGAAGTTTCTTTTTTACTACCAATACCACCGAATTCTTTTGTTTTCAGTAATTGAGTGAGTCGTATTGAACCACCATCTACCAACTCAAATATCGCTGGTATATCATTCTTCTGCAAACGCTCAATCACATCTGAATCATTAACTAACACAATAGATGGCTCAGTCTCTCCAACTTTTACAAATGGAGAACCCGATTGGATTTTTGCTATGAATGTTTCCAAACGTTTGCCTCCATATTTGCGTAACTCTTGTTGAGTTAGCGATGCTTCTTGTAAAAATTGTATTGCTTTCATAATAGTTCTCTTATTAAGATGGTATGCACTTATTGCACTGACATGAATCACACACTTTAATTCGTCTAGGCGGTTCGCCCAAGATGGTTAGTGTGCGATATTTTGCGGCGTGTCCATGACAGATTCCACCACATTGCTTGCATTCTGTCTTACTTTCCAGTGAGGGTTCAAACATTACTTTTTCGCGTTTAATTTTGCTTTCTTTCTAGCAGATTCAAACATAGATGATGCCTGTTCTGCAACATGTACAGTATCTAGCAAATATGCTGATACACCAGCCGTTGATTTTAATTTCCAAATCGCTGCTGCTTTGGTTGCTGCTTCATAACTAGTAGATGCTTTAACTTCAATTGGTTGCTTCTTTACATGAAGCACTTTATACGGACGCAATGCTTCTTCTTCTGTAACACCTACTACAGTTGGTGCTAGTGGTAGATTTTCAAGAGATTTAACTGCATCGTAACCTGTCTTGATCTCAGTAATGATCTCGTACGCTGCGCGTAACTTATCAAGCACTTCTTGTGATACTTCTTCTTCATCTTGTACCATTTTGTGTAGACGTGTTGCACTTTTTGCAAGCATGTACAATGTGTACTTAGCCATTACACCAGTGTCTTCTTCTTCACTTAATACGCCTTCGTTAATTTTTTTGTTTGTCATGGGGATTTCCTGTTTGGTTGATTCTTCAATTTTACGAATTACGTTGTAGCCTTGGCTATCATCAATTCTGTATGTGTCGTTATGTACTGGGATAGATTTTCTAGATTTACCAAATCCTACAATTACTGTTCGCTTATCTTTATCAAGATTGACTCCTACTATTTCTGCTACATTAGTATCATCAATTTCAATATAAACTGTATCACCACGTCCAATCAAGTTAGAAACTTCTTGTGATAACGGTAATGTTGAGTTTTTACCAGATTCATCAAATTGGCTGCCATGCTTTATTGATTTACCTGACATCTTGCGCCACCATTTTTTCATCTTACTTGATAACTTCTTACGATCCGCTGGATCTCGTATATCAAATTCATCAGTATATGAATCAATAATTTCTATAATAAACTGCTGCTCACTAGAATCGTGTATATTATATAGATTTATAATCTCAGTTCCATATTCTATTGCATCTGCGCCGTACATGTGATTCCAATTCGCAAGGTCTTTTTTCTTTATTTTTGTGTTTTCACTTAATTGATTAAATCTCATTTCTATTTCTTATCCAGTTTGTATTGCCTAAAGCCTTTAAATGATTTATTTGATTTTCCTGAACCTAAATGTCCTTTCGGATCAACTGCCTTTCTAGAAGCCATTTTGGTAGTTCCGGGAGTCATTGGAAACGAAACACTGGCTATATTGCCTGCCATTGTATCACCTGCTGCTGCCTCTTCACTTATAATTTCATTAATTTTCATAATATTATTTATGCAATAATGCACTTTACTCCTTATCTGTTTGCTTAACTAATTGCTTCGATATACGTCTATCTTGCTTTTTGCTAGACTTCTTCGCTTTCTGTTTCTTTGCAACTACTGTCCTATGTTCATATAATTCATAATCTTCTTCGTCTTTATGTTCTAGTCCTGTCCATATTTTTGCATCTTCTTTTGCAACACTATTCATAGGACCATGTAAATCTTCGATGTCATGGTGTTCTACTTTCTTGTTAGCCATAAATTGTCTCCCTACATAACTATTTATCTATAAAATTGAACTCTCATCTTTGCATTATTTGCAACTTTTAAACTCGCTTTATTATCTGGGTTAATCATGCACCACAATTGTCTATCGTAAAATATTTCTTTTATTTCCTTAATCGCTGCGGTCGCTATACCATTATTTTGATATATACTTGCAACCAAATATGCAGTCTCGTGTGTATCTTTTATCTCTATTGCACCTGCAAGTATACCACCGTTAATCCAAATACCCCATGTATTATACTCAGTAATAAATGATAACGCTACTTCTTTTGTAAATGGCCACGTGATGTATGCTGCTTCTGCTATATCTTTCTTTACGATGGCTTGCAGTTTATATACATCAGTAGCCTTTAATCTACATACAGTAATATTCATTATTTCTCTATATCTTGTTCACTTATGGTTACATTTGGATACTGCTTATTAAATACCTTCACCAATGCTCGTCTGTCAAAATCATGTGCAGTACGCCTTGATACTAACGCTGCTAGTTTGTTTAAACCATACGATGGGAATTCCACATGAAAACTAGACATCATTTCTGCTGCTTTATTATACATCTTTGCATGTGATGGAAGCACCATACCCATTAATGCTCCTATAGACTCGTCTAAGACATTATCTGTGGTTGCGGCGAGTCTAATGTCATTGGTGTACTCAATTTCGTTAACAATGCCATTAGCGATACGTACACTTGCTCTATCCATCATACGCTTCACTTTCATGATGCCTTTACCAGTTTTAAACAATCCTTTCAACACTGGAACTGTCATAGTCAATGCTGCGCTTAATGCTACTATCTCTTCACCAGACAATGACATCAATGTCTTTGCTATTTCCATAGCGTCTTCTTTAATGGTAACTACTTCATTAATTTTCATTCTTATTCTCCTAGTCCCATATTAAATAATTTATGAGATGAACTGCCGCCCAATATAGGCGGACCCTTCTTTGTTATTTTGTTTCCGAACTTTGCTGCTTGTCGCTCAGTTTCACCCGGCTTTACATCTACTGTGGTATTAACGCCCTGTACAATCTTTCCATCTTCTACTATTGATTCGTTTACTTTAAACTCCCAAGAGTCAATTTTGCTAGGAACAATAACACCACGAGGCGCTGAATATCTACTTACATCTAGCGTATCTTGCCACCATACTCCATCAAGTCCTGCTTGCTCTGCATATAAGGGTAGAACAAAATCTAGTACACCAGTTGCTTCCATGCGTTTCTGTCTTGCTGCTTTTTTCAGTTTATCAGTTGGAACAATCCCACCCTTGTCTACTTCAACGTCATAGTGTTCTAATTCACCATCATATTCATATTCTGCATCTGCCATTGAGGTGAATGTTTGACATAAAGTATCTTCCATTTCATCATCGTAAGCACATACTGTAACCGTTTCTTGCTGGGCTAAGTATTCATTTTCAATTGCCCATTGTTTGATTACTTCGTCATGCGAATCTGTAAGTGCATGTGCATTTAGGAATCTGTTTCCATTTTTGATAGCACTATATGTATCCCCAGTTACATGTCCTCTAGCAATCTTTTTCCAATCTTCTGGATGGGTACTCACGCTCAACCCTGCGCCCTCATATCCATCACGCTTCTTTGACGCATCTAATGTGCCAACATGATATAAATCTTTCACTGATGTAACTGGCAATGCCGGCGATTGGTCTTCTTGTACCAACTTACTATGACGATCCTTAAATACTTTCTTGTCACCTTTCGTCGTCTTCATAACAGGATGATTATTCTTGTCTTTAGTGAATCCCTTTACTACCGCTTTACTATTCTTGAATTTACCAACCAATACCTCATCGCCTACTTCTATATCAGGCAATTCTAATTTTGCTGGTTCTACTATTTCGTTTATTTTCATACGTGATCCTTTAGTTCATCTGGAATACCAACTGCACCTACTTGTGCATTATTTGCAAAATTTGCAAATATCGTATTTTTATCTTCATCTGTGAAATTCTGTGTTACCGCATCTACCAATGTCTCAAGACTATACAACACATCACTATCACCTAGGTTTAATACATCTGCAATCTGCTCATCTGTCTTCCAAGGTCCAGCAATTATTGTGTTCTTGTTTTTTGCTGTGAATCCATTACCATCTTTTCTTGGTACTGGTGTACGATTAACACGAACTAATCCATCTCTTGGGCTAAACATAAACATTTCTGTTTCTTCATATCGTCCGTCTGGTAGTTGATTACCACGATTTTCTCTATTAAATACTGCTGCAATTGACGCAACCATAATGTTACGATGCATACCTTTGTACTTACTTGAACGACCATCATCTGACATTCCTGCTTCATGTGGTGAATGATAATACACCTTCATCCAATCAGGATCGCCTGGCATAAAATCAACTTGGACAAAACCAGTTCTATCTTTTCCATCAACTTCTTTACTGTCATCATAATCTTGTATTTTTACTTTTGTCATGATAACACTACTCTTTGACGTATCAATTATTTCTGGAATAGTCTTTAATTTTTCATAGAAGGCTGGGATATCTTCTGCTGGGATATTTAATGCTACATCAATATCACCTGAAAATTGCTTCTTACCCACTGAACCTAATACATTGTTAAGCAAATCAATACCTAACACTTTCTCTAATGATTGCAATGTGGGAGTTATTTCGGATACATGGATTGCACCAACTCCTGGGAACGCGCCCTTACCTTCTGTGATTCTCATTGAACCATCAAATTCATTTAATCTCATAATCTAATCCTTTTCATACGGCTTTTCGCCTGTCATTTTTGGCAACGAAAACCATAGTTTAAACCATTCGGGCGTGCCAGGCTTGATGTCATGCTCTCGTTCAAGTTTACGTTTTTCTGAACCCGTAATTGATATATTAGATTCATCATCTCCGTCTACAATATCCTTATCGGTATTGTACGGTTGATAAATTCCTGCTAATATTTTTAGTTGTTTAATTTCTTCTTCTAAAGACATGGACATGACATAATACCTCTATTAATTATAGTAGTATTTATGCTGTTGTTTAATTTACTGAGAGTTTTAAAGTACACTAACTTCTGCACAATGCTTCAAGCATCTTGAAATAATCCCAAGCATCTTGAACTGCGGGTGTCATATGTTCTTCTAACGGTATAATGTTGTACCAATAATTTGGCAAACTACTTATTGAATCTAGCACGTGTGTGCGTTCTCGTTTTACTAATTTTCCATCAAATAACAAATCATCTATCAAATTGTGAACATCTTCTTTATCGTAGAAATTCAATTTATGTCTGTTATTTCCCATCATCAAATGAATAGGATCAATCGTATTCTTCCAGAATATATTCCATTGGTCGTCATCTCTGAAATCAATTTCAACGCAAGTTACTATTAGTAACACATCGCTATAATCTACTTTCTTTTCTAGAATATCGCTCAAGCAACGGACTAAATCAAATCCAAGTAACATTACTTATTTTGTAACAACTTTATGTTTAATATGAAATTTTCAACAATCAATTTTGTGACCGTTGCAAGTAACACTACTTCGTGATCATCTGGGCTTCGCATCATATGATCAGACAATACCTGATTCGCTATGAGGTTATATGCTGACTCTTCACTCACATTTAACTCTTCCCAATTAATGGGATCTTCAATTTCTACTTCTCTTGCGATTTCTACTAATTGCTCTACTGTGGGTATTTTATTATTCATACTTATATTTAGTATCATTACGAGAATTTATTCGGGGTAGGTTAATAAAGAACGCTGTTTCAATCTTATCAATATCGGTTGTAGACAACCATGCGGTGATAGCAAGACGATAGCAATCAGATGCATGATCTAACTCAAATCTTATATCAAGATTATTAGGGTCTTCTATATTACATAGATGTTTACCTAAAGCATCATTCACATACCAATCAGATAGATATGGGTAATATCCCATCTTCTCACGTGGTGGTGTTTCTGCGTGTATCTGATATTCGTAACGTGAGATGGTTATTACATGTACGGTAACGTGTAGCATTTCTATTATTTTCATAAAGAATATTATAACACAATAATGATACTACGTCAACTAGATTATTCCGCGTCTTTCTAACCATTCCAATATTTCATTATTATCAAACTCTGGTGCGCGACGATGCGTTTCTGTAAGACTATCCCAATCTCGCAATGCTGGATGCGTTTTTTCTGATGAATTGAAATAAGATCCATGTCTCCAACCTTCAGACACTTTCTCACTAACCCAGCGATTATGATGCCACTTCTTCATATCAAACACTGCTTGATTTTTTACATCTTCATCAATATGAACTGAACTATCCATACTTCCCATTATACCAGCATCATATTGACTAGACAATTCAATATCAAAATCACCATCAAATTGATAATCCCAGACATTAACAATAAACAATGCTTCTTCTGCTGTGATATCACGTGTTAACGGGACAACATATGTATGAGGGAAATCGCAATCTGCACAATGACCATACTCCATGCCTATTAGATCTTCACCTAACTGATACTTTAATACTGTTTCAATTGGTGAAAATTCCTTAACTGCCTTATACCAAGTTAATGCTTGTACTTGTGTTAACGGCTCTGCTGTTTTTAATTGAATGTGATGCTGATAATACATTTTACTTAATCCTTTTGTTTTTATGTTTTTTGTGAATCTGAACTCACATACAGACCAAACCATGCTGCGCCTGCACCCACTATGACTGATACTAATCCCGCTTGTGCCATGTTAGGATCTTCTAGTAGCATGAACCATTGCGATACATCATATAACAAATAGATATATACACTAATGAATGCTCTTGGAAACAATCTCAATCTATCAAACCAATATGGAAATGCTTCTAGCATACTTACTTTACCGTCTTCATTTAAATCTGTATTTGACATATTTACTTCCTCTATTATATGATAGTATTTATATAAAGTCAAGCCGTAAAAAAACCGAGCATGCAGGAAAACATACTCGGTTTTTTAATTAACTTAAAACGTTAGTCTTATAGTCCGCCGTCAGTAACAGTTGCTGCTGCGAAAACGCCGCCAGTTGCCTGTACTGCTGTTTGTAGGTCTGCTGCTGTCCAAGATGAACCTTCAACATAAACGTTGAATGCGCCTGATGCAAATACGCCAAGTCCCAATGATGTGCCTTTCATCTGTACTGCTTCGATGAATGCTTCCATGTCTTCGCCTGGTGCTACTTGTGCGTCTGCACCTGTTGCGCCTGCTATTGCAAAAATTGATACTGTTGCACCAAAGTTAACTACGTTAAATTCGATTTCGTTTGCTGGATTACGTGTTGCCATGTTTATGACTCCTTTTTAATTATCTGTGCTTTTGCACTATATGTATTTATCTTTTTAATTATTTCTGGCCAATAAAAAACCACCCGAAGGTGGTTTTAAAATTGTTAATTTCAACTTAGATTAGTATGCAAGAACTGCTACTGTGTAACCTGTCAATGCTGCTTCTAGGTCTGCTGCTGTCCAAGCGCCGTCATTTTCGATTGCGATGTTAAGAGTAGTATCACCAAGTGCACCGATTAAAACGATTGTTGCTTTTTGTGCTACTGCCACGGTGATTGCTTCTAGGTCTGTTGCAACGATTGCCCCGCCTGCTGTTAGTGTGAAGTGATCTACAGATCCTGTTACGAATTGTCCTACTGCCCATGTGTTGTTTACTTTAGTTGTCATAATTTGACTCCTTTAATTTTAATTTTGTGTGCTTTTGCACTAATTGTATTTATCTTTTATTGAAAATAATTATCGTGTTACTTCTGTTAGTTCAACAAATACAACCCAGTCTACAGTAGTAGCGGCTGCGCCTTGAACTGTAACTGTCATTCTATCGTTAACGCTATCGACTGATACTACACCAGTGAATCCAGAATCACTATCTTGTGTTACTTCATAACTATTATTTCCGATTGCAACCAAATTACCTGCCATCTTGTGAACAATTCCAGTAACTTTAAAACTATCATGTACAGTGCCACTAGTAGCAACATAGGTAGCAGTAAATTTAGCAGTTGTATTATCAGATAATGTAATATAAGTACTATCACTAAATGATACTTCTGTTTCTATTGCATCAGTAGTTTGTATTGCAAATACCAAGTCACGTTTCTGTGCAGTAGTTGATACCCCACTTGCTACTTGTCTAATGTCTGCTCTAAACTCAACATTATGAGTGAAGTTTCTATCACCAGTAATATCTGGTTCTGCCCATCGGTTATTAACAAAATCTTCAGTTGCTAACCCGGCAATACTCGGAATATAAGGCTTATTGGCTAGGTCTAAATAATTACCACTAAACAGTACTGGTAAATTTATTAGCGCATTGTAATCGCCAGTAAACAATGTCGGCGAGTTTGTAAAGTTGTTATAATCTAATGCAAGATCACCTAAGTCAATCTGGTTTCCGTTACTTAATGCTAATACATTGTCGACTAATGTAAGTGACAACGATGCAGATTGTTCTGTTGGAGTATTGTATAAATCATTATAATCACCACTAAACAATATAGGACGATTCACTAAATCATTATAGTTTCCACTAAAGTGGTTTCCGCGTTCTACTAATTTCTGTATTGTCCAACTTTCTCTAGCATATCCTTCTAAATCAATTGTGCCATCTGTACTAAATGATGATAATTGCGATGTGACATAATCTTTACTTGCCCAGTTTTCTGATAAGTCTACATTCTCCCACATTGAACTCAATGCATTGTACATAAGAGTATGTGTATTTGCTTCTGTACCGTCTATTGCAACATCATTTAAGTCATTTATTGAACTAATGGCAGCGATACTTGCACTGCTAATTGCATTAGTCACATATGTTTCTGTTGCCAATCCTGCAATACTTGGGATTGTCGGCGTGTTAGTTAAATCGTTATAATTGGTCGTTCCACCACCGCCTAACAAACTTGTGGTATCCGTTAAGTCACGTACGTCTGTTGGTATAGTTGGGTGTACGATTGCTGAAATAGCAGTGTTTAGTGAAGTAGTAGTTGCATATGAACTTAAATCAACTGTTGGTTGATAATCTGCCAATGATGTTGCTAACTCTGCATCTGTTACATAACTAGACAAATCAATAATACCACCACCAGCGACATTTGCAATTTGTTGATCTACATATGAAATCGTTGATAATCCAGCAATACTTGGAATAATTGGCTGATCTGTCAAATCAGTATAACTACCACTGAATATGATAGGTGTACCGATCAAATCAGCAAAATTGCCACTGAATACTGTAGGCTTGTTAGTTAAATCTGTATAGTCACCACTGAATAAAGAAGTCGTTAATGCATACCCACTTAAATCAATAGATGGCTGATAACTTGCTAATGTATTCGCAAGATAACCCGTTGTTACCAAATCTTGTGGTACATTAGTTAGATCAGTATAACTACCACCGAACACAGACGATGTCAATGCATATCCTGCAAGCGAACTAGTTAATGAAGTTGAAGTTACATAATCACTAAGATCAGTACCACTTACATTTGCAATTTGCTGATCAACGTATGCTATGGTTGAATGCGCAGATAAATCCGTCGTAAGTAGCCCAGTTGTGTCTGTTAATTCATTTACATCAGTTGGCAAACTACTTATCAATGCATGTGCAGATAAATCAGTTGCTGGATGTGTTACTGCTGCAATTTGTTGATCTACATACGCAATCGTAGATAATCCATCAATACTTGGAATAATTGGTACATTGAGTAAATCACTATAACTACCACTGAATATTGTAGGTGTGCCAACCAAATCAGCAAAATTTCCACTGAATACAGCAACTGCTGCTACTTGTTGATCTACGTATGCACTAGTTGCATATGATGCCAATGATGGTGTGTTTGTTACATTGGTATAATCTACAACTGGTACATATGCAGCGAATAATGATTGTACTTGCGCATCGGTTGCATATGATGACAAATCAATAGCGTCGCCATTGCTTGCACCTGCTATTGCATGGGCATCAATTGCTGAATTAACATCCGCAAGTGAAATGACATCAAGGTCATTGAAAAACTCACTTAGTGCAAACGTATTACCAGATGCTGGTACATACATTTTCTTTGTTGCGTCATACTTTAATAAATCACCATGCGTTACTCGCATTTCGGTATCAACGATACCTGATTGTGATCCATCAGTGACTGCACGTGGCCTTGCTGCGTTAATTGCCATTTTTTAACTCCTTAAATCATTAATACTATTTTGTTTACCGAGCCATGCACTGATGGATCATATGTCTGATCAACCAAATACGTTCTGTCTATTTTTGCACGTACATATACAAAATTACCAACAAATGTGACACCTTCTGTTGCCGATGTGCCATCTATCTGCAAATATTCAGTTGCTGTTGCTAATGCAATATTGAACCAATCGGCTTCTGTTGGAGAATCAAGCAATGTTGCTTGTAACCAAATACGACCCGTGAAATTATTTACATGAAAACTAACGGTATGTAAACCATCACTGTATCCATAAAATCCATCACCTCTGGCTTTATCGCCTGTGTATGACATTTCTGCCTTGTTTGTTAAAATTACTGTTGAACTAGCCATTTTATTCTTGTCCGTCTAATGTTTCAATTTCAATCAATACACCAACACCAGCCAATTCTTCAATTACTGCTGTAAGTTGGGCGATTGCTTCGCTATCTAATACTTCTATTGATTCTTCACCATCTTTTAACAATTTACTTGCTTTAATCACGATGACTGTTTCTGCTATCTTAGCCATAAGATACTCCTATTCTAATAATAGTATTTATCATTAAAGAGATAGCGTTAACTATGTTGTGATTATGGCGTAGCTGGTACGAATGTAGCGGGGATTAGTTGTATCCATGATGTTCCGTCATATCCTTCAAACATTTTGGTTTCTGTATTGAAAAACATCTGTGCTTCTACGGGGTTGGTAGGACGTTGTGCTTCTGTACCTTTTGGTAGTACGAACTCAGTCGTGCTTATATTCATGACATCTGTGTTGATAACAGACGCATTGATTGTACCAACGTCTAGTGTACCTTTTACCAGACTTGCGTCCATTGCACTGACATCATTGTTAGTCTGTGAACTTAACGTAATCGAATCAATTAGAATGAATTTTCCAGAATCGGAATCTTTTATCAGTCCAGCATAAGATGATGCACCGATTCTTCCTAAGAATCCCACATCTTCTGGGGTAGTTCCTGATTTATTTAATATAAGTAAAGAATCATCAAATGCTGTGTCTGTACTTATTAAATTTGTTGTTTGTATGCCTCTAAATGCCATTGGATTAATCTCTCTTTATAATAATAGTATTTATCATTATAAAGAGAGTACTTAATGATTAGTATTGCATATCTGGATCAATCGCCCAGTGAGTCGTTGGTTGGTCGTGGGTTAACCCACAAGCGATATCGTACAGGGTACGCACGCCAAATCCTACTGCACCTTTTGGTGTTGTATCTTTAGGACTATCAGTCCATGCCATTCCAGCAATATCCAAATGCGCCCATGGAGTATCACTATCAACGAAACGATATAAGAACTCTGCTGCTGTGGTAGAACCACCATACGGACCACCAATGTTCTGCATATCTGCAATAGGCGAATCAATCATCTTATTCCATACTTTGCCCATCGGCATACGGAAATAATTCTCTCCCGCATCTGAACCAACTGATGCAATATGACTAGCGAAACCAGTAGAATTACTAAACAAGCCTGCTGCTTCGTGACCCAGTGTTACCAAAATAGCACCAGTTAATGTTGCCAAATCAATGATCTCTGATGGCTTGTATTCATTTTGTACATATGTTAGAATATCAGCAAGTACTAAGCGACCTTCTGCATCTGTATTCAAGTTCTCAACTGTTTGACCATTCAATGACCCAATCACATCTCCTGGACGGGTTGCACCACCAGACGGCATGTTTTCTACAAGTCCTACGATTCCTACTACATTGGCTTTTACATTCTGTGAAGCAATTGCATGCATAGCACCAACCACTGCTGCTGAACCACCCATGTCAGTCTTCATATCACCCATACCCTTTCCAGGCTTTAGTGAGATACCACCAGAATCAAATGTAACACCTTTTCCTACTAGAGCAAGTGGTGCTGCATCTGTACCAGCATTCATGTATTCCATCACAACAACATAACTGTCACGATCAGAACCTTCACCAACACTCAATAGTAGATCAAATCCTAGTTTACGTAGAAACTTCTCATGCATGACCTTTACCGTTACACCTAACGGTGTTAACATTTGGTTGATACGATCCGCGTACTCTTCTGGATACAGTTCGTTACCCGGCTCAGTAACTAGGTCACGTGCTAAGAATACACTTTCTTCAATGGTTTTTATTGAATCTGTACCGTGAATATATGTAAACGCATCACTTGCGTAATCTGTCTTGTACTTGCTGAATGAGTATGCAGCAAGACGTGCACCTTCGATGATAGACGCAGAGGTCTTATCATTAAACTCAAAATAAACATGACTGCGCTTTTTATTATATTTGGAAAAACATTTACCACCAAGATTACGGAATTCGTCATCTGTCGCTGCTGTTGTTTTTACAATAAGCACTGCGTGTACAGACAATCCAGATGGATATGATACTTCAATCATATCATCATCTTTACTGGAATTGTTCATATCCCATGCTGCTTGTAACTGTCCCTTAGTTGCTTTGTCTAATACTTTGTAATACTTTGATTTATATTCAACTACGATTGCTGAATTATTTTCATATTCGCTCACACTGCCTCCAGTTCTTTATTTGTTATTAACACTTCACCGTCTGTATAACTGATCATCAGTTTTTCAGAGATGGTGTCATTCATAATATGCTTTGCTAATGGTAATTTAATACGCTCGTTAATTAGTCGTGACAGCGGTCGTGCACCCATCGCTGGATCATAACCTTCTGTTTCAAGGAATACTAATACACTTTCATCCCATTCAATCTCAACACCACGTGCTGCGATATAACCTTCTAATTGTCCCAAGAACTTTAGTACGATACTGCGCATATATTTTAATTTTAATGCATTAAATTGTACAATACCATCTAAGCGATTTCGGAATTCTGGTGCAAAGAATTTGTTGATTGCTTCATTAACTGCTAACGCGTTATATGCTTGATCACCAAATCCAATCGCTTTCTTTGAACCTTCACGTGCACCTAAGTTAGATGTCATAATGATGATTGAATTCTTACCCGATACCTTTTTACCTGTACTAGACGTGATTACACCATCATCCAATAATGCTAATAATACTGACATAATATCTGGATGTGCTTTTTCTACTTCGTCTAACAACAATACGCAATTTGGTGAATCTTCCAATGCAGTGATCAACAAACCATCTCCCGCTTTGCCGTCACCATGTCCGACATAACCAGGAGGTGAACCGATTAACTTAGATACTGAATGTGCTTCTTGATACTCACTCATATCAAATCGTACAAGTTTCATATCCATCGATTCTGATAATCGCTTCGCTGTTTCAGTTTTACCAACACCAGTGGGACCAGTGAATAGATAACTTGCGATAGGCTTGTTTGGTTCTTTTAATCCTGCTAAACTAATGGTAATTGAATTGATTACACGATTGATCGCTTCTTCTTGTCCAAATACATTGTTTCGTAGGAATGTCTCTACTTGAGTATGTTTATTACTTGTTTGTTCTTCTGCTTTAGTTCCCAAATGCTCTGCTGGGATACCAGTATAGCGAGATAATTCTGCACGAATTGCTTCGTCAGTTATCAATGTAACTTGATCGTCGCTAGGTTGAATCTTATTGAATGCACATGCGCGATCAATTACATCAAATGCCTTATCTGGTAATTTCTTATTAAATACATACTCTGCACTTAAATCAACTGCCAAATCACACGCAGATGGTTCAATCTCAAACCCATAATGAATTTCATATGACATTGCTGCATTACGCAGAATCACTTTTGCTTCTTCTACAGATGGTTCTTCAATATTAATCTTAGTGAATCGTCGTGCCAATGCTGCTTCTTTTTCAAATAATTTACGATATTCTTGATCTGTGGTTGCACCAATTACTTTTAATTTGCCGCTAGATAATGATGGTTTTAGTAAATTACCTGCGTCCATTCCACCTGACCCGCCACTCGTAGATCCTGCTCCGATCACCATATGAATTTCATCAATGAACAATATGACATCGTCGCGCTTTTCTAATTCTTCTACAAGTAATTTCATGCGTTCTTCAAAATCACCACGATACTTAGTACCTGCAACCAATTTTGCCATATCGAGCATCAATACTGTTTTGCCTTTAATAACATCTGGTACTTCATCTTCTACGATAAGTTTTGCTAATCCTTCTACAATAGCAGTTTTACCAACACCACTACCACCTACCAATACTGCATTGGATTTCTTCTTACGTGCTAATGTTTGTACAAGATCTCGCAACTCATCACGACGACCAACTACATCATCATAATTACTCGATTCTTCATTCATATTAACAGTGAATTGCTCAAGCGCAGTTGGTGCTGCTGCTTGACGTGATGGTGCACTAGTGGTGCGGGCGCCCGTGCCATCGGACAACGCATCGCCAACTGCCATATTCACGTCATGTAACCATGCTGACAATGAATGCTTATCTAACCCACACTCGTATGCGTAGTGTGCAGTTACTGATTGCTCTTCTGACAAGATGCTCAACAGTAAATCAACATTGTTGATTGATTTCTTTCCGTAAAATACAGCCTGTGTCATAGCACGATTGAATACTCGCTCTAACATCTGTGTCTTACGTGGTGTGACCTCTTCATCTGATGACATAACCAATTCATCGCATTCTGCTGCTAGATAATCTTCAATCGCTATTTGGATACTCTCACAATCTGCTTGTATTTCATAACACATAATACGTACTGCTGTGTCATCTAAAATGACCAAAGCCAAATGCTCTAGCGTCACATATTCATGCTTGTGACTTTTCGCTAGATCAATTGCGCGAACTACAATGTTTTCAATTTCTGACATTCTCTTAACCTTAATATAAATTGATCGATACTAGTATCAGTATCTAATGTTGGGATTTTTGTATTTACAATAATGTGCAAAGCTGCACGCTTCTTTGTTAGTTTATTCATCAATCCCTTTTGTGGAACAACAATAACTTTACCATCTGACGTTCCCGCTGGAATTTCTATTTCTAAATGTTCATCACACGGACCTACTACTGGAATTACACTGCCTCGCATTGCATCTACAATATCAATTGTGATATTCATTATAAGCGATAAACCGTGTCTTGTCAATGCTTTATGTGATAATTCTTTGATATTAACAATATATTTGTCAATAGGTGTGTTCACTTTATACTTATCATCTAACTTAGATCCTGCTGGTATTGTTACTTTTAATATCTCGCCAGTATCTGTCTCAATGTAATCATCTACACCTTCTATCTGCTGCTTGATTGTTAATTTTACATTTACCAAATGTGTATGTGGAGTTACAATAATAGGTACAATAGTACTCTTTCGTAATTGCTCGTATGCTACCGCAATACGATTGAAATCAACCGCTTTACCACCACGATCTGGATGATGCTTCATTGCAAGTTGCTTAAATGCGTGTTTTATCTCTTCCTGGGACGAAGTTGTCGCGATGTTTAGTATATCCCAAGGATTGCTGTTTGTTTGTTTCATAGTGTTTCTTATTGTCGAAATAGTGTGTTCCTATAAACTATTTCGTCAACGTTGCCATATATCTCATTGCTCAACAATGAACAATCACACTTCTAGTGTAACTGTATTTAACTAGGTTTCTACATGAGTTATACATCACTATATATAAACTGCGTTTTTTACTAGTCATTAAATATCTTTAGCACTTTGTCAGCAATATCTGCTTCAACGGGAACTGGAATAGTTACATCGCGATTATCGTTGTAATCATCGACATTAGTATTTATACCCTCGTAGTACGATTTGTATGCTGCTATGATTGATTTTTGCTCTGCTACTAATTTTAATATATCGGCATTATTCAGACTTAAATTTTCGTACCCAATATCAGTTAATGCAAATAAGGCAATATTACTGTTTACTTTTTGTAACTCTAACATCACTTCATCCATATTAGCAAGCGTCACTATCACGAAATCTACATCACGCAATTCCAACACAGTAGCATCTGGTAATATTAAATTAGGCTTGTCAATGGGTGCTGATTGGTATGTAACTGTCTTTGGTACAGATGAACAACTACTTAGGAATATAGTTGGGATTAGCAATGTCAGGACAACTGCTATTCGTTTGACTTTTCTTAACTGCATTTAATTCTTCCTTTGTTAGTGGTGAACCACTTACTATCTCAAAACATCTTAGCACATCTTTAGTGCCATTGTCAACAATCTTCTCTACTAATCCAGGCTTTGCTTCTGCTAATGCACCTAGTTCATGTCTACTTAATTTAGCCTGTAGATCTTTAACTCGTAGGTTCGCTTGTTGAAATTTAGTAGTCACAACCGAAAACTGTGCTTTAACATTTATCAAATCAACTTGTACTGCTTTCAATGCCGTATCAGTGGATTGTCGTGCTTGTTCCGATTGTGCTGCACTGACTGCATATGCTTGAATTTGTGCTTGGGTATATTTATAATATTGCCATGCACCATAACCAACTGCGCCGAAGATCACTGCTGCTATTAGATATATTTTAATACGTGAAAACATTATTTGTTCCTATATACGATTCTACATTTTGTCAAATCATATGGTGATATTTCTACTTCAACGTTATCATCTAGAAGTACATTGATATTCATTTTTCGCATCTTACCACTCAAGTGTGCTAGAAGAATATGTTGATTCGCTTCTAACTTAACTCTAAATTGGGCATTTGGTAGGCACTCGGTTACAGTGCCCGTTACTCTTATTGTTTCTTCCTTAGCCATTAGTAATTAGTTAGAAACTTAATTCGTTCTGATATTACTTTTGCATCTGCATCAGTTGCAATAACATATTCATAACTTGAGGTGTGTACTGCTTCTTCAAACTCTTCATGTGTCCATTCTTTTGGAATAGTGTCTTTGTAAGAAACAAATTGCCAATAAGCAACTTCATTGTCAACATTGAGAATGTCTTGCAACATCACATCAATTAACTTGAATAGGAAACTGTTACGATTGTATTCAACAAATACCGTGTATTTTCCTTCTGGTGTAGGACCCACTGATACATCAACATCTATTGCATCTTTGTGCCCAGTCTCTATGAACTGACTAAGATCTGAGGCTGCTTCAATATGATCAACTTCAAGTGCGACTACAACAATGTTCTTGTCATCTCCAATCTTACTTTTGTATTGATCAATACTAACCACATTGCTTACAAGACCACGTAGATCATTGTACTGCATTGCTTCATTAAGTGTCGTCTGATATGATTGCATCATCGTCTCCTAAATTTTGATCATATGCTTGCTCGACTGAATGACTATCAAACTGCATATCATCTACTTTCACACGACTTGTCTCAACTGTATCGATTAAACCACGTGGTACTTCAAGCGTAACCAACCATACTGGACGTTCAATCTTCTTTGCTCTACGCTTGTTCGAATGATTTGGGTCTATCTCAGTATCTTCTGGCTCGATTAATTTTGCTGCTGTAGTAAGTGTATCTTTTGTATAGAATACCTTACAACCATTGTTAAGCAATCGTTCTGCTCCAGTAGGATCTGGCATCATCTTATGCGGATATAACAAAGTCACTGTTACCCAATAACGCTCGATATGCGGACCGTCTACGATTTCGCCTTCAATCCAGTTCTTATATGCATACACATTTAATGACTCTAATACACCATCAATTTGCATTAATGTTTCTAATGCCGAATTTCGCTTGATGTTCTTACCCAACTGGGTAATGATGTCTGTTTGTTCCATAGTATTCTCCTAACTATTAATATAACAGTATTTAGTCTTTTTTATTAATTGACTTACTGTATATTAATTATATATGTTGTTAATGTGAGCATTAAAAAAATGCTAAATAATAGTGTACGAGCAAGTATGAGGCACACTCACTAAAACTTAAAAGGAGTTTTTAATGGCCAGACGAGCAAGAAAAACAAAAAACCAACAACGTCAAGATCACGATGTTAAACAGGACGTTATTCAACTTAATGGAATGAAGCGCAGAGAGCGATTCGTTACCATGATTCCAAAAAACCGCAGACAAGAAGACTACATCGAATTACTCGATGACAACAATAGACACATAGTATTCGCAATGGGACCAGCGGGAACAGGAAAAACCATGCTAGCAGTTTTAGCCGCTATTCGAGCATTCAAAGCAGGCACATGTGAAAAAATAGTCATTACACGACCCGCAGTTAGTGTAGACGAACAACACGGCTTTCTTCCAGGCAGTCTAGTAGAAAAAATGGCTCCATGGACTCGACCAATATTCGACGTATTTGAAGAATATTGGACACCACAAGAAATCGAAAGTATGGTAGAAGATGGCGTTATCGAAGTCGCACCACTCGCATACATGAGAGGACGCACATTTAAAAATGCATGGATCATCGGAGATGAAATGCAAAACGCCACACCAAGTCAAATGAAAATGCTTCTAACACGTATCGGCACAAATAGTCGCATCTTCGTAACAGGCGATCTCGCACAGCACGATAGAGGGTTTGAAGCGAACGGTCTAAAAGACTTTTTAATCCGACTTAAAGAACAAAAAAGTGATATGATCGGTGTCATTGAATTCGAAAAACAAGACATAGAACGACATATCGTAGTACAAGCCATATTAACAATTTATGGTGATGAAGACTAATTAACCGAGGATTTCCTCGACTATATCTGCCCAAGTACTCGCTCGTACTATTCTTTCATCACTATATGCAGCATTATGAGGATGGTCAATTAAAATTGATTTCAATCCCAAATCTGCGCCCAACACAGCATTAGACCACTTATCCTCAATCCAATACATTTCACTACCGCGATAGTGTTCTAGTTCTTCATCTTTATCAGCACCCGTATCAAGGCAGATTACATCAACAAATGCATCACCGTATAACTCTTTCAAGTTGCGAACACGCAATGCTTTTGACTTTAGATCTAAACTTAAACTAGTGATTGCAACAAACTTGTAGCCCGCTTCAACCAACTTCGCAATACCAGAACGTGAATCACGCATCGCTGGTAAAGATGCCATCCAACCACAGTTGTTAAACTCATGTATTAAACGCTTTCCTTCTGCTTTCTCAATACCATACATAACGGAAATGTCATATACTGCAAACTGTTGTTGTACATATCCTTTAGTAGCCATCCATTCTTGGAAAGATGCTTCCCAATCTAGACACACTCCGTCGCAATCTGTCAATATAATTTTATCTTTCATAGTCTTGCTCTCTTTATTAACTTATGTAACTATTATATAACAATGAGCCTTACTTGTCAACACTAATTATAATAAGTTTACAAATTCTCATTCTTTATTTGCTCTTCTTGATCACTCTTAATTGCTTCAAGCCATTCACCAACAAGCCCGGCTTGAGTATTATTAATTGTTTCCCATACTTCTTCATCGAACACATCTGCTGCTTCATCAACCCATTCATCATCAACATAAGATTCTTCTGTCAACTGTTCAGATTCATTAATGACAAGATGAATGATTTCTTCAGAAACATATTCAATCCAATCAGACATGTCATCGCCTTCATATATATCTGCGCCAAAGAAGTTTGGTGCTTCATCCTCATACATAATAGATGTAATAATTTTAGGATCATATTCTACAAGAATACCTAGTAGTTTCTGCAACCCCTGTGCTGGCGCTGACCAAGCAGATTCTCCTACGAAATATACATCACCCTCTTCGACAGAGTAGTCCTCAAAATAACTCCACTTAGGACCTATGTTATTGGTAGTCCACTCATACTTTTCTGTCTCTTCATATGTCAGGTCATCCTCAACAAAGATATCAGAAAACCATTTGTGTGGTGCATCCTCGCGAATACGCCCAAACATCTCTTTCAGTTTTGTTCGTGCATCATCATTGATTTGATGGAATTGCACATAAAAGTGTACATGATTTGCCATTTTTAAATTCCTTTAACTTATATATAAATATTATACAACAATAAGCATTGCCTGTCAACACTTATTACAGATTAAATACACTCAGTTGGACATTGCATAACGTAGTTATTAAAACCACCTATAACAACGTATACTTCGTCGTATCCAGTGCTTACAAGTTGGGATGCTACTTGACGTGCACTAATACCTTTGTAACAACACACGATGATTGGAAGGGTTTTGTCAATATTATTGAAATATGACGACATGTTATCTTTATCAAGATGGTGACTATTCTTGATTTTAGATTGATTGAAATCTGCTTCATTACGTATATCTAGTAATTTAGCACCTGCTTCTACTTTGGATTGTACATCAATTGGTGCAATTAATATAGCGGGATGTTCGTTGGTCATTAATATTTTTCCGTTTAGGTGGGCGCAGTTAACGTAACGATATCACTAAAGTGTTCGTCAAATACATTAACTAAATGCTCGTAATCACCACTATTCATATCTCTTACGATATCTGCATGATCAGGACGAGCGAGGCTAGTTGCCAATGCGATTAAGTTAGCAGGTGTACCACCTTCACCAGTGATATCTACTACAATGGATTCTTTGAAATGATTAGAGTTAATCATGATTTAAAACCGATTAGCGTTGCGTTCAAATAACTGCTCACGCGTAGGCTTGCTACTAAAGAAACTTTCTAACGCTTCGTTATCTTGTGCTGCTTTTGCTACAACAGTGTTATCATACGATAACTGACTAATGTAACCGAATGCTAGGAAATCACCTAACACATCCTCAAACGGACTACGATCATTAGACTTCCATAATACGACACCGTCGTGGTCACGCACGTATGCTTTAGACCATTGCTCGTAAACCTTTGCGCCCTTTGCTGTTTTAATCATAGTCTTGCTCTCTTTATTAACTTATGTAACTATTATATAACAATGAGCCTTACTTGTCAACACTTAAATAGGAGTAATTGAAGTAATATTCTTTAGCGTCTTATACAGAAACTTATCGTGAAGCACATTGTTAAGTGGTTTTAATTGTCCTCTACCATCTAATCTCACACTACCTGTCATACCAAACAATGCATCAAATGCGGATGCCGTACTAATCATGTCAGACACAGTAGAATCACCATCGCGTCTTTTTGAAATAGATAATTCATATACCTTATTATGATTATCTGCCAACCTATATATGAATGACTTCTCACGTACTGTGTCATGTCTATATTTTTCGATAAGACGTAACTGTAATCCCTCAAATTCACAATGAGAGTGATGATTATAATCATGAGACACATATTTGTCAGCAATAGCATCAGTGCGTTTTTCATACGAAGTGATTCGCGGCAACGTAATTAACATCTTCTTGTACGATTCCATCATTGGTGTATTTCGATTACTACACATATGAAGCAGTTTTTTTCGCCAAGACGTAAGTGTAATATCATCACTTAATTTCGCCATGAAGAACTTTTTTTCCCAATATGAAAATATATCAGCAGCGTTTGCGCAATCTTCTGCAAGAGGAACTGTTGCGTTAAGTGTATTGCCTTCTAAGCAGTTAATGAAAAGATTCATTGCCTCCTTGATTGAACGAGTTCTATTCATATAGAGTAATACAGCCAATGCACCTTCTATGCTAACTGATAACTTTTTTGGCGAGACATTATTTTCAAAATTACTGTGCATGTCTTCAATTTCATCATGTTTTAGTAGAGTATTTAATGTGACTTGTGGGTTAAAAATTGCGGTAGACATAATTCTCTCTAATGTTCAACTTTTACAATGCTGAAATCTAATAGTGTTATGTTTAACAATTCAATGTACAATTGAAATATGGGAGTATGTAGCGTAAAGTCGCCTCGCAAGATGTTTACCTTGAAATCTACCAATGATAAACCTTCTGAGAAGTTCTTATCTTTGCGTAATGCTAATAATTCCCACCCGACATTCTTTTTCGAGCGACCACTGAATAAGATCATACCTTTTCCTTTTTACGAAAGTTGTCTGAATAATTATCTGTAAACGTATCGTGCGTCACTTTTTTAAACTTGCGACGAGACTTGTAAAATGATAACGGCTTTTTGAACTCAATCAACTTACCATCATTAACCCGAATGTATGCAAACAACTTACCTTCGGGATTCAAAAAATATGTATGTGGTGGGAATTCCTCACCTGTGATTTCTACTAAACCTTCCATAATCATATTACTCTGCTTTATTAATTTATTGAAACCACAACCAAGTTCCATGCGCCCACGCTACTGGAAATGCTATTGCACCAGCAACGAGGAAACCCCATGATGCACTAGCGAAACACGTAAACACATGGGTGAACCACGCTGCGACTATCCAAACTATCCAAACTCCCAATAATGCTTGAAACATAATACTTTCCTTGCTTTGATTAACTTATATAACTATTATAACGTAATAAGCCTTACTTGTCAACCCTTTACGCAAACAACTTGCTTTAATGTGTGAACAACTTCAACTAAATCATCCTGTGCTTTCATTACCGCTTCGATGTCTTTATATGCCATTGGGGTTTCATCAATCACATCTTCGTCTTTACGACACTCTACTCCTGCTGTCGCCTTGATGTGGTCATCTACGGTGAACTGCTTACGTGCCGCAGTACGTGACATTGTACGACCTGCGCCGTGACTACATGATGAAAATGATTCAGGATTACCTAAACCACGCACAATGAAACTTTTAGCACCCATTGATCCTGGGATTATACCCAACTCACCAGCCTTAGCAGAAACCGCACCTTTACGTGTCAAGTAAACATCTTCACCGAAGTGATGCTCTTTACTCACGTAGTTGTGGTGACAATTAACCGCCAACACGTTAGCCTTAAATGGTGGCAATACTGATTCCAATGCTTCTATGGTTAGTTGCATCATCACTTGACGATTGATCTTGGCAAACTCTTGCGCCCATGTAACACCTTCTACATAGTCGTCAAAGTATGGCGATCCTTCTTGCAAATATGCCAACTCTTTATCTGGCAAATGTGTCTGCTGATTTATCATATCTTGCTTCGCTTTCGCTATGAAAGTTGACGCAATACGATTACCAACACCACGTGAACCAGAGTGTAACATTATCCATACTTGCTGATTTTCATCAAGACATAACTCTATAAAATGATTACCAGTTCCCAATGTTCCAAGGTGTACAATGTGGTTACACTGACCTATCTCTGGATACTTATCAACCATTTTATTGAACTGTTGCTCAAGGTGCATTTTCCATAAATCAGATGCAAGTTTTGGTATATCATTCCAAGCACCTTTGTCATTAACTGCTTTGCCGTTATTTGTACGTCCGTGTGGTACTGCTTTTTCTATAGCAGTACGAACAGCGAGTAAATTATCTGGTAAATCTTTAGCATACAATGTTGTCATTGCAGCCATCATTCCACAACCTAGATCAACTCCAACCGCATTAGGTATGATTGCTTTTAACGTAGGTATAACACTACCTATCGTTGCTCCTTTACCTAAGTGAACGTCTGGCATCACTGCTATGTGACTGTGTATGATCGGCAATTGTGCTATGTTTTGCAATTGCTCTTTTGCTTGATCTTCCAAATTAACGCCGTCTATCCACGCTTTTATTGGTACACCTTTTGATTCTATATTACGATACTTCATTTTACTTCTCTCTCTTTTATTTACAATCTGATAATTATAAAGTTATTTTCCACCAAAAGCGCCAGAATAAATGCTTATGTGGGTAATTATAAATCATAATATTATGACGATATTCACAATTTGAATATGTTAAACGACCAATAGTAAAAACTTTCATTTTAATTTCCCATTTCTTCTTCAATTTCTTCATTAGCACGTTCTAAACGATTAATTTGAGCTATATTACAATCAATACGAGATTGACGTTCGCTCATATAAAATTCTGCCCACTTTTGATGATCGGCTTTAAACAGTACAACAAAAGAATTAAGGTCCATAGTTCTTAGAACTTTATCACCAATACATAAATTAATTTTATCTACACCATTAATCATATTACTTTTAGTTGTAAAATCTTTAATTTGGTACATAATTCTCTCCTTCTCTAAGTCTGATAATTATAAAATTATGCGGCAATCTTATAATTATCAAACCGCTTGTTCTTGTGCTTAACTGCACCACTCTTTGCCGCTTTCTTGCGATCCTTCATCACTACACTCTTGTTAGCAACCTTTAGATTCTTTGCTACTGCATTCAGCGCCATGACTACATTCTTCGGTGATCGTGCATTCTTTGTCTTCATCAAATGTACTGCTTTCATTTCATACTCTCCTTAACTCATTAACTATACTAATTATATAATAATACTCCTTGCTTGTCAAGAACTATTTACTATTTAATAGTAAAAAAAGCCCCTTAACGCGAATTAAGAGGCTTTAAATATAAACTATGCTGTTTATTTATCCTTACGCTGCTGGCGACCAATAAAATGTATTTTTCGTTGTAAATGCTTTATCAGTTTTTACCCAGTTTTTACCATCTAACTTATATACAATATTCGCTTCTATGCGTACAGCGTTCTTAAATTTTACTGACGAAAAACTACTACCATTTACAAACATCGGACAATTCTCATTTCGCCAAATATACAACTTACCTTCTTTATAATAGACACAAGCAAATGAACCATCTACATCACCCAACTTATCTAACCCACTGGAAATATACTTATGCAAACACGCAGTGTCCCATTTATCATGATAATTCCATTTCCTCATTTGTGTCTCTTTGATAATACCATTGTGCCATAACAACGTACCATCAATCACTGACGGATGCACTGATGCAATTGATCGTGCATTAGTTGTAGGCGACTGCACATGACCAATATACAAATTACCTGTATCAAGTTCTTGTGACTTAAATTTACCTAAACTCTTCTCAATTACATCTAGCACTTCACCATCGTATGTAGCAGTAGAAAACGAATGTTGCCCACGATGTGAATTTAAGTTCGCTAACTCGTTAAACTCTGCTACATTATAACTACCAAAAATACTACACATTCCAAGGAATCTGTATTTGGTATTCAATAGGATCTGCAATAGACCTATCCATGAATGCTTTGATACGTTCTGCACAACTAGGACATACACCACATGACTTACCATCAATATCAGGATCGTAACATGTCAATGTATACTCGTATAAATGTACTAAGTCAAGTTCCTCTAATAATGCAATCTCTTCATCTTTGGTCAATGTATTAAATGGTGCTACCAATTGTACAGGACAATTACGATTCATACTCATTACATTATTCAATGCGTCTGCAAAACTAGGCGTAGTATCCCAATAACCATATGCATCAGTTGCTTGAATACCAGCAAATACATATTCTGCACCCATCGCTTCTGCATATGCAGCAGTCAATGAAAATAAGATCATATTACGATATGGCACATATGTCGAAGGCTGTGGTTCACCTAATACATCTTGAATAGTCGGCATTACTACATCAGTGCCCGCAATGTTTGCACTCATAGGTTTTGCAATTTCACCTAGAATAGAAAGATCAAACAATTGACGATGAACACCAAGTTTCTCACATAACTGTGCTGCGCGATCTAATTCTACTCGCTGCTTTTGTCCGTAATCATAACCAACTGAGAATACATTTTCAGCGCCGTATTTGTGTGCAGCAATAATAACAGCAGTTGAACTATCAAGTCCACCACTGTGTGTAATAACGACTTTGTCCGTATCAGGTAATGTATTCAGTACTTCGTTTAATTTCATAAATGCCTCTTAATTGTTAAATCATTATACTATGATTATGCGTGTTTGTCAATCCCTAATATGCCATGCTGATGACGATAACGCGGTAGATAATTTCGTTCGCTGGGCACGATCTGTTATACCCAAATCATATTGACCATAATCTCTTGCTGTATCAACTGCGGATTTGGCGGTTCTCAATTCCCAGCCAAATACCATGCGAAGTGCCTTGATTGAAGAAATATAAGTATCTTCGTCACCTCGCGTATTATCATATTTTAATGTCGCATGTTTTGTACTGTCTCCAGAGAACATAGTCATTAACATAGATCCTCGTATAGATGGATCTAATGCGTCAAACATCGACAATGCTTGATCGCCACCAAACTCGTCACCAAGTTCAGTCTTGCAAGATGCATAAAATGATTGTACTGCATCCATCAACGTATCAGAAATTATCATTAGTGTGTTCCATATTAATTAAGATATAAACCATGTAGGCATTGAACGACCTGTCCATGTCATTTTAAATCTAGATTGCTTAGTCATATAGTACTCGCGATACGATCTAACCGCATCGCCAGGATGTATACATTCTGGATTAGATTGCATCGCAAGCCTGAATTCAGTCTTTGATTTGCTTACGATATTGGTAGGAATTGATTTAAGTACTGTACGTAGTTTAGTATCTGATGCATGTACTTTTCCATAGCGATGCGTGTATTCGTCACATAATGCAATGAAATGAGCATAATGCCATTGATAGTTGCTGTCCGATTCAAGTGTCCACTCAGTACACGGATGATACATATGTACCGCTTTATACAATACATCGTCATGGATGGGATGTGACCATTTCTTTACCATGCGCTTGCCAGAATTAGATGGGGCTGTGTACAACTTACCATCTAACATACGATGAACTGTAGACAACATCTGTGCTGACTCTAAAATCATTTTGACTACATGCTTATCACATTGTAGTTGGGCTGCCTTGGTAGGGTCGTTATCAAGTATGAATAAATTCATTAGTGTAGCGCCTTCATGCGAAACTGATTTATACAGTCTTGTAATAAATCGAACGCTTCTTCTTCTGCGTCATGTGAAAATTCTAACGGAGAATCGATGTGCAAATCAGCAGACACGAAATTCCAGTTAATAGAATTGTCTTCATATCGATTTTCTCCATCATTCAAATAACCATTATCAATGACCATCTTTGCAATTTGTACAGCATTCATAATCTTTCTCGCTTGACTTTATTAATTTACTTAAATATTATACAACAATAAGTATTGCTTGTCAAACGTTTATTTGAATTAATGTTTTATTTTCTTAAAAATATTCTTACTTTATTATATCTATCTTCGTTGAATTCAAGACTAAATTTTTCACATAACAATTTAAAATTATCTATATCAAGTAAGTCGTCAATCGTATCTATTACGAAATCATTCGAATTTACATTCGTTTCATAATTTTTTAATGTGTTTGCTAGCATATTTTCCGCCTCATCGATAGTGTACAACTCGCTAATGAGTTTTTTTGTTTTACCAACTCTAAAATTCCATGATGTACTCATGAATCTTTCAAAATCCGTGTCTAATACAACTAGGTGCTGTCCTTTAAAATAATTTCTTGATTTATCTAAGTCACTATGTGTCACGTATATCATAAACTGTCCATCATTACATCTATCAAATGATAATTCTGGTCTTTCTGGTAATCCACTACGCGTTGCATAATCCAATACAGGAGGAATAGTTGTTGAGTCTGCAAATCTTCTATCAAAATGAAATCCACTAAGTTCTGAATTTAATATTCCATTGCATGGGTCCCATGGATTACTTCCGTTGTCCTTGTGGTTGTACCATACGACATTAGAACAACTTGCAATTAGTCTGCCAATTTGATGACCTTTCGATGCCATATTCACATTGATTACGATAATTGGGTTCATGTGGTTCTCTGTTTGTGTGTAATATTACGACTGATATTAAATATCAGTCGCCATTATTAATTATCTTGTTGACGAGCATGTGCGTATGAATTGTATGCAATATATGATCAGGGTGTGCTTTTAAACGACTTGCCATACTATTTCTTCCGACTTTAAGATACAGTCCCCAAAATTCATGCGACACTTGGAATATTTGCTCTGGACGCTTGTATTTGGTTAGTTGTGTGACCATATCTCCTACCATATCGATGCTTAGATCGCCGCTATATACCAATCCATGTCTGTCGTAGTCGTTCAATCCGTTCATGGGAAATACGTATACCTGATCAGTAGTGGTCGCTTCTGCTATAGATAACTCTCGTATGTAAGTTTCAACTTCCCAAGGATAGATCTTCCCTCCTCCAAACGATATAAATTCTTCACTCGTGCGTCCGGTATATCTATATTTTCCATCTTTTTCTTCAAATACATCATTATCAGAATGCCATTCAGTTCCTCGACACGACCAAATTACACCGCTGTCTGTTAATCTCATTTTCAAGTTTGTGTCCGTGAATGGAGTAAACCAATCACCACGAGTAGCACCCTCTTTGATTACATTACAAAGCATAACGCCTGTACCTACAGTCCCGAACCAGTCGCATATTGTATGGGGTTTCATTGTTCGTTGTATACTTTCAACTAAATCGCTCGATACTACACCACCAGAGATATCAATGTAATCTATTGGAGAATCATATTCAAATTCGCATAGTCGATGAGCTTGACTCGGATAGACAGACATCATATTTGCCTTGTATTTCGCATGTGCGGCAGGAACTTCTTTATCAGTCTGTACCCAATGAAAGGATCCTCCAGTTAATAAGCATTTGGTTACTATCTGAGGCGTCCATGCTACGTCCCATGATGAACTACATACTGTTACAAGTTGTGTATACTCGTCGCCAAGCATATTATTTGCTAAAATAATTTCATCTATTATTGCGGCACCTCGTTCGTAGTCAGTCTGGTATGTATATCTGCCGGGTACCATTGAATACAGATCGCCGTCTGTTCTAGTGGTACCACTACTAAAATATACAGATTTCTCTCCTGTATGTGATTTAGTAATATTTTTCAGATCTGCGCATATATCGATAGTACCATCGACCCATAACACAGCACTACAATTAGCTGATCGTCGCTTTATATCAATTTCCCTATTACTCTGTAAACTTGTTGTATTAGCCGGACTAGCATCCAGATACATCGCAGCCCATGCTAGTACCACAGAGGATATCATATCTGATTCCTCTGCGATTACCAAGACGCGATGTTTATCGGTGATACCAGCATCTGCTAGATTAGACGCAACTTCTTTCATCCTCTTATTAAATTCAGCATATGTGATTTCATTGCCGTTAGCAGATAATGCAATAGCATCGTCATTTCGTAAAGTGTGAGTTGGATTATTCGCATATAAATCCGCATAATATTCTTTCATGTCTTGTTCCTTGTAAATTGGTTGATTGTGTTGTAATATCTTTATTTAGTTATCACTTTTCAATGTCATATTCACATTGATTACAATAATTGGATTACTCATTAGAATTCAATGGAAACTCTAACAGAAATATAATCACCAACCTTGAATAGTTTATTCGTTTTGAATGATAACTTCATTTTGTTATATTCAGCAACAACTACACTACCATCATATTGCTTGATAGTTTCTGTAGTGTAACTAGTGTTACATTGACGTTGATTCTGATAACCAATAATCTTATTAGACGACTTCTTCTTCGCAATATCTGCACCAGCAATTGCACCAAGCAATGTCGCTGCATCTTTGCCTTTACCACCACCAACGCTGTTACCTATCAGACCTCCAAAAATCGCGCCTGCGAGGACATCGGCTGTACTTGCATCATTCGTCTCCCCATAGATAGGCACATTAACATTTGTACATACTTCTACGGGTTTTTGTACAATGACATTACTGTATACTGTCTGTATAGATTTTACCACTGCGGTCTGCATATATGTCTCTGCCGACGCTACTGTAGTCACCACGGTGGATAATAGTAATACACCACCTAATACGATTGCTCTTTTATAATTTTTCATTATTGTTCTCCCAGTTTATTAATATGCTGTAATACATCAACGCCAAGTACGCCTGACTTTATCTTCAATTTGCCTTTTTTGTTTAATTTGCTGACATAACGGCGGTCTGTAAGTGATTTATATTCTTCAATTATTTCATCATATTTAGCATAATCATAGTCTTCCATATATTAATCCCCTACCTACATCAACTCTGGGAACATATCCCCAACATAGGTTCGTACTCTTGCTTCTACTAGTGCATCAATGTCAATAAGACTCTCTTTAGGTCGATGGATTCCATCACTCTCGACTGCAAATTTCGCTACTTGTAATAATTGTCGCTTGTTGAGACTAGTCACCATATACGGTCGCACAGTTCCCGATTGTACCGCACTTAGAATATAATCTGCTACATCGGTGATATCCATTGGTACTACAATTTTCGTATTGATTCGCTTAATTCCATCTTCGTATAATTCAGCTCGCATATATGTTACTTCCTATAGTTGTTGTTCAAATTTAATAATTTCTGGCATTAGTGCCGATTTGGTTTTTGCAGTTAATACAGTTCCATCTGGTTTATAGGTAGCAGTCCATGAACTGCCACTTTTAACAATAATCCAGTCTAATCTTGATGTCTTCAATTGATTTCTCCTATGGGCGATTTGCTAGCATGATATCACGAACGTATTCACGATCCATTGAATCGCCATCAAAATCCATATCAGGAAACTTAGATAGACGCATTCCTAGCGCCAACAGAATATCGTCACGTGTAGCACCGAAATCGTAGATTCCGCCTTTACCGTAAAAATCAAGAAGGTATGAGATAAATGTTTCAGTTTTGTTGTTCATAATAGTTGCTCGCTTTGATTAACTTACTTAACTATTATAGCGTGAAGAGCCTTACTTGTCAAGGCTTTTTATGAATGTTTTTTATTTAATTTGCGAACACATCAGTCGACGCTGATATGATTGTTGCAGTATACGGTCCGTTACCTACTGAATCACCGATTCTTGCTACTGCTGGGTTATCACCAATGACATCACCGCTAGCAGACGTAATCACACTAGTGTGACCACAATCCGCTGTAACAGTATCGCCCAATCTTGCACAAGGCTTGTCATTGACAACAATTGTCGACGAACCAGAAGTAATTGTACCTCCGGTCGTTATAGTGGTTAAATGCGCAGTACAAGTGCCGAATGTACGATCTCCTACTCTCGCTACGCCCTTAGCCATATTATGCGCCTGCCATCACAATACCAGAAGTTTTCTCGCTATACATCTTAGCAGTTTCTTCTTCTGTTTTAACGATACAAATAACACCGTTAAGTCTCATTGTGTATTTTGCGTCAATCGACGAGGTAAACATGAATGGAGCCATTCCCATTCCACCATCTGTTGCAATCAACATCGTAGGCTTAGATAAAACCAATGTATCAGTAGTCTCTTTATCAAGACGTGCTACCATTTCTTCACCGCTGGCTAGTTTAATACTGATGACATCGCCATCTCTGTAAGGTACTTCTATTAACATTCTTCACTTCCTTTAAGGTATTGGGCTAATTGATCATATCCGCCAATGACGGTTCCATCAATTACTATTTGTGGTACAGTGCGTGCAAGTGGTGCAATTGCTAATAATTGCTCACGTGTTACATCAATACCGATCTTCTTTTCTACAAACTCCATATGCTGAGTTTCAAGCAATACTTTCGCTTTAGTGCAAAATGCACAATTATCTTTTGAATAAACTTCTACCATACTTTCTTCTCCATAATTGTTATTTTATTATAATGACATACCCGTAAAGGTATCTTTAGTAACGTCCGATGTTACACCGCCTATAATATATGACGATAGTTGTACTTCTTGTGGTGCCACTTGTACTTCTGCACCAGCAATCCATTTTTGTGTCCAAGGTAGTGGGTTTGCTTGCGGTACTTTATATGGACAAGATAATCCCACTGCCACCATTCGCTTACACCCAATCCATTCTACATATTCACCCAATAGTTGAGCATTTAACCCAATCATTGAACCATCTTTAAATAGATATTCTGCCCATTGCTTCTCTTGTTCAATTGCATCTACAAACATCTGAATACATTCTTCTTCAGTTTCTTTTGCGATCTTAATATAATCTGGGTCGTCTTTTGGTAAGATCTTTAATAATGATTGTGTGAACGCTAAATGTAGATTCTCATCACGCGCAATAAACTTGATAATTTTTGCATTACCTTCCATCTTTTTAAGTTCTGCAAACGCCCAACTACATGCAAACGATACATAGAAGCGAACACCTTCTAGTATGTTTACACCCATTACTGCCTTGTATAACGACTTCTTTAACTCGTACAGGTCAACAGTGATTTCTCTGCCATTAACCTTATGTACGCCTTCGCCTAGTAAATTGTACCAAGCGGCTTGATCAATTAGAGCATCATAATTTACCGAAATGGCAGATGCACAATCAACGATTTCTTTAATGTCTAAGATTTCATCAAAGATAATAGACGGATCAGAATATATATTACGAATAATATGCGTATATGATTTACTATGTATCGTCTCGTTAAACGTCCATGTTTGAATCCATGTTTCTAATTCTGGTAGACTAACGATAGAACCGAATGCTTCACTAGGTGCACGACCTTGTACACTATCTAAAAGGATTTGACGCTTTAGATTAGATGTGAATATATGCTGTTCATTTGCAGTTAATTGCTTGAAATCATTAGAATCTTTTGTAACATCAACTTCATCAGGGATCCAAAAGAATCCCAATTGCTTTTCGGTTAATTTATCAAATTGCTTGTATTTGAGAACATCGTACCGTTGTAAACTTACTCTCCCACCTGGATCAAGAAATGCTAATGATTTCGTGTAATCCGCTTTTTTTGTTATATTAAAAATGCTCATATCTATATTTATATTCCGTTATATCGTGCAACTATCGCAGTCGTCGTCTATCTCACTTAGATCCGCTTGTGCTAAAGGATCTGCATTCATTTTATTAATATCAACCTCACCCTGTCCATCATATGTATTAAAGTAATAAAGATTCTTACCACCATAACGGTAGAACATTAACAAGTGCTTCATCATGACACTCATCGGAATCTTTTCATCTTCAAAATATATAGGATTGTAACTAGTATTTACACTGATCGCTTGATCAATATATTTCTGTAATATCGATACAATCTTTAAATAACCTTCTGGTGACTGTTGATCCCATAATAATTCATACTTATTCTTTAATCGATGTATGCCAGGAACTACTTGCTTTAATACACCATGCTTTGATTGCTTAATACTTACCAAAGATCGTGGTGGTTCAATTCCATTCGTACTGTTACTTATCTGTGCCGATGTCTCTGCTGGCATCAATGCCATCAATGTACTATTGCGAATACCAGTTTCTTTTATTTGCGCTCGTAACGCATCCCATGGCATACGCTCTTTGTGTGCTACCAATTCGTCTACTTCTTTTTTACGAGTATCTATTGGCAAAATACCATCGCTATATTTAGTTTCATTGAATCCTGGACACTGTCCTTGTTCAATCGCTAAATCGGCTGATGCTTTAATCAAGTAGTATGACCATGCTTCTGTCCATTCGTCTACTAATTCAAGATCAGGATCTGTGTAATTGGTGTCATGCTTTGCAAGCCAATATGCGAAGTTGATAATACCAACTCCAAGCGGTCGACGCTTTTGTGTTCCTAATTCTGCTGCTAGTACTGGGTAATTCTGATAACTCAATAATGCATCAAGTCCTCGTACTGCCAATTCACACGGCTTCTGAAAATCTGCTAATGATTTGATATTACCCCAATTTATTGCTGATAATGTACAAGTAGCAACTTCTCCATCACCTTTAAATATATCTGTCATAGGAGAGGTAGGTAATGTAATCTCTGCACATAAATTACTCTGACGAACAGGTGCTAATTCTTGCTTGAATGAACTATGCTCATTTACATTGTCTACATTCATCAAATAGATTCGACCAGTATTCTTTCGCTCTTGCATAAAGATAGAAAATAATTCAATTGCAGTAATTACCTTCTTGCGAATTTTTGAATTACGTTCAGCCTTCTCGTACAATTCTTTAAATTTTTCTTGATCTTCGAAGTATGAATCATATAATCCAGGGACATCACTAGGACTGAATAATGTAATGTTGCCACCAGTAATCAAACGTTCGTACATAAGTTTATTAACTTGTACCCCGTAATCCAAATGCCTTACTCGATTATCTTCAGTACCTTTGTTGTTCTTTAACACCAACATGTCTTCTACTTCTAGATGCCATAATGGATAGTACAATGTCGCTGCTCCGCCGCGTACGCCGCCCTGTGAACAGCTTTTAACTGATGATTGAAACATCTTATAGAATGGGATAACACCTGTGTGTGCTGCGTCTCCATTTCGAATAGGAGAGTTGATCGCACGAATGCGCCCTGCGCCAATTCCAATGCCTGCCTTTTGAGATACATACTTTACAACGGCGTTTGCTGTTGCATTAATACTATCTAGACTATCATCTGATTCAATTAGTACACATGAACTGAACTGACGTACATTAGTGCGAACACCAGCCATAACAGGCGTAGGAAGTGAAATATCAAATGTACTGATTGCATCATAGTAATCTTTAACCCATTTCATGCGATTATTCGTATAACTACCAAATAATGTCGCTGCAATCATCATGTATGCGATTTGAGGAGTTTCAAAGAGTTGACCTGTCACTCGATTTTGCACTAAGTATTTGCCACGGAATTGTTCCATGCCTACATATGCGATATCTTCGTCACGATAATGCTTGATGTAATTGTTTAGTTGGTCAATCTCGTCTGACGAATATAATGAAAGAATTTCATCATCATAATACCCACGTTCAATATTATCTTCTATAACATTAATCAAGTGTGCAGGTTTAAAGTCATTGTACACTTGCTTGCGCAAATGATAATTGATTAATCGTCCTGCTACCCATTGATAGTTTGGTGTTTCTTCGGTGATTAAATCTGCTGCTGCTTTAATTAATGTTTCTTGAATTTCGTTAGTTGTGATTCCGTTAAAAAACTGAATACTACTTTTGATTTCCACTTCCGACGGACTAACACCTGCAATATCGTTGCAAGCATAAAACACAACCTTGTGTAATTTATCCAAGTCAAGTGGTTCTCTAGCGCCGTTGCGCTTTTGTACCATGATTTCCTTCATTTATATCCTTACCCGTTTGGTTTCAATATTACTATTATTTTACTAAGTCGTCTGAATACCATGTATTCAAAATTTCACATTTATCTAATACGGACACTTTATCTACTATACCATAATTATGATTTAGTATATATTCGTCGTTTAACCGTATTACTAGTCCCACTCGCGATTTTCCTGCATCCTGTACTAATAGTATATCACAAGACCAATCACATAACTCTAGTGTGTATGCCATTCCAAGCGCAATCACATTTTCATCATATAGACCATTCCATAATAAATCCCAAGGGTTGGGCCATTCTTCTGAATTGTATGGGTCTATTACTCTATTAGACAGTGGTGCTAAACGCCACCAATCTACTAGAGTTTGTAAAAATTCTTCATTAGATGTATCATCTAACTTGTTCAACTCGGTACGAAATGCTTTCCACTCCGTGAGTCTTTCTTTTGGCATTAATTGCCATATTGTATTTACACTCATACTTATACTGTCGCTTTGAAGTTGTCAGTTAACCATGATAAGTTTGCAATTTCAGTATCAGTTGTAGTATATTGAAGTGTATATATACCATTATCAATGATACCAGTGAATGCGTGATCTAATAAATTACCTACAGTAGTTGCATCAGTTGTGTAATTATCTGAAATTGTGCTTGCGTTGTTTGCTGCATTAACTGCAATACTCAATACACCTTTACGAATATGTCCTACGGCATTCCGCAATGAATATCGTATGTCTACGTTATCATATCTAGTTACATCAAATGAGATAGTAGCAATATTCGCATCGGTTGCTGGACCAGTAATGCCCACAAGACCAGGAATATCTAAGCCTACGTCTGGTTCAAATAGAAAGATTTCTGAATTATGATATAATTGAATATTACCTGTTCCGACAGGTGGTGCAACTGTAAACGTAACTAGAAAATTATTTGTGGTGTAATTAGTTGTCTCCACACCATCTACATATATTTTGTATGAAGTACCATGCGCCTCATCTAAATCAACACCAAAATCGTGTCCGACTGTCGAGCCGTCACCATTAAGAGATGATACTGTATTACCAATGAATAATCGTTTTGCATCTAATGCATATCCTAATTCACCAGCCAGTAATATAGGAAGATCTGCTAGATTTCCTTTTCGTTGTTGCTGTAATTTTGTTTCAGTTGTCATTGTATTAACCTTTTTTAGTATATGTATTTATTAAAATACGATCGCCAAATCATAAGAAATTGTAGTATTCTTCCAATCTTTTTGCCCATTTGAGTTCCCATTCTGCGAACTCACCAATCTGCATTTCAAACAATTGCCATTGACCTTCTCTGCTACACATGAAGATAGCAACGTCTTTTATGTCAGTTCCATACATTTCATTGTGTGCCAACGCATACGCAGTACATTGTAGAAAATAATCACCAATCCATTCACGTCTCTTAGGCTTATTAGTCTGCTTAAAATCCATTACAGTAGGCTTACCTTTCCACACGCCTAATAAATCTGCTGATCCTGCATATAATTGGGGATAGCATAGACTAACTTCTGCTCCCCATACTTCATCCAGTTCAGCATCAATATTCTTGATTACAACATCAGCCATCATACGAGATTGAAGTAATGTTTTACCAGTTTCTTCATTACCCACGTATTCTTCATTTTTAACATATGATTCTAGCATAGCGTGCATCTGAGTGCCCACCATTGATGCTTCAGTCACTATTTGTTGGGCGGCTTCATCACCTACACGTTTTTTCCAATCAGATAACATCTTTCGATCGCGTGCTGGTTTTGTTGCAGACAAGACTGTAGTGACACTGGGGACAGGTTCACCATAGGGGTTCTTATATAAACGTTGACCGTTTACAGAAGTTCGGATTAATTCGCTATAAGCGTAAGGGGTTTTAATATTTACCATAGAGATATTATACTATCATAATACCCCTATGTCAAGTGTTATTTACTGATTACCAGTAAATATACCACGAAAATGTGTTACTTGTTACCGTATTTGTGATACGCTCGATCTTATAACCGAGGTTGCTGAAATGCTTGATGACTGAATCCATATCTGAGTATGTTGCGCGATTCGTTTCAGTACCTTGCCATACATTAAAGTAACTAACACTTGATGGATTAGTTGCTGTTGACGTACCTGCTGCTAATCCCAAACTAGTATTGGCAGTACCTGCACCAATTGTATATTGCCAATCGGTAGTACCAGAAACAGTTATCTTTAATCGCAGTTGATCGCTTTCTTTATATGCAAGAACATTTGGAATTGCTGCATCATTTATGTCTGCAATTACCGCATTCAGACTTGTACCAGTTGTACCTAATACAACAGTTACTCCCTCAATGATGACAGTAGTAGAATTAACAATTGTGGGAGTCGTAACTGTTCCCGACACAACTACATCTGGTGTAGATTCTGTCATAACTGTCCCATCAGACACAGTTGTTTCATATAGCCCAGAAACCGAATCTGCAATAATTGCTTTCATTATTGATTCAGTCTCATTGAAGATAGTTAAATCTTGATTGCTGTTTGCTCTTGCCTGGGATGCATTTAATCCTACACTCATGTTATATGTCCTTTTTAACTTGCTTTCTTGCCATTTTATCTATGTGCTTGTCTTGTTGATCTTTACTTGGTTCGGATGATGTTTTACCATCTCTGCCAAAGAATACAACATCATCTTTGATATTATCAATTATAGGAATGGTATCCAATAAATCAAACAATACTGAATGATCGATCTCATTCCCCATATTGGCAAGAGATTTTGCCAATGTGTCGATACTCAAACTAGACATACCTTCTGCTGCTGCAACTGAAATAATATCAATGATAATTGATTTAACATCACTGGTATCTTCAACTACGATTTCAGAAAAACGCATTTTAGTTTCTCAACGTAGCAAATGCTTGCTTTAGCAATTCTTTGCTGACTTGTCCATCTTGTTGTGCTTCTTTAACCATGCGCATTGCAGAAATATACTTATCTTCTTTCATTTCGCGACCAATTGGATTCTCTGCACCAGATGCTGCATCAACGCCTTCAAAGTCATCGCCAATTTCTAATTCATCATCAGCGAACTCGTCGCCCATGTCTAACTCGTCACCGAAATCAGTATCAAGTGTATCCATTGATCCACCAGATTCAACTGGCTGTCCCTGTGCAACTAGTAATGCGTTAGTAACTTCACTGTTAGCAGATTTAACCGCTTCTAGTGCTGCACCAATTGCTGCTTCTGATGCCATAGTGAATGCTTCTGCTTCTGCTGTGCCTACTTCTTCTTTCATAGCATTGGTGATGGACATAAGGTCTTCAACTTGCATACTTGCTAAGTTTTCAGCCATTTTTTGTAAGTCATCTGCCATTTGCTTAGCAGCAAGTAATACTTCTGCTTGATCTAAATCTTGTGATTCTTGTAATTTCATTTTAGTACCTTGGGTTGTTTTTGCTACTTCGCTTAGTACCATATTGATACCTTCTGATATTAGAAGTAACTTTTGAAAATCTTTCGCACTAACATCTACGCCAGATTCGCGTAATAATGTGATACGAGTATTAGTTGTTTCTTGAATCTTAACCAGTTTTGCTGGCTGCATTCCGAAATTGAATTTAATATCAAAAACTTCGTTCAAGGCTTTAGTTAACTTGGAAAATTTGTCTTCTTGCAAATCGTGTAAAATCATTTTAGTGCTCCATTAAAATTATATATTATAATGTATTTATACAAAAACTAAATTACAACTTAACTTAATTAAGTTGTAACTCAGTATAATTGAATTAAAATATATTTATGTGAATTGAGGTGTGCCCTTGGGCGATATATTGGTGTTGCAGTTGTTATTTATAATAATTTTTTGATTGCAATCTTCATCTTATGCATCTTATCAGTTGCAACACTATGCTTTGCGGCTGCTATGTCTGATTCAATACTTTCAGTCAATGTTTTCTGTCGTCTTTTTTGCAATGCTGCTTCTTCTAGTGCAGATGCATATCGTGCATCATAATCAATAATGGATTTAGATTTGCTTGTATCATTCTTGAATAATTCATTCTTGATGATTGCCATTGCTGACTCAAATAATGCTAAATTTTCATATTTACGAATACCATTCTCTGTAACCGTATAATAAGTCTTTGCATAACCAGATATATTGTGCTTCTCTAATACAACATTGAACTTATCAATGCCCACACTCTCTGGTGATACTTTCTTAACCGATTCAGTTACAATATTACTTGCTGCTGATTCAGTTGCATCTTGTACTTTATGTAACTTAGCCAAAATATTATACATCTCTGTAGCATCTTGACTAATATTAGTTGGTACTGAATTGCCAGTTGCATCAATTACAGGTGCTGATTTGTTATTCGTAGCATTCTCTAAATTTTGCAATATTTTAAGCATGTCCTGCGATTCTTGATTCATTATAAACTGCCTCTAAGTCTCTTAAAATATACCTTACCTTCTCTTACTACTCTAGTAAGAACGCCTTTCGATACTAATGATTTAGCAACAAATGCTTCACGCTCAGTAAAATCTGATTTACATGTTTCTTCAACAATCTTATCATATACTTTATATTCAGTATTTGATAATATGATTGAGATTCCTCCAGGACACTCGACAAGTTTCATTACTTTAGACCTGCGAGTTTCTTTAATTTTTCAATAGCACTTGCATTATCACCAACTGCGCCTGCATTGCTTGCTGATGCATCTGAGTTTGCGTCTTGCTGTACATCATCAGGATCAGTAGATGTCGTACGACCAGTAGATACCGTGTCACTGCCGTATGCTGCGTTTCCGCCGGGTGCACCTGCTACCTTACGCTCTTCAATAGTCTCTTCGTTGCGCTGAGATTTCTGATGAGCATTATACTCTTTACGACGAGCATCATGTTCTTTCTTTTCAGCAGGAGTCATTTGAGATACGAACTTCTTTGATTCGTCATACCTATCTGATGAAGTCTTTGACAGTGCGCTGGGATGACCCGCCTTTGGTGACGTAGTTGTTGTTGCAGGAGTTGATTTGCCCGCCAAACTTCTTACAGTCAAACCTAGCGCGACTCTGCCAATTGCTCCGATAATCGGTAACATTTCGTCTAATTGTTCTTCATCGTCGCGCTCATTTTTTAAATTTGCTACAACGCCAGGAGATTGCATCTCTTGCATTCTGCTATCTTTGTCATGCTGTGCGTACTCTTCATACGACATATAGTAATCAGTATCTGGATCATAGTATAGACCTTCTGTTGCATCATAATATACTACTTTACCAGATCGCAACATAAACGGACCTTCTAAACCATTGCGCTCTTGATAACGCTCTTTATCCATTGATGGAAGCACTGTATACCCTTCATCGAGATCTAGAGTGATATACTTAGTAAATAGATCATTGTCATTTGTCTTTAGTGCTGTAGTTAATTGCAATGTACCAGAGAAATTCAAGTCTCTTAGATCTGCACTGATCTGTTCATCAGTTAATTCTACACCAAACTGCTCTAGTGCATAATCGCGCACTGTATGTATAATACTATTGTTCTTGATTTCCATTATCGTCTCGATTTGTTTAATTGTTTTACGATTTTACTCGTTGGATTGACGCGCTTTGTCTTTTGCGCTTTTTTCGTCATCCTAGCACCCTTAGATGCTTTTGTCTTTTTCATTAAGAATCGTTTTTTAATATCAATTGGTGCGGCACATTGCTGAGGACTTGATACAACTCTACCTTTACGCTTCCCTACGGTACATCTAAATTTCTTAACAACCTTATTTCCTCTCTTAGCAAAGACTACCTTTGATTCGGAAATAACTGTATTGTATGCTTCATTAAGTATCATCTTCTATCCGATCCCTGCTATTGGAGTCATTGACTGTAAATTTATCATCAACATACCAACAACTGATATTAAACCTACAATAACCGTTCCTGCTGCTGCTACAATCAATCTCATATTGCTATCTTTGCCTAAACGATTTCTCTCAATCATATCAGACATATTATCTGATATTTGATCGACTTTCTTTTCTAATCGTTCAGTACTATCATCTAACTTTTCTTCTATTCGTTTATTGGAATCGTTAACTTTCGCTTCCAAATTAGTAAATTTTTCTTCTAACACGCGATACCTCTCTGCACATAAATCCACATGGGCTTCGAGATTTTCACGCTCTAATCTTGACTGACGTATTGACATAATTGATTCCATACTATCTGCGTCTTCAAAAGAGCTGATTTTCATTCTTGGGACGCTCTGCGTCTCTTCTAAGTATTTATGCAAAGACGCTTATTATATAAAATAGATGTTTTTGATTTTTTTATTCTGTGTGGACATACTACTCGGATTGAATTTAATGGTTTCAGTTAATTCAGTGTGCATAGGAACATTATTGCAGTCATTTATTAAATGTGTGTATTTACCATCACCTGAACGATATGCATCTTGTGAATCTGTCGTGAATATTAATTTCCATACAGAATGAGTATCTTTGAATTTTGAACCAAATTTATATTCACTCATTGACGCATTTTCAAGTTTCGTCACAATTAGGTTTAATGGCTGGGTACGCATACTCAACACCTGTATCAATGAATTTAAATTTTGGGCTTGACGGAATTCCATAGTGGAACCTTTAGGATTATTAACGCCAGTATCAGTAATATCAACCAGCGTGTATAATACATGCTCAATGCGCATGTTAAAGTTCTAACGCTTTACCAGCGGCGTAACCAACTGCAAATGCAGCGGCGCCCTTTGCCAATGTGTTACCAATGCTTGATTTCTTAGCATCGTTAATCTCAAGACCTTTGTCTTTTGCAAACTTTGAATATAATGGCATCAAGTCACTACGACGAGCATTCATTCTGAAATATCTCATTAATTGAGTTGTAACCAATTGCTGTTGCTGTGTTGACAATTTAGTCCAATCTTGTGTTAGTCGACGTGCTGCACGCAACTTAGGATCTTGAATCTTTAAATCTTTTTCTAACTTAAAAAAGAACTGCTGAGCCACTGCTGGACTCATATTACCAGTTTTGATCTTTTGTAAGAATTGCTTTATCTTCGGAGTATCAATCTTTACTTTGCCCATCAACATAGTGTCTTTCTCGTCACTAAACATTTCACTTGGACGCTGAATACTAAAAATTGTTTGATATAAATCTGGACTGCTTGGACTTGGACGATTGAAATTGCCCATCGCAGTGGTTCGTTGTGCATATGCCTTTGCAACAGGTGCATAATTGTAATCATTGCTCATTGCATATAGACTCATAAGACTAACGAACAAATGATCAGTTAAACCCCTCGCTCCTGCACTAGCAATTTGATTTCTTGTTCTGAACATTCTTGCTTCGCCCAGAGTTTGCATAAATTCTAATTCATCTGACATTATCTTACCACTCCTCTATTTGCTGCACTAAACGTTGCTCTTGGAACTAACTTCATATCACCTTTGGGATGAGCGAGTACGTAACCTTCTCCGCCTGGCTGACCGTTAATGCTTTGCTTCACTTGTCCACCTTGACTATCAAATTTACCAATGATATCGTCTTTAGTAGCCATAACTGCTGCTACTACATTCCATAATGCAACGAATGCAACTTTATGTTGACCAATATATTCTAATACTTTGACTTTCATTTTATCTGAAACTTGTTTTCTATTCTCTAACCAAGTTGGGAAATCTGCACCTAACTTAGTTAGACCCGTGTCTACCTTACTATTCATATATGCGTATAGTAATTCGGGCAATACTTTCATTTTCTGTGTGGTTAGCGTGTTGTCATTTAATAGTTCATCAACGCCTGCTGCATTCTTTTTAATTATTTGTTCAAGTTGGTCAATTGCACCTGTATCAACTTCGACAGGTTGTTCTGTGGTTACACTTGGTACTACCAATACATCTTTTTGGTTGTTAAACAAGTCGATGTTACTCAAAGGTCCTTCGTTACCATTGGCATCTTCTTCTCTATGTATCACAATACCAGATGTACTTGCACCAATGCGCTTACCTAAATCGCTTTCTACATCTACTGCATACTCAACTACGTTTGGCTTGAACACATAGTTCTTTTCGACAACTTGAGGCGTTGATTGATATAATAGATCGCCTTTAAAGAATCCTCTATAGTCAGTCGGTACTGCTTTTTCATATATAGTAAACAAATTTGATAACTGTTTTGCAAATGCCATGCGCTTTGGGTCTTCACGGAACTTACCACCACTACGACTAAGCATAATATCTTGTAGTTGTTCTGGACTCTTTGCCTTACCATCTGTTTTAACTGCTGAAAATCCTGACTTGTCTGTGAATATAAACTCACCGTCTTGATCGCGACCAAATACCATTGCAGGACTTCCATCCCATTTAAGTGTTACTGCTTTATGATCATCTCCTGACATACTGCGAAGTGCTTCAACTGCTCTCATAGCACCATTGCTGCCTTGGAAAAATATCAAGTCTTCTACGTGCTGTATGCGACTTTCTGATAGTACTGATTCTCCCAACTCGGATACATCAACATCGTATAAATCTGATCCAGACTTCAATCTGCGATTTCTTGCATCTCTTGCTTCACGCTTCTTCTTGCCTGTAATATTAATAATTTCTGAAATTTTCATTTTTTGTCTCGTAGTTTTTTTACACCGCGCACAAAACGACTTGGTTCTCTATTTTTAAGATCTAATATCATACGCTTTTGTAAATCTTGCGCGATATCAGCATCATAATTCTGTTCTATCATTTCAAGAAGATTGATCATACTACTCAATACATTAATACCACGGCTTTCTATTAATTGTGCGGTATCTCTGGCTGGTGCAATATTATTAATTTCTTCTAATAATGATGTAGTTCGTTTCTTCACGTCAATGTCTCCATGCTTATGTGTATTTATGCATTTAATCTTGTTTTCTTAAAATACTACGTAGACGCGCTGATTGGTCTTCTGTACTAGTAGGCTCAGGCGCTGCCTCATTGGGACTTTGAACTATCGTGTTTTTCTTCTTTAATTTATCATATATTGTACTAGATTGATTCGTTATAGTATCTTGCTCATCATCAGGCAAGTCGGTAATTCGCAACCCTTCTATATCAAACGCTAAATCAACTTTCTGTCCTACACCAGATGAACTACGTGTCTTCATAAATTGAATTTGATACCTACCACGCTCTCTCATCGCTTGACTTGTAAAGATACCAATTACGTTATCTGCTGTTTGAATCTTACTTAAACCACCAGAGATATGACTATGATCGAATTCTACTTCTTCAACTGCCGATCTATTCAACTGTGACGCAGTTGCAAACAATACATTATTCTCTACTGCGAAGTTACGCAATTCTTCAGAAACATACTTATCTTTAATAAACAAGTCACTCGCATTGATCTTTCGTCCTGCGGGAGTCATTAGATCTAAGTAGTCAACCAACATAGCATCGATGCGTACACCATTCTGAACTTCAAATTCTCTCATGTAACTTGTCAAATCATTTGTAGTGATACCGTTGGGTACTTGAATTATCTGTAGTTTGCCCGCAGACTTGCCTTGCATACCTACTTTCAACGCTGTACCTTCTACATCGTTGAAGATCGCTTTTGTATTCATACCAGTTAACATACCATCAAGTCGTAAACCTGACAATGACTCACTTAATTCTAGTGAAACATATAAAACATTCTTACCCATCAATGACCAATTAAGTGCCAAGTTTTGTAAGAATAAACTTTTACCACCACCTGATGCTGCTGCGAAGATATTCAACTCGCCTGGGTTAAATCCACCAAACAATTTATAATCAACCGACTTCCAACCAGTGCTTGTACCTGCTCGCGAATGCCTTGCTGCTTCAATACGCTCTTTAGGATCATCCCAATAGTTGATACCCATATGCTTCGCAAGACCTACTTGCACTGCTTCTTTAATGATGCGCTCTACTTCGCCAAATTCACCTTTTTCTACAAGATCTGCACTTTGAAGAATTGCTGCTTCCAATGCTTTATGCTTGCAGAATGTTTCAAATTCATCAATAAACCAACTCTTATGCCTATCATCGACAGTATCGCCAATTCCAGCCAGTTTAATGCTAGTGAGTGCTTTGATCTGATCTGTCGTGGGCAATGCACCATACGATGATACATGATCTTGAAGAAACTGCACTGTCTTCCTGAGTGTTCTATCGAAGTAACTTGCTTCTAAAATATTATTCACTCGTAGGAATAGATCTTTATCTTGTGCCAGGAACTCAATAAAAAGTTGCTGTAGTTCCACTGTATATTCTTTTGTTTCGCTCATTTGGTTTCCTACTTGATTAACATGATGTATTATAACATAGTTATACTATGTTGTCACTACCTATTTGCAGTGATTCTACTGTAACAGATGATCTATGTGTTGCTTGCCTGCCACAATGTACTCTTCGTATTTTTTAACAACTGTTACATACAAATCAATATTGGGTGCCCAGATGCCCACAAAATTTCCATAATTATCATGCTCATCTCCATCCTGATTAAATTCAGATAAATCAAATATTACCATTCCATGAACGACTAATTCTTCAAACCAAATTTTGTTCTGTTCTAGATCAACTTCTTTCTGTGTGTCACCATTACCTGTTGGAGTTTCTGTAATATAACATCCTGTAGCAGTTATTGCACGACTCCACGATGGCAGAGAGTTACGCATATCTGGCCAGCATGTTGCACCGTCATCCAGTACAATATCAAATTTGTCAGATGATATTGCTGATAATGCTCTATCTACTGTTTCTACAAGATATCCGTCTTCGCCTAAAACATACGACAATTTTGGATAATCTTCGAGTACTTCTCTAGCACGTATTAAATTATCAATATGAATTATTTCGTGTCGTAGTGCATAATGCTCAGCCCTGTCTGGATCATATACGTCAACTCCCACAATGTCGCAATCATCTGTTGTAACTTCACACCACATACGATGCTTAGATCCCTGCGATACTCCTATTTCACATAAACTCTTTATAGGCTGCTGTTGCTGTGCTGCTTCTAGTACGTCTGACACAAAAATCGTGAAGCCCCGTAACTCACATCTTAGTGATTCATCGACTGCTGTTTGTTTATATTTGATTACATCTAACATATTATATTCCGTTTATTTGCAGTAATTTTTCATCATTACTTGTATTTTTAAATTGCCGTGTATCGCACTATCTAATATAGTTTGTATAGTGAATAATTCACCATACTTCAATGCTGCGTCTGCTGCATCTTTACAGTCATCCCATTCTGGGAATGCCACATACCAGCCTCGTTCAATTGCGGTAGATACCAATGATTTACTTGCAGCATCTGCATCAGGCAACAATATAATTTTCTTATTCAAATTATCGATTATGTTACCTTGTTGCATGTTTATGTTATTCGAACCAACTGCTATTCCATCTGTAAAGTATGCATCCAGTTGTCCCTCTGTCACGATAACAATCTTTTTATTAGTTTGTCTATCTAATCCATATACGAAGTCGACTTTAGGTTGCTTAGTAAAGTATTTTGGAATTTCTTTTGAAGGAGTACCTACCCATCTAGCAGTATATCCTACTATCACACCTTGATAAGTGAATACATGAATAAATCTATTCTTCATTCGGGCTGGTGACATAGATGGTGAATAATAGAAACGCGGATCAGTAGGATCTAATCCTCTTGATACCATGTATTCTAATACTCTTTCAAGTTCGGGGGTTACTTCAGTATACTCAGATATAGGCTTTGCACCTTCTGGTAATTCTTGCGCTTTCCATGTGATATTTATAGGAGCATCTTTATCTCGTTGCTTGATAAGAATAGCATCAATATCACGATCTTCAAGCAACTGTAGTTGCAATCGTTGAATGTCACTATCATCGGCACCGAATGCTTTATATAACTTCCTTAATCGATCATCTATGCGCTTGTCGACAGACCAGCCAGTAGCGTAATTACAATTGAAACAATTGTATTGGAATTTTTCATCAGTGATAAGAAAACCACCGCGACCTTTGGTGTCATGCGAATGTCCGTTAAGAACACACACAGGACAATTACCAGAAACCCAACCGCCCGGCGAAGACTTCCAATTGGAAGGCACTAACGTTCTTGTAAAATCTATTATTAATCTCATGTATACATTCTACACGATTAATACGATCTTGTCAATAGATTTTTATACTCTTATTACGATTCTATCTACAGTTCCAGATAATGTATTATCAATTTTTGCTCGTAGATATGATAAATTAGATACGATCGAAAATGGCTCAATACCAGTAAAATTATTAAACTCATGGTAATCGTAGAATGGTGTCAAATCTAAATCAAACCAATCTCCCGGTCCTGGCGATTGTGCAGTTGTTCCCTGCATATAAAAATCACCCGTGTAGTCAGTACAATATACACCAAATGTAATCAATCCATTTGGCTTGTTGTAATACGACGGTCCCGCAATAATTGAACTATAATCAAATGCACCATCTGATGCGAATGCTGTCACAGACTGCGAAGTCAACGGTATTGCATGTGCTTCATCTGATATCTCTACTGTGAAATTTGGACGCATATTCTGATCTACGAACATAGGCAATACAAGACCCAGATCATTAGTATATGTTAATACTAAATCACATAGCCCCATGTCTATATTCGACAAATGGGATGCACGAACTACTAATTTCACGCTTCCTAATTCGTAATCGGTGATAGAACATTTTGTACTTAATATAGTACTGTTAGTCTCTCTGTACACCAATGATGCATTAATTTCCATATTAAATAATTTAATAGGCTTACGATCTTGATTCTTTATAAAGAAATGCAACTCGTTATCAAGTCCCTTAAATAATTTAAGACGATTGAAATTAACGGGTGCATTGACCGTTGTGCCACGTGTACTATTGTACTGTGATGCGCCTGTTGATGTGCCGTGATCCTGTAAGATGTATAGATCGCCAGTTTGGTTTATATTGTAACTTGTGCTGTAATTGCTCATTTTTATAAGTCCCTGATTATACTTATATTTATGCAGAAATGATCAAAATATTTTAGTATAAATAATAGTAATGCAAAAACAATATGAAGAATTACTCGACCAATATCCATTCCTAACAGTGCTATCTTACGCTGGAAACGAATACGTCGGTGTCATGCAAAACATAGACACTCAAATCGCAAGTATGTACATGTTTGAACGACTGGACAATGTAGATGAAAAACATTTATTTCTCATGTTAGGAGAGGAATGGTGGTGGGAAACTAATAGACAGTTACCAATCAATATTGCATTGATAAATAGGTGGCATTTTCAACATTGTGTACAAAGTTTTAATGTAAAACAGATGACCATAATTGCTGGACCAGAAGTTAGACTCAGCAATTCTATTACAAAACGAATAAAACGTCGAAGTATTAATCTTATGAAAAAGACTCTTTAACAATCTTATTCAATTGCATTACAATTACCATCGCGTAACTATACGAATGCGACTTTTTAAAGAAATAACCACCGTCTTCTGGCTTTACCCAAATATCATTCATCACAGTATCCCAATCTTTTCCTATTAGATAACTCTTTGCTGGTCGTATCATTGCTAACACTGCTGCCAATTGTTCAACACTTTTGGGCTTCATCTGCTGAACAATTCCATAATGCGAATGGATATGGAAACACTGCTCTACAATCTCTCTATGTTCCAATAGATCCCACATAGGTTCCATCTCAAGTAATTCATCCAGTTCTGCTTTATTATTAATATCATTATAAACTGACACATTCAACAAATCCATTTTAAAGTAACCCATCTTCTCGGCTTCTTTATGATCTATGGTTGCCATGCCATTATATGGATTAGTCGGCATCTCGTGAAAATATACACCTGTGTTGTGCTTTTTTTCAGTGGTGTCTCGCTTGATCATTGCAGGTGTGTTTTTGATTAAAGCAAGCAATTTATCTCTGTTTGCAATATCTATATCAATATCTGTATTAACTATCATACCAATCTACCAAATGCCCATTTACGCTCTTCACACCACCAACACTCACCACAGTGTGTATCATCTGTATTAACTGTGCAACTAACTGTCATTGGAAATAGTGTTTCAGTTATTCCTAAATAATCATATATTTCAGCAATTTTCGTCTTATCAACATTGAAGAATGGTAAACATATAGCGCCTTCAGCCGCCCATATATCTCGCACTACATTAGGAGATCTATCAGGCAGACCTAGTCCAAGAGTCTCGCCTGAACCAACATCTTCATCACCAAATCCAATAGATATATCATCTGGCGGATTGCTAGTGACACCAGTATAATATACTTTAATAGTTTCATCGTCAATAAGTGATTGATCGAGATGTCTATATTGCTGTACATATGTTATACTATGCTCTACATTAAAGTTACCAGTTAATTTTATTACTTTATTAACAACTCGCGATGCTGAAATTGAATTGATCAAAGCGAGTTCATCATCCGCCATAGTTGTTACAATAACATCATGTTGCGTATACGTCATTAATATATAAAGCAATAATGCACTATCTGCTCCACCACTGACATTGATTGCATATTTTCCATCTGGTAAAGGGATATCCACCCCACATAAATTGATTTTCATTATCCTATACTCGCTTGTTTCAAAATAGTTTCCACCCATTGTAAATCTTTAACTTCGTTCTTACGCTTTAATCGTATCTGCCAATATTGCGGATCAATATAATCTACGATCATTTCAATCTGCTTGTTATTCAACATATCCAACAAACTCTGTGCATCATTACTAGCATATATAACCCATGGACTAATTCTACCAGAACATATATGAAATACCGCTAGACTAGGTGCTACCGTTTTGAAATATGTATTCCAATCATTTTCTCTATCTTCTGCCCAGTCTTGCATTGATAATATCGTGCGCTCAACTGCACGATCAACACTTTCTACTTTCAATCGCTCTTTTACCCAACCACTAAATCTTGCATCATGTGTCCAATGATCTAATTTTACTTGATTTTTTAATAACCATGTGGTGAATCCAGTAACATCGTCTATCTTAACTTCAATACAATATTTACCAAACTTTATGAACGCAGCATAATATGAACTTTTTGCAAATTCAGTGTAAGATTTATCTTTCTTTGAATTTGTTCCAATACGGTAAAATAACTGATATGCACGATATCCCAATTGAACATCTTTATCAGTCTCTTGCATATGTCGCTTCTTTTGCACACATAAATGCACAATAAGCGTATTCTCACGCTTAAAGTCTTTATTACAGTATTCGCACTTGTACAATATTTGTTGCATAATCTATATACTTTTATTTTCTTCTGTCGGTGTACTATTATACACTATATCAAATGACTTGCATAGTCTTTATTTTAGAAGAGCCGTTGCTTCTTTTTTACTTAATCCAAAATCACCTAACAGTTCTCTTAGATCAGTCTTATCATGCATTCCGATAAACAATTCTACTTCATCGTCGTTTAAGTTAAGATAGTGTTCTTTAATAAATTTAAATATCTTTGTATCCGTTCCTTTCTTGCCCGGAGAAATCCACTCGTGATATTGACTAGACCCTAATGACAGTGCTTGCAATAACTGAAACTGCAACTTAGGATGATGTCGCAGAGTATTAAAGTGAACATTGACTAATTCATTTGTCCATTCTAAATAATGCTCTGCGAATTGTCCCTCGCATGAACTTATGAAACGTTGCTGTGTCCACATATTCTTATTGTATTTTACAGTCTCTTCATCAGTTAGACTATCGTACCAATTACGATCACGTGTGTCTATTGCACGCATTTCACTTTTAATATTTAACTTACTCAAATCAAAATTCCCATTTCATGTTCTGGATCGCTGTCTTCGTTTTCAAGAAGAATTGCTTCTTTAATAGTACACGACTTAACATCAAATGTCAACCTAAACATCATCAACGCAGTTACATCATTAGTGAATAATTGAATTTCATCCCACCACACACTTGATGAATTATCTGGTATTGCATTATCAATCCATGATTGCATATCCCAAACCAGATCCATTCTTTCGGTAATACGTGAAACTGCATCATCCAAAATAATCTTCACACTATATACATACTTGTTATAGTAAATTTTTTTTCTAATTACCTGTGTAATTTCTTTATTTTTAATCATATCTAAATGAGCTTGATTTTTAGGAGTCTTTACTTCAAGCAATTCAAAGTTATGCGTATTCTTAGAAGTGATGTTTAATAATGCATCACATGATTCTTTATCAGATACATTGAAATATACACGCAAACTACTACCTTCATGATAACTGTGCTGGTTAACTACTTTGACGTTTTTCATAGTTTTATTAAGTACAGATTTCAATGCTTGACATCTACCATACACTGATGCCGCAGTGCTACGATCAGATGATTTAGTTGTAGAAATAAAAGCAACTGAATCAAAACCATAACATAATTTAGTCTGCATCTTCCATGTACGATGTTTTAAAAATTCTTTGTTCATACCTACTCCTAGATCAATTCACTAATGTCCAACACTTCTGGGATCTTGTTTACTTCTTTAATCAGATAGATACACTCTGGATTGTCTCCATCAGTCAACGGCACTGACAGGATATGACCAAATTTTAGTTTCGGTGCGTGCCATTTTACATCTGTGAATACATTGACAATGTTAACATCAAGATACTTTGGACTGTAACCAGTCATTGGATTCATTGCGAGCGTAGTGAAACCTCTGTCGTTTAATCCCATTAAACTAATCACTTCTGGATTGCCCACTTCCGGATCACAAATAACAATACTCCAATCTAATGGAACATTGATTGTATATTCACCCACTTGTAGCACTGCCGCTGGACTATAAAAACTTTCCAAAAAGATCAATGGAATAAAAAAGTAATCCACGTTCTTTGGGTCGCTGTAATCTAATACGCCATATCGTAGATCATCTACCAATTCTGGTACATCATCCAATTCATATGTTTTGTTCTCTACTGTTAAAATTTTCATATTTTGTTCTCTGTTTTACTCTGTTTTACTTGTAATCTACTTTCTCTATTGAGAATGGATAGTTTGCCTCACGATAGAACTTTTTACGTTCAGTTAAATGTCGCTTACTGAATTTTGCTGTACTAGTGAAATCATATATCTCAACATGATCCTTGTCATCTGCCTTACGCACACCACGACCAATTGATTGTATTACTCGTACGAAACTCTTCCCAGGCTCAATTAACACCATGTTAAATATACGCGGTATGTTAAGTCCTACTGCTGCAACACCATATGTCGCAATAGTAATACTATTAGTCGCTTCATTAATTTCATCATATGCGTCTTTACGATCAGATGATTTCATTGCACCTTTTACGAAAGTAGTGTCACCACCAATATGCTCTACTAACATTTCACCTGCTTTGATACGATCAACCAATACTAGAGTATTACCCGATTGCGAAATCTTCTTTATCAAATCACCCATGTAACCGATTCTATGTGAATTCGTTGTTAAGAACGTCAATTCACTTTGATAATTAGTATAGTCTGTAATTTCTTTCATTTGTACAATATTTACATGACAATTACTCAGTACGCCCATGTCTTGCAATTCGGATGCTGCTAGACGATTTACCACATTGCCCAAACTAACCTGCAATGTCATCTGTTCATGTTCTGCTTTTGGTATTGTACCAGTTAGTCCCCATCGTAGAGGCACATTTGCAAATTCTTTAGTGAGCATATCTTTTAGAACATCTGCTTTCGCTTGGTGAACTTCGTCAACTATGATACAAACTACATCTTCTGCAAAATCTTGTAGTCCCCAATCTTGTTCGCCATTCTTGAATCGTTTACGAATAACGTTAAGACTCTGCCATGTACAAATAGTATGAGTACGACCGAAATCTTTCTTATCACCAAAATATACGCCAACATCTAATCCTAAGTTAACATAATCTGCATATGTCTGATTCACCAAATCTTTGTTTGGTACAATAACAATAGAGCGACCGTACTTTTCTGCTTTGTAACTCAATGCTGCTGTGATCAATGTCTTACCAGCGCCTGTTGCAATCTCTTGTATACATTGGGGTGTTTCTATAAACTTGTTTACGATATCGATTTGATAATCGCGCAATGTTACGGGCTTACCTTCAAATCGATGCTTTGCGGGCCATGCTTTATGTTGAAATGTAGATTCATCTACCAAATCAAACTCAAGTTTGTTATGAGTTCGAAGATCATCAAGTTCAATCTGATAACCATCTTCAATGATAATAGGAATCGCTGTTTCTAATAGACTGACAAATGTAATACCACCGATAGTGAAATATCGCTCACATCCATCCCATCTTCCTAATTTATAGGAAGGAACGTGTCGTGCATATGGTAAGAAAAACTTAAACTTTGCTTCTAGTTTTTTCCTAGTAGTAAGTTCAAGACCCTCTATCTTTGCATTGACTTCGTCTTTCAATATGATTGTTGCAGTTTTAATTGTTGTTCTCCAATGTGATTTACTTATTATAGCATTAAACTACAGTTATGTCAATCGATTAAATCGTATAACATAACTGCGTTATATACAACAGTCAATAATATATTATACCTCTGATTTCATACAAGTGATTTCTGCCATACGCTGCCATTTATCACTCTTTGTTTTACGCAAGTCTGCAATTTTACCAACCATACGCAAACTAATCTCGCGCATACGTAATTGATTGGCATCTACAAAATCAACGATTTCGTTTTGCTCTGCTGTTGTGAATCCATACTCTTCTAGCATGCCATCCTTGACGACCTGACGACAGCGTAGTAGACGCTCACGAGTGCTATTCATAGTCAAATCAAGGTAGTGACAACGAGACATAATTGCATCTAAGTGATCTTTGATCTTCCCGCGAACTTTATCAAATTTTAAGTTAGTGATGAAAATTACAGATCCTTTAAATTCAAATGACTCTGGAATTCCTTCACGACGTAATGCTGAACTTTCAGTGTTCCAAGAAATCCTACGCTTCTTTGAACTATCTAACGCTGCTTTTAATAGGTTTAATGATAATTCATCATACAGCACCGAATCACAATCATCTAATACAAGTACATTGTTAGAGTCTGCATAACGATATAATAACTTATATAGACCAATTGCAGAAGCTGCGCCCTTCTCAATACCAAATCGTGATACCGCACCGCGCAACTTATCAAACAATGAATTCTTTTCAATAATATTCTCAACACCGAATGACTTGCCCACTCCTGGAGGACCTGTCACTACCATACCACGAATATCGCCATCAACTGACATCTGTGTCATTTCATCTAAGATACCAAACCGTTCGCGCAAACGCTCAACAATCTGTTCATCAGTTTCAGTAGTCACAGTTTCAGTAGTATCTATTTCGATGATAGATGCTGCTGTACTCTTACGTGGGCGACCCGCTTTGCGTTTAGTAGTAGTAGTTAGTTGAATAGTTTGAGTAGTCATGGCTTAGATTCCTATCTAATTAATTAATGAAGTTTTATTATACAGTAATATACATTGGTGTGTCAAGGGTTATTTAAAATATAATGCAAATGATGTTGCATACTGCTTAACGATGTACGACTGTGGTCGAGTATATTCTGCATTTGAAGGACCACGGTACTTATAACGAAACTTCCCAGGATATTGACGCTGTACATCATCTACATACATCATTGGGATGCCCTTTGCAAAACTGCTCTCATTAGGTGATGTTTCAAACATCTGCAATATTGAATCAAGTTGTGTCATAATCTTTCTCGCTCTTCTTTATTAACTTACTTAACTATTATAGCAAGGATCATTACTTTTGTCAAGCGATCATCCATAAAAAAACCCACAAATGTGGGTTTTTATTTTTTATTGTTATTATAGTGTTGCGTCTTCTAAACCTGCACATCGTAACTTAATTACGTTGGTAAGTTGCCATTGCTTAACTTCAAGTGCTTTGATAACACCCATGAACTTATTTCTCACCATTGAAAATTCAACAATAAGATGCTGCAAATCAACTACATCAGGCTCACCATCTACAAATGCTTTCGCATCTGCTGATGTTAGTGCGCGTTGGTAATGCTCAGTGAAGTGTCTGAACTTCTGACTACGCAATTTGCGCATTTCGGTATTTAAATATTCAAGTATCGCTTCTGTTTCTTGTAGTTGATTGAAACGATGTTCAACGATGCCCGGAATATCACGACTGTGCTTTTCCAAACTACCTTTCATACCACATTCAAACTTAGCCTCTGAAACTTGTATTTCATAGTGTGAAATAGCGTTAACTATTTCTGCCATGTTTCCAGTGACCTTACGATACCATTTACTCATTTAATCCCACTCTTCTTCTTCGTCAGTGTCATCTACTTCTTCATGTTCAATGTATTCATCGACACTCGTTTCAAGATATTTATCATGCTCACTGATCTGTTCTGCATTTCCAGCAATGTCAAAACCATACTGATCTAATACTTGTAAAAAATGTTCTGCAAAATTACTACGTTCCTTTTCTACAACACTAGACCTAGCAGCATCGTACATAGCAATGATAAATTCTAAATCATTATCACTCAGACTCATTGATCATCTCCCCGATAACTGCCTCATCACCACTAGAATCCATCACCTCTTCAGGCTGTTGATCCCATTCGCGCATCATAATATCTAGACAATCGTCTGTATTCTTTGACCATGCTTTACGGAATTTCTTGATGATTTCACCAGTTACTGGGCTAATGTACTCAAGACTGTTACCAGACTTTTTCAATGCACCTTTCGCTTCAAAAAATTCAGTCAATCCACTGTAAGGACTCATACCAGTATCATACGGAATTTCTACTTGTACGCTTTCAAATGGTTTAGCATAACGTGTCTTCATAATCTTACACGCTGCACGAATACCATTTACAGTAGTCGTTTTATTGCCATCTTCGTCAACTTTCAACTTCAATTTACGCATTGCGATTACAATTGAACTTGCATAGATAAATCCTTGACCACCAGAGATTTTATCATCTGGATCGAACATATCTTGTGATGCATAAGTATGATTCGTCGCAAGTAAACCTACGTTGTATTCACCCAACATATTTACAGTGTTACGCACAAGTGATGTTAGTGCTTTAGGCTTACGACCCAAGTCGCCCTTCATGTCACCTGCTTCAAACTGCTTGACATCTGTAGGTGTTAATAACATACCTAGACTGTCTACTACAAATAAGATTTTAGGACGATCTGCTGGCTCTTTATCACCATGCTCAGTCTTGTAATCTTTCATCAAGTCAGACATGATTTTTGCAACATCGTCGATCATTGCTACGTTTAACTTCATCAATTTATCTTCACTCGTATCTACACCTAACGCATGTAACCATGCTTCGTCTAGTGCATTTTCCGAGTCAATTAGAACAACATAAATATCTTGCTCTTGTGCATGACGAATAATATTTCCCGAAGCAATGTATGATTTTCCTGCTCCAGATTCGCCCGCTAATACTGTTACTTTACCTAGCGGAATGCCTTTTTCAAAGTCTCCGCTAATAAGTTTGTTTAATGTAAAATTACCTGTTGAAATCCAAGTATCAGGATCGTGAAATCCAGTGCTTAGACCAGGAACCGCCTTGGTAATACTACGACGGAACTTAGACACATCAAATGGTCTTGCCATTTTATTCTCCTTGAAAATGGGAGCAAAGAACTTGCTCCCTATTGGTTACTTATGCTTCTGCTTTACGATTGCGAATTGCTGCAAGAATATCTTGCGCAGTAGGCTTTGCCTCTGATCCCGCTGGTGCTGCTGCGACAGGCGCTGCGGCTACAGGAGCAGGATCTGCTTTAAAAGGGATATCGTCTGACGTGATCTCCTTCTCAGCAACAGGTGCTGATTGAACAACAGATGCAGCAGGCTTAGATGTCGGTGCATCTACACCCCAAGGACGGTAATAATTACCCCACTTCTCGGTGTCGTATAACTGACCATCTACAGATGCTTCAAACATCTCAACCATCGCATCTAAGTGCGCCTGATCTGGCTTTTTAGGAAGGAAGTCTGATAGATTAAATAATCCATTTGTGTCGACTGCATCTAGTTCTTCTTGATTTAAACTACGCTCGCGACGAGCCCAGTTAGAAGTACTATAATCTGCCCACTTACCATTCTGACCTTTCACTACTTTGAAATCTGTACCTTGATCATAATCAGTAGGTAATGAAGTGAAATCTACATCCATCAACGCTGCGCTGATTACCTTAAAGATTTGAGGTGAAATCATGAAACGACGAATTGGGTTTGCAGGTGCTTCTTCAACTAGTTCACTTTCAGTGACGAAGCCTTGAAACAAGTAAGATTTTTTCTTCCAATATTTACGTGCAACATCTTCCAATGAAGGATCTTTGAACCATTGACGCAATTCCGCGTGAATAGGACATGTTGTCTTTTCGTCGTCATACATTTCAATACATGGTACTTGAATTGTTACAGGACGTGATTCATCACCACCTTTTACGCCTGGGAATTCTAAACGAATCATTTCACGCTTCAACCAAAAGAATGGGTTGTTCGTATCACCGTCAGGTAAAAATCGTAGTGTTGCTGATGTGTTGTCTGGAATACTCCAGTGAGGGAAGACAGTATTGTCTGATTTGGTTGTTGATTTCGTTCCAGATGAACGAGAGTCTTGTTCGAGTAATTTTGCTCGGATTTCTGCTAATGAAGCCATGATGTTTTCCTTTTGCCTTAGTGTTTTTTAGATATTAAGTAGAGTATCTACCTAATACAAGTTTGCCTTAGTTTTATTACTTAGCCTATACAGTATACTTCTTTTCATGCCTACTGTCAAGCACTTTTTCGTTTTAATTTGATTTAATTTTTTAGTCTTTAATTGAAGATATTACATTGATAATGCAGGCTCTCAACTGGCGCTGCTTCATTTAAATTTATTCTTCTTTAATAACAGACCAGATACCATATACAAGGGCAATCCATGCTGCTACTTTTGCCAATGGACCTAGCAATAAAATTGCTAGTCCAGTGCCGATTAATACTGCTCCATCTAACGATGTGCGTTCTGTTAAGCGATCTTTCATCCATTTAGTAAACATAGTTAACCTACCATCTTACGCAAATTAGAAACTGCTTCGCTATCCATTGATGGCGCTGCTTGTGCCACTTCTGGAACTATTTCTTCTGTTACCTTATCAAGTAAATGATCAAGTGCAGTGCGGAATGTCTTGTTCATTTTATGAACATCTACGCTAAGCATATCAAGTAAGTTAGACAATTCAAATTGCTTTACTTTAATCGCCTTCATACCAATGTATGATGCTTTATGTCCTAGTGCTGCAATCTCGCCACCATCGCCTGAGAAATCAGTAATTGCATTTTCAGGATGCTCTGGATCAGTTGCATCAATAGGAATTTTAACACCAGATTTAACGATGTTGATCAATTTTTCTAAGTTTTCAATTGCGCTCACGGTTTTCGCCTCTTTCAATTTAGTTTCAGATACTACACGATTTACTGTAGCAAGTGCTTGTTGCATGCTCTCAGTTGATAATGCATTATACTTGAATTTTTCAGAGATGTCAAGGGTTTCTTCAATTAAATCTTCAGTTACTTCAACTTTAAAATTATCATAACCACGCTTGGTAGCCATACGCTTAACTGACTCTTTTAGTTGAGCAATCTTTGATTTAATAGTTTCTACGATTTCTTGATTATCTTCGTTAACTAATTTGTTCTGCTTTGTGTATTTCGTGAATTTGTTCAAATCTGAAATCTCTTCACACATTGCCAAAATCGCTTGTCCCTTAACATCGTAAGGATTTCCCTGCTCATTAACATGCATAGTCATTGCTCTCGCACCTGCCATGTACTTATGTGGGAATGCAAACTTTTCACCTGATGCATTTTCAATAAACAAACTATGAATATTTCTACTGCGAGAACCACGAATTTCTTCATTAACACGCTTGTTGTGCTTGATGATAAGAGTTGCTTCTGGCAATCTGATATAACTTGTTTTTGTTGAACCGCCTGCCTTCGTAAAACCTTCTGTTACTTGTGCATCTGTCTTTGGTTGTATTTTTTTGTCAAACTTTCTCATTGTGAACTCGCCTAATTTTCCATGTGCAATTGATTTGATTGCATCTAAAATATCTTTATTTCTCTGTATGTCGTAACTTTCCCCAATCTTTACAATAACTTCAAATTTATTATCTTCTTGTTTTATCGTAACAATCAAGTTTTGATCTACTGCATATAGTCGTGTTGCTTCTTCTACATTAAGTGTCTCTACACCATCAATTGTATACAAACGCATCTTGTAGCCTGCGCCTTTTAATATGTTAAAGATTTCTGTTGAAATGTCATTCATCGGGTTATTCCTTTTTAATTATATATGTATTTATCTTTTTGTGTTATAAAAATGACATTGGCATTGGATCATCGTAGTCATTATCCAAACCTTCTTCCATCAGGTATTCATATGCAGTATCTTCGTAGTTGGTTACTTCTTGTGCCATTCGTATGATCAATACTAGTGCCATAACCAAATCATCGTTCTCGCCTTCTTTTGCGCCGTAACTATTACCACGAGAAATAAATACTTTCAATTCACGTAGTAGATTATTACTTGCTATTTCCAACTTATCAGTCTCTACCCAATATTTCAATTTAGCACATGCTGCTATCTTTGATTTATGTGTCGTAGTGAATCCCTTACGATACGCTTTTGTATTTCCATGCTTCTTACGCTCACTCAAGAATGTTCCTGGGAAGAATTCTTCGCCTATCTCTTCTACACATACCAATCCCGCTTCGCCCATTGAATTGTTTTCTAGGCTATAATATATTTCCGATTGCTGCTTTGTCTCTTCATCTATGTAAATCGCTATCTTCTGTAAAATTCTTACTTGTTGCTGTATAGTTGTTTTGTTATGTTGCCATTCAGCAACTTGCTTCATACCCGGCAATTCGTACACTTGTATCGCTGCGTTATCTCCACCAGTTCCTAAACTAGGATCTAATGCAATAAGATATAAATTACCCGATTTCAAGGGCTTATACCAGCGTACTTGTCCTTGCATTGCCCATGCTTCTTTTGGTTCCATCATGGCTAATTTCAAACTGCTTACCAATGTCTCATCAAATGCGATGAATTCATTTTTATGCTCACGTCTGAATTTCTCTTCGCCAATCTTACCTTGCTCTATTCTTGCCCACTCTTCATCTCTATCAGGATGTCTATCCCATATCGCATCATAAGAGGCAAAACTATTAATACCTAGATCAGTTTCGTTACCGTACTCATCTGTCTTCTTTTGTGAATCTCTCCAAATCTGTGCAAATTGGTCATCATCTTGGTTGGGGGTAGATGTTATAATACATTTACCACCCGTTGCTAATGTAGGTGACAATGCTGTCCAGAAATCTCTTGCGATATTTGGGCGCACGAACGCAAACTCGTCTAAGTATGCTAGTGATATAGACATACCACGACCAGTGTTATCAGTAGTTGCTTGTGCAATAATACGACTGCCATTATCAAATTCCAATGAACCTTTGTTGTATGATGTAGCGCCCGCTCTCAGATAATCAGGCAATGTTTCATATGCAAAGCGAATACGCTGCATTATCTCTTGTGCACCACTATATTTGTGTGCTGCAATTAAGATTGTCTGATCTGGTACAAACATTGCATACCATAATAGATAGCCAGCAGCACACGTTGATTTTCCCATTTGGCGGGAGATCAATGCTACTGAGTTTCTATAATTGTGATATACATCAACCAATTCTTCTTGGAAGTCAAACAACTCAAACTTCATTCTACCCTTGGTAGGATGCTGTATCCAACAATGAGTCTTCATGAAATATTTGGGATCATTAGAACATTTTGCCAATTCTACTAATTGTTCGTGTGTGTAATTTTCTTGTTGATGTGGGGTTTTTACTAATTTAGTATCTGCTGCCATATAGGTTAACTATTTTCTCTATTTTGAAATTATATTGCGCACTGATATTTCTAAATTTTCTAGAAATGTATCAATGTCAATTACTTCGTTTACTAGTTCGTCAGCACTAACATCTACATCATCGTCTAATGATTCTATAACATCTGATTCATTAGTACTTAATTTATTAACATTAACCCATCTTTCATCGCCGGATTGTGAACGAATCATAACATCATTGAAGTCATTAGGATTGATACCAACTACTTTATAAGATTTATTCTTATATGTAATAACATCGCCCACTTGTGTAGGTGATTCTTGTAATACTGCTTCTATTAATTTTCTCATATCGTTCATAATTTCTTCCTTAAATAATTGCCGTTTTTTATATATATAGTAGCGAATTACATATAATGGATAACGGCATCCTCTCTCCTTAGATAATAAAAACGGGCAAGCCTGTAATTATAACGGTCCTAAGGTCTAAGTTCTTTATAGTCCTGCGTTTTTAAGCAAGATTGCCAATTCTTTGGATTCTTCCAATGATTCTTCCACTGATGGCTCTTTCTTATCTCCATCGTACTCAGGCTCATCGTCCATTGTAGGCTCTTTCTTCTTAGATGCTAACATCTTCGCAAAAGCGGCTTTTTGTGCTGGACTCTGTGATTCTTCTAATGTATCACATTCACATGGATCACATTCACATTCATTACAAGCAACTGCTTCTTTTACATCTTCTGCTGCATCTTTCATATCTTCATCAGTATCGCCATCTTTGTCAATGTCCAGAAAGTCTGGCTTGTTCTTAGATGCTTCGTATAATGATTTCATGTTGTCTACAGTATGCTCAGTTACGCTAACCTTCATGTCTTCTGCATCCATATAACGCTTCAATGACAAGTTTACAGGCTGTGCAAACTCATATGGATCGCCATGTGATGTAGGTTCAGTTTCGCCCGCATTTGCTGGTGAATTTGCCCATTCGGTAATCTTCTTTTCTATCGCTTCTTCCGATAGACCTGCGCTATGTAACATACTTACTAATTGAGTAGTATCCATTGTTGGAGACTCTTCTAAATTTTTATCTTCCATATCGTTTGCCGCCTTTTTCATGTCTTCTTCTTTATCGCCATCTTTGTCTATATCTGCAAAGTCTGGTTTTGCTTCTTCTGTTACCCAGTTTTCACCTGTCATATCATTACAATCATGACTGCAATCTGTGGTAGGCTTGTGCATTTCATCGCCACAATCTCTGCATACTTTCTTTACGTCTGCTTCGTACATTGACTCAATGAATTTCACTGGTGTCAATACTGTGCCACCAGTTTTATGATCAAGACGCAATGCCATATAAGTGTCATCTATTTTTGTCTTATAATCACGATGTATCTTAGCATAATCTGCTTTGGTCATTTCTATTTCACCAGCATCATTAATGTTTGCCATCGGACCCATTGCTTCTTCAACTGATTCAGTTTGTGATGCACTTACTAAATCGTCTGCGTCTACGCCCATTGCTTCGCCCATCGTAAATCCGTCCATTGGAGCGAATTTAACACCATCACTAGTAATACTAACAACTTTGAATTCGCCTTCGCTTATATCACCAAATGCGTCTATTTGAATGGTAACATTCATGTCTTTGATATCAGCATTATAATCTTCTGATCCTTCGGTTGAACCAAAGCCATTTGCAGTTGCAGTGAATACTTCACTGTCATCTGTTCTTTCGAAATTGTCCAATGTAACATTGCCATCTACTAATACGGTTGTTTCTACCAATACCTCAGTATTAGTAGTTAATGATTCCATTAATGTTCTCATTTCATGCATCTTTCTTCTCCTGATCTTTTTTTAATTTCAATAAATCTTGAACAAAAGAAGTATTATACTTGTCACCAAAAAAATCTTCTGGATTTATATCTTCTGCTTCTGAATAGGTACTATCAGCCAACAAACTTGAAACTCCTTCATCATCAGATTCTGAATCCATTAATGATTGCTCTCGTTGCTCTAACGGCTCTTGGTCTGAACGAACTTTCATGTATCCGTCGCTAATTCCGATAAGGGCTTGTATTTCTGTTTGTATCTGATATGCACTTGCTGGTAAATTTGTCTCAAATTCAACAACATATATCTCGTATCCACGTAGTTGTGGGAAATCATAAGGTGTGCTTTGTAGCATCAACTTAGTTGGTGCACTTACTTTCTGCACATCGTACTTAGCTAAGTGATTCTCAATGCGAGTTAAATCATCGCCAGATAATTCCTTTGCTAACTTAATGCGGAATGTGTATGTTTTTTTTGATTCTGTCAAATATTCTGTAAAGGACTTCATTGGTTTAATTCTCCTAATATTATAACTATTTATCTTTATTGTAAAAAGCGCCCGACTTAATCAGTTCTTTACATCTCTCAAATTCATCATACAAACTGAGTTGTAGATATACTCTATCACAATCAGAATCATTTCTAACGCCATGTACCTGTGTGGCATCCATTAATGTAGGATGAACAGTTGAATACATATGTGTTCCTAAATAAAATTCTTCATCATGAGCCTCAGCGCCCGCTGAATAACCTGTTATTATCGGATTATCGCCCAGTATAGCATAGTCATAATAATCAACCCCTACGCCACCATCTGATGGCAATATAGGTATCATTATCACACACTTTCTTGAAAAGTCAACATGTGGGTGGAATTGAAAACCAGGCCTATACACTGTTATTGCTATGTTTCCACTTTTTATCTGTTTTACTTCTGGATTGAATAATTTCACAATTTCTGATATCTCTGGATAATCTAGATATTCTTTACCTTCTAGATCTTCTACCCGAATTGAACTAAACAACCCTTTCGTGGCGTTATTTCGTATGTTTGAATAATCTTGTGCTGCATGCTTTACTGATTCATACAATTGCTCTAATCTATTTCTGTCGAATGTGACATCAGTTAATTCAATAAATCTATCTTCTATCATTTGTCTTCTTCCGCTTTCATGTTTTTCATTATTTCTGCTAGCATCTCTGAACGATTTCCTATTAATCTACCATCAATTGATTCTGGGTCGTCATCTGGTAAACCTTTATTGATAACATGGTTTACTTTTCGATTATCCATATCAAGTCGTTCTTTGCGCATCTGCAACTCAATCATTTTTATTTTTTTATCCATCTTTGTTTGCTTTGCGGTTATCGCGGCTGATAGCATTTTACTAGCACTATCAAGCAATGCAGCGGCATTTCTATCGTCTACATTCTTTGCCAAATCTACTATATCATCAAACGCAGTAATTGCTCTTTTTGCATATTCATCCATCTCTGCATCTATCGCGTCTAATCCCAACACCATAGGTAGTGCTGCGTCTACTTTCATAGACATATCCATAGTTTCTGTTTGTGTTGATATTTGTTCTGTGAGTTGCTTTATCACTTCTTCCGATGATGGTTCTATTTCATTTTCATCATCATCAAAGTTAAATGATATATCGTCTATAGGCGGTAAATTAAATGTATCGCTTAATTTCTGTGTCATTTCTTTTTCCTTTGCGCTTTTGTTCGCTTCTTTGGCTTATTGAATATCTCATGCTCAGTGATGACGCGAAAACCTAAGCCTTTTGATCTGCACCAATGTCTTGCTGCTTCCCATTTTGCGTGATTAACTACTGCGGCTGCTTTTTGTGATTGACTTTTTGCTTCACCGAGTGTTTGTCCCGCTGGTTTTATTTCTACCATCTCTGCGTGTTGCTTACCGTTTGCATCTTGATATACCATCAATAAATCTGGCACATAATTAGAATTTTTTCCAGTAAGTGGGTTTTTGTATGGGATACGATGTGTTTCTGAGCCCCAACCTAATACGGATGGATGATTGTCACACATTCTGAAAACAACTAGTTCCCAACTTGAACGATATCGTGGTAAGCCCTTACCTAAGTATTTATCTGGATTTTTTGGCGTGTATAAGCCTTGGTGAAATTTTGCCATTTTTACTGACCTTTATTGTAGTCACTGACGATTTTTTCAAATTGCTCTTTTGTATGGTATAATGCTGAAAGCACACCTGTTGGTGGATTATTCGTCATTTTTTCATTGAGATTAGTATCAGGATTATAAACCTGCACTGTGTGAATGTTTCTGATTGCATCATATTCCACAGTTGGTCCTACTGGCACAAACTTTATTCCAAGGTTGCCATACATACCTGCTGCTAGATTATATACTTCTGCTTCATCTGCTGCTAGTGTCTCTTCTGCACTCAATCCAGGAACAACAATTGCTGCGGGGACAGGCGTAGACACTGTGACTATAGTAGGCTCTGGTGTTATCGTTGGTGTCACTTCTACTTCTACACCATTGGTAGTTGTTTTATAACCTTCATATGTGAAATCTATACGATATTGTACTGGTGCTGATTCTGAATAATTCAGTGTATCGCCCTGTATGTTGGTAATTATCGGATTATAAATTTCTATAATGTTTTTATCGCCGTCTGAAGAAGTTCTAATTATCTCTATCTTAGTAATATAATAACGATCATTGGTTAAATTAAAACCCTTAGCACTCTGACCAGAAACTGCAAAATTTTGATTAATAACATCATCAATCATAACATCAGAGTTATCTGACATAGGACTTGAATAATAATGATTGTTATATCCTACTAGAAATTTTTCTATCTCTGCATCACGGGTATCATACGCAGACAATGATATAGGAGTGTAATCAATTCCAGTTTGAATTGTACGCTTCTTGTTATATTGATTTAATGTCTGAGTCTTCATAGAATGACTAGGCATTTGTATTTCGGATATACGTGTCAACTCCAGTGCCTTATTGCTACCAATGTGATAGACAACAACACGGAATTGAAACTTATTTCTAGGAACAAGTAAATTCACGGACCGATCATATTGATCTTGTCCGTAAATTTTTGATGCCGAATTTATAATATTACTCATGAGTTACTAATAAATTAGTTAGCACTTGAACCAGTATTAGCCATTGTACGCAATATCGCATTATCAAAACGAATAGTCATTGATACCTGCACAACATCGGATGTCGCATAGTTCAAATCACCGAATGTAGCACTTGGGATAAATGCGCCTTCAAGTTCCCAATAGTCAATAACACCATCTAGACTAGATGTGCCATGTGTTCCATCAAGTGTTTCGATTTTTACATTGAATTTATAATTTTCACCTGCTTCTGCGCTTACTTGAGAAGTATGATTTACTTGCTTGTTCAGTTGTGAACGAATTGCTTTTATAACATCATTGTTAGTATCATCTCGTAATGCTACTGTAACATCTTGCCACATGTGCTTTCCTGCAAGTCGTATCTTTGAGTTGTATGCATCAATGGTAATATCGTCATGATCAACTCCAGGTCTGGTTGCACTAATTACATTCTGTGTAATTAACGATCCCTTTGAGTCACCTAATCCTGTAAATGTTACACGAAATCTGTATTGTAGTTTTGGCATCAGTGTCTGTGCAGTGGTAGTATCTCCTGCTGGAATACCGAAATTTGTTAAAATAGCCATTTGTTCTCTCCTTAAAATTTAAATAGGCTATCCTAATGATAGACTATTATATATATAAATGTATTTATGCTTTTTGCATTTTTATTTTGCAGCAAATATTTTGCAATAAAAAACCCACACGAAGTGGGTTTTTTTTAAATATTAAATTTAATATTTTTTAACTTAAATCACCTGTATTAACAATACGAACAGGAATATAAATAAATTCTGCCGATTTGGTAGGTTCAATTGCAATATCAACGTAAATTTCATTACGATCTATACGTGCTGGTGTATTGTTAGTAGTATCACATACTACACTGAAGTCATACACACCACGATTTGCCTGAATATTAGCACAAAAACCATCAAACGTTTGCTTAACATTATCACGAATTGAATTATCATTTGGCTCAAACAAATATGGGCGCGAAATAACTGCAAAACGCTCACGTAAATATGCAACTAAACGAGCAACGTTAACACGATCTAATGCGCTTGCGCCTGCTGCCAAAGTCTTCTGACCAAATACAATAATACCTTCTGATGGGAAATTAACAATCGGATTCAATTTATTTTCATACATTGCATCGCGATGTCCCTGTGTCAATGCTACTGCTACAAATTCGTTTTCTGAATTGATATAACCAACATTTGATGCGTTTCTTACAACACCACGAGTCAAACCTGCTGGTGCAAACCACTGGTAACTAACACTATCACTATATGCATATGTGTAAAGTGCACTGTGTGATGCTGGAGCAACTACACTTGCACCTGATACTGGATCAGTCGTCAATACACTAGGATAATATGCTGCTGCATAAGAACTCTTGCTTACTAGTCCATCTTCACCATTTTCTACTGCGCCAGTTCCTTGAACCCAAGATACTGCATCTGCTGGAGCCAATCGTAATGGGGTATCTGCAATAACAAATGCAGTTTCATTGCGATCTGTATTCAATGTTACCATTTCATCCATCAACTCTGGATATCCCGGTGCTGTAATTAAACGGAACTGAATAGTTTCTTCACGAAGTGCTGATCCTGATGCACTTGCTTGCATTGCTGCTGCTACAACTTTACGCTGTGCCTTACGACCAAATGATCCTGCGCCTGTTGCTGCATTACCAGCAAGGTTACGCCATTTCCAAGTAGTTGTCAATGATGCGTCATACTTACGTACTGTATTAGTTGAACGACACATGTTAACTGCTGATGTACCAACTGCATATAATAATGGGTTAGGACCATCTGCTAATACGTTTGCTGCTAATACGTAATCGCCTGCTGCTGAGTCTAAATCAGTGATATCACCAAATACTACACCGTTAGATGTGCTTTGATCTGTGTTATCTTTAACAACCCATGCTGTTCCATTGCTACGATAGATAACTGGATAGTTATCTGCGTCTGTATCAATCCAATAATCACCGTCTGCTCCAACTGTTGGTGCTGCTGAAGTATAAGTTACATTAGTTGCTTTCTGCCATTTCTGTACACCACCGTCGATTGCTACTTCAAAAATAGCCAAATCATTTACTGCGGTATCAAACCAAATAGTATCAGTAAGTGGTGCGCCAGTTGGTGCAGTTGTTTGTACTGATGAAATCATGTCTACGAATGCTAGAGTAGTTGAATTGTAACGATGAATAGATACAAAACCATCATCTATATCAAACCAAAGATCGCCTTCTGTTAATGTACGCGCTGTTGCTGCTGTGCCATCTTGGAAAGTATCACCAACTACACCAGTAGGTGCTGTTGTCTGTGCGTAAATTGCTGTCTGTGCTACGAATGAACCCGCTGTGCTAGTGAACAATGAAATATCATAATCAATACCTGCGCCAGGAGTTGTTGTCTTAATCCAAACATCACCTACTTCTGCGCCAACTGGTGCTGAGTAATGTGGTGCTAATGTTGATGTACCAGTTATCCATAGTTGATCTAATGCAACCCATGCACCACCTTCACCAATCCAATAATGAACGTGTGTTGATGTTACTGTCTCTTCGATAGTAACTAGATAGGTTCCGTCTACAACTACAGTCGTAGGAACGCCAACGTGAGTGGCTACAATTTCAACACTAGGTGTTACTGCTGTCCATCCACTTGCTGTGAATTCAAAGATACCATACGCTGATGATGTTGGGTTTACCCAGTAAGTATTATTTGCTGGTAAGCCAACTGGCTCAACTGTCTGTGGGCGAAGTGCTGTTAAATCTACGTCTGCACGAACAACATATGCTGCTGATGCTTGACCTAAGAATGAATATGCTGCTAATAGACCGTAATCATTAGTTTCATCACCTTGTTGTACTGTTCCACTTACTGAACGGAAATCTACGTTTCCGAAGTATTGAGTTAGTTCACGTTGTGATGTTACTAAGATCGGACTTCCCGATGCTGCTGATTTGGTATATTTTGCAATACCATCTACTTCTGTTCCGGTCGGGTCAACTTTGTCTTGACCTGTCGCGATAAAAATCATTGGTACAGTACCTGCTCCCGCTGGTCCGTATACCGACTCGTCTGTTATTTGTACCTGTGTTCCAGGCGATACAAGATTTGCCATTTTTGGAGTTCTCCTTTATTTTATTTTACATGTAATTACTAGTTTATGAATCTATATCATTGTTAGTATTTAGCGTAAGTTAAAGAAAAGACCTGATTACAGCGTTAACATAGCAGTTTAATAGTGATATTTCTGAATTCTTCTAATGTCGATTTATTATCAATAGCATGGTCAAATTCCCATCCCGCCCAACTAGATTCACTTGTATGAATATCTGGGAATTTCACTTCCATATGATTGCCTTCATCATATATTTGATATTGTTCTTCTTCTGATGTAGTGTTCGTGGTAACGGCGACATCCCACCATTCTGGTACATCATATCGCCACACAGATGCAGTAGTTCCACCCAATCGCTTGATTACGGCTAACTCGTTGAAGAACCGACAATCAGAAATAACAATATTATTATCAATTTGTAGAATCTTGCGTTCTGCTGCTGCTACCCATATATCTGGATTAAAATGTGTTCGCATGACATCTGTGCCGATATACTGTAATGCATATCTAGGTGTAAAATTAGGTATTCCTAATCTATTAGACCACCATGTGTCTACTCGCTCTCTCCAAACCCTACTCTCAGACGTATTACCTTCTAATAGAGTACGATCCCAACTAAAAATATTCGCAACAGCATCTTTCAATACTCCTGCGAAACTAACTCTCTGAAATCCCTCTTCAATTAAAAACCCTGCTGCTGTGTCTTTACCATGACCGATTAATCCACATATACCTATTACTTTCTTTGTCATCATTACCTTCGTTTATTATGTTATCCAATAACGAAACCTAATCCCGAAGAGCCGTCATTGTAAAGTGTAAGTTCTGTTTCTAGTTTATCAATTTCTGCTTCTGCTGAGGCTTGTAGTTCACCAGCGTTCATTGTAGTGCCACCCTGTGGACCCGCAATTTGTGCAAACTTACCACGCGCTTGTGCAAGCATTAATTTAGCATGACATAATGCAAAATCCTTAATCCAAGGTCCTGCATATATATCTTTTAATAATAATTCCAATGGACGATGATTATACACATGGAGAATACATAAATCATCTGCTTTCATCATACGATGCAAAATTAATTTGTTGTCAGATTTGCGCCAAGTGAACATGATCTCTGCGCCAAATAAACGACCCATTGTTTCTCTATTCTGTTGTAGGAAATCGAAACTTGCTAAACCACCACTACGACTCGAACCTAATAAATAAGTATTCAAGTAATTTGCTTGAAATGGTTCAAAATCATTACCCGTTCCAGATGATACACCAGTTGTGCGGCGATATATATCAGTTACTTCATCTATTTCACTAGGTAATGTATATTCTGCAACATCTTTTACCAAATCCAGTGAAACAAAACTTTCTTCTACAGAATTTTCTGAGCGTTGACGATATTTTTCTACTGCCTTCTTGATCGCTAATTCATAGTGTTCTGGATCTAATTCCACATCCACCATTTGACCACCTAAGCGTAGTTCTATTTCTTTGATTAATTCAGATTGTGCTGACATAATTATATTCTCCTATTAGGTATATTTATGCTTTTACTGCACGCAAGTCTGTGTTCAAAAACTACTTGAACACTGCAAGAATAATAATCTCAGAATTGAATCTACCGTTCATCTTAGTATCAGTCGTAGTCAATGCATTAAATGTCTTCAATGCCTTAGGCTTTGTAATCTTCTTGAATTCTGGTAACACATCGCCTGGCTTTCGTAATGTCTTCTGTGTACTAACCTCTTCGTTAAAGTTTAATAACGTAGTTCCCTTAACTTTGAAACCATCTGCATCAATTGCTACATATAATCCTAGTTTTCGGTTCTTACAATTAAATACTACTGCTGCTACTGCTCCAATTAATCCACTTGGTGCTACACTCGCAATACCATACGAAGAATCATTTGATTTAAATTTCAATTTAGATACTAACTGATCTGCCGACTTCTGCTTTACTTTACGAGGAGCCTTTGTTGCTTTCTGTTCAATGATAACAATATCACATGCATCAATTATCTTCTTATGCATCGCAATTATAGCCACTAACTGCTTTGCATTGAAATGCGAATATGCTTCTGCTAATTGTTCACATGCATCTTGCTCTTCTTCGCTTAATTTCTTAAATGCTGCTGGTTTTGGGATTGCAGCAACTTCTAACAATTCTTCATATACATCATTATAAAAACCTTTGATGATACGAGCATGATTTGCCTTTGCTTCTGCTACAATCAAAATTGTATGGGGTTCAAAATTCGCTACCAACTTAATATCACGCGATACTACAAATTCTTCAATTCCATCATCAATCGGTTCGCACATCGCAGTGGCTGCTTTACGCATGATATCTTGAATGCTAGGAACGACACTAATTACTGGTTTCGCTTCTTCGATTGTATCATCTGCTCCAACAATGCGTGAACCAATTGCAATAACATCTGCAATACCACCAGTTACAAACTCACTAACAGGTTTTAGTTCAGATGAAGTGCCTTTAAGATTGCGCCACATGTCTGCATGATTTTGATGCAAATCAGGCATACCCGTAGTCAACAATTTTGCATAAATTCCAACTTGTACTGGAATATGCGACACTGCCTTTGCTGCTTTGATATCTGCTGAACTGTATTTGTGTTGCTTCATATAGTCATACACATAACCACGCAAATCTGCCGTCTTTACATTCTGATAATACAATCGTGCAAATGCAGTTCGCTCTTTATGAAATTTATCACCAGACCAAGTTTCTGCCGAAGACCAATCTGGATCAGTAAATCCAGTTTTACGATTAATTTTTGCCCTAGGCTTCTTGCGAGGGACTTTTATGCTAATAGCCATGTTGTATTTCCTTTGATTTAAATATACTATACACTACTTATAGTTTTTTGTCAAATATTATAGTGGAATCGCTTCATATAATCGTTTTTGCTTGATATCCCACTTCTCAATGACAGGATTGCCCTCGTCATCTTCGTCAACTACAATGTACGCAATACCTTTCTTGACATTCGCATAGCGATAACCACTATCAAACGCAGACGGACTCGTAACCCATACTAAATGCGGATACTCAGAAACATCGACAAATGGGGTATCATTTAAATTCTTAGAAAATTCAAATATCCCACCTTCTGACTTTTCAAAAAATGAACCAAGAATAGAACTGTCACCAGTGTTGAAATAAACAGACGAATCGGCAAATGCCATAATTATACTCCCATTGTATTGTATGCCTCTTCATCGACGCTTAGAGGAGACATTTAGCGTACTGTAGCGACTATATAAGCCCTACTACAGTGACAAATATAAACCAGTTTCTTTTTCAATTAAATCGTGCATCATATCACAGTAAATGCCATCATGCGATGCAACTACATTGAATTTCATACCCCAAATCTTACCGAATGTGATGTCATATGTGTCGCTCGCATTAAGAGCAATCTTAACGTGGTTGACACGCTTGCTACCACGAACACGAAAAGAAAGATCGTCGCCACCAGTGGCTAAATTCTTTGCACCCATCATATACAATGCTTTGTTACCGATTTGGTTCTTGATAATAGTAGCAACTTGTGACATAATTTTTCTCGCTTTGATTAATTAACTTACTTAACTATTATAGCAACATGTCTTACTATTGTCAAGAGTTTTTCAAATCTTTTTGCATAAATACTCTATATATAAGGAGTAATCTATGCCTCGTTTAAGTCTCTATCGTGCGACAAAAACCAATGACTTTAACTTTCATGACAGAACCATCAGAGAACAGTTTGATATCGGTGGTACTGCCATACATGTTCATAAATATCTTGGACCCAAAGAAACTATCAATAGTGATGACCCCACTGAACCAAATTATGGTTCTGGTCTTGAACTTGATCCCACTTTAGGCATTGAGATCAATCCTGAAGGATTTATTAATGAAACTAAGATACAAGACTTGTTGTTTATGGAAAACCGTGATCGTAAGTATGATCCAGACATTTTTGAATTACGTGGTGTATACAACGTAACAGACAATGACTTTGATTTAACACAATTTGGTCTATTCTTAACTAATGATACAATGTTCATCACATTTCACACAAACGATATGGTAGCAAAGGTCGGAAGAAAACTAATGCCGGGCGATGTACTAGAATTACCCCATTTACGCGATGATCTTTTACTAAATCATGACAGAACTGCTATTAATAAATTTTATGTCGTTCAAGATGCTAACCGTGGTAGTGAAGGATATAGTCAGACATGGTATAGTCATATCTGGCGTGTTAAAGTAACACCGCTAACCGATACACAAGAATACGCAGACATACTAGGAACAGCCGATGATCCAAATAGTTTGAAACAAGATCTAAGTTCATATAAAACAGAGATTAATATTTCTAATGCTATCATACAAAGTGCTGAACTTGACGATCCGCTAGGAATACCATTGGTAGATCATTTATTTGGTCAACCAACAACAGATGATGAATACGATCATGGCGAAGTACTAGACAAAGGTGATCAATTCCCGCAAATGCCAAACGATGGTGATTATTTCGTAAGAGAAGATTTCTCTCCTAATCGTTTATTCGTTTATCGAGGTAGTCGCTGGCAAAGATTGTATGACAATGTCAATGACACCACTTGGACTGATAGAACATTCAACGCAAGCGGCTTCATAGAAAACCTAGCAACAACTGTTGTAGACAATAAAGAAGTGCCCGAAAGACAGGCATTATCAGATGTAATCAAACCAAAGAGTGATTTTTAATTATGGCACAATATTTTTATGATAGACAAGTTCGTCGATATATACAACAGTTCATCAGATTGTTTGGTGGATTTGATGTACAAATGGGAGTCAATGACCAAAAGATGCCCATCTACCAAACTGTACCAGTTCGCTATGGCGACACAAATCGCATGGCTGCGCATATTACTCGCGAAAACAGTGAAAATATAATAAACACTGTTCCATTCATATCTTGTTATGTTACGGCACTTGAAATGGCTCCAGAACGTAGGATGCACCAAGGACATGTAGACAAAGTACAAGTTTATGAAAAAGCAATAGATGATACAACTGGCGAATACACGAACGAGGTCGGAAATCGATATACGGTTGAACGTCATATGCCAGTTCCATATAACTTAACTATGAATTGCGACATCTGGACTTCAAACACAGATCAGAAATTGCAATTGCTTGAGCAAATTATGGTATTATTCAATCCTACATTAAATATCCACACAACGGACAATCCACTTGATTGGTCAAGTCTTGCTTATGTAGAAATGAAAAGTTCGCAATGGTCGAGTCGTAGTGTAGGCGCAAGTGTCGATGATATTATTGATGTTAGTACACTCACGTTTGAAATGCCGATATTTATTAATCCCCCTGCCAAATTAAAACAGCAAAAATTGATTTATACCGTAATCAACCAATTATATAATTTAGATGATGTCAATTTAGATGCATTTGATGCAAAGGAACCATTTGACACATCATCGCTGCAATATATAACTGTTACATTGGATGATATGAAAATTAAATTTGAAAATGACATAGCATACTTGTTTAATGATTCTGGTACTAATCTAGATGAAAATGGCGCTCAACTTGATTGGTCTAAATTCTTGACTCCCTTCGGTGAATTACGAGAAGGTATTAGTCAGATGCGTATAAGAAAATCAAATGCACCTAACGACACAGATAATGATATTATTGGTAGACTTAGTTTTAATACAGGCAATGTAAATGCGTTAAATGTAGATGTAGACACTAGCACTCTGCCCACGAATACATTGACTGCGGTTAATGGTGTTTTAAACCCATTACAGAATTATCCAGGCGATGGTTCGGTAGATGCTGCCGTTATCGGCACTAGATATATTATTACGAATGATATCCCGAATGGTGGCGAATGGGCTGGGTTAAATGCGTATACCAATGACATCATTGAATACAATGGCTCAATATGGACAGTATCATTTGACCATAGTGCTGTGACTACTCAACAATATGTAGAAAATATCTTATCCGATGACCAATTAGAATGGACAGGATCAGAATGGATTAATAGCCATGAAGGGATATATAACGCTGGGTTCTGGCGGCTTTATATGTAACCAATCTATGGATAAATTAAACGCGAGTGGCTGTATATTTTTAAGTATCGATACTGGTAGAGTATTACTACAACAGCGTAGTGAGAAATCTAGTCATCCTCGTACTTGGGGCTTCTTCGGAGGCAAGGGAGAGGTAGGTGAGCGTCCATTGGAAACATTACTTCGTGAACTTGAAGAAGAGGTCGGAATGTTACCCGATGTTGAAAAGATATACCCACTGCATAAATTTATATCACCTGACAATAGGTTTGAATATAATACATTCGCAGTTGCAGTATTTGAAGAATTTATTCCACAACTCAATAATGAAAGTGATGGGTTTTGCTGGGTTAAGATAGGTAACTGGCCACGTCCTTTGCATCCAGGAACTAAAGCACAATTATATAATAAAGAGATTGTAAAGAAAATTAGAACCATACACGAAACTAGTTCAATGAATGGTTCTAATTGGTTAGATACGCTTTAATCTGCGCTGATTCGTTTTTTCATACTTGCGATAAATTGCTCACGCAACCATTCAAAATCATTGATTTTGTGTAACAATTCTACGTTATCTTTATGTTCGATACCGTACGCCTTTCCTTCTAATGCACCTTTAACACAATAACGTCCAAAACGTGCGCCATTATCTACTGTACACCAAGTCTCTAAGCGACTACTTGCCTCTTCATTAACTCGTGGGTTTTCACTAACATTAGATGCCAATTTAACACATTCACGAAATGCTGAACGCCAAGTTCTGAACGGATCTTTATTAAACATTGTAGTATTAGATACATCTGATACTGGTTGATAAAATGATACACCTTGTGAGAAATCTGGCAAATCATGACCCATCTCTATTAGTTGTTCACGAGGGAATAACTTAACTGCACCATAACCATACTCCAAATCATTGATAGGATTAAGTGCCGACCATACATACGTAGTATTCTTACGCTTGCTCATAGGTGGTATATAATCAAATTTGAAAGTTGAATGTATATCTGCGTCTGCGTCTACAATATAGACCATTTCAGTGTTACATATAGATGCTGCTTCTTTATGTGCATTCGCAATACCTTCTACATTTTTTACATGTAGTGCATCTGGGAATACTTGCTTCAATTTCTGATAATTCTGGTCTGCTTCTGCTTCATGGAAACTAATCATAACTACTGCAAAATCAGCATCATGATATGAACAAACAATTTTATTGTTCAATACACCATGTGCAATGCCAGAAGTGGGTACTAATTTTATATCACCCCAAGTAGTATCACGACCTGTTCGTCTTACTATTCTAGGGAAAAAGTGAATGAAATCGTGTGCGATGTCACTCGGTTTATAGTGCCAAGGGAAGTCTGGATTAATATTTTTAGAATCATCTACTATCCAAATCATATCACTGATGTTTTCATATTCACGTGCAATTAATAACAAATCTTCGGTGTCATTGGTGCTAGGTGTTACGTGAACTGGATATGATTGGAATACATGTTTTTTTAATCTGTCCCAAGGCGAAATAATTGTCTGACCTTTAAAATCAAACAATGTTGATTGTGTTAAATTAATCATTGCAATTGCCTTTTATTGTAAATGCGGTTGTACCAACATGACTTATTTGCATACTGATATCATTGTCAACCCACACTTCGTAGCCATTATCTGCTGCTTTTTTACAGAAAAACATATCTTCGCCTATTAGGCTAGTATAATCATTATTCCATTCTACTCCGAAATGAGGTTTTTGTATAGTTTCGTATACCGATCTTTTTACTAACATTGCACCCATTCCGACAGCATCTACGGTTTCTATGCCCGTTTGACTGAATACTCTCTTATCTAAATCACCAAATGTCTTAAATGCGACTGGGCGATGTGGTGGTACACGTGTGCTATAATTACACGCCATAATATCTTTATCATGCGACATTAGTGCTTCAATAATAACTGTAGGGAATATCATATCGCTGTCAAGCCATAAAATATGTGTACAATCTGTATCTAATGCAGTGTTAACAAGTTCTTGTCGTTGCATTGCAACTTCGCTTCCTATATTCATATGAATCGTAATTGACTTATTATCTCGCCCGCATTTATTAGTTAACATAGCAAGACTATGTGTAAATGCGGAAGTGACTAAATCACGAACTGGAATACAAATTGCTACTTTTGCGTTAAGATTTTCTTTGTAGTAAAATTTGGGTATACTTACCATAGTTGTTAGATCATACCAGCATCAAGTTCGGCTTCAACAGTCTTGAATTCTTCATTCAAAGTCTTTGCCAATGTTGCTGTTGTCTTTACACATGCAGCAAATGCGGTATCATTTAATGATACCATATAATTCATATGCTCTGGTTGTACTTTACCGATAGTAAGGATATCAATTGCTGCTAATTTAGCAAGACGTTGAATCCAATATTCCTCTTCGGAATCTTCAATGTTTTCAAGTAATGCAGTAACATCGTGCTTTGCAGAAAAATCATCATATACCGCTTGCAATACTGCTTGATCAGGATGACCACTTTGCGTTGCTGCTGATAATTCTACTGTCAATGCCTGTGCTTGGCGTGCTGGGGTAGGGTGTGATCCTAATAGAAATGTTTCCACTTCAAATCTGGTGCGGATGCCTGTACTCATAGTTGTTTTCTCCATGTTGAGTTTACAAAATTTTAGTAAATTTATGTGTGATAAGTAGCATGAGGACTATTAATCCTCATGCTGATGCTAGATGGTTACGGTGACGTACCACCCGCATTAGGGTTCTGCCAACCACCGAAGGTTGCTGACAATGATATATTTGATGTTACACTTGGCGAAATAAATGCACCTAGTTGTGACAATGATACTGTTCCAGATAATCCGAAATAGTTACGTACTGTGCCCATTGTAATGGTTACACCTGTTGCTGGTAATGCCATGAGTTATTCTCCTTTTTTTGCTGATAACTAGTATCTGCTTTATATATTTATCTTTATATAATATAGTTTAACATAGTTTTAATACTATGTCAATAACCATATTATCCTTTCTTTAATATATTTATCTCTTCTTGTAGTGAGTTTATTTGTAATTGTTGCTCTTTAACTGCTTCAATTAATAATCCAACCATGTTGCCATATGCTACTGACTTCAATCCTTCGTCATTTGTATGAACTACTTCTGGGAACACTGATTCAACTTCTTGTGCAATAACACCAGTACTTTGTCTATTGTCCTTCTCAAACATAACACCTCTGAGATTATTAACAGTGTCTACTGCGTTAGTGATTGTTTCCACATTATGCTTAAATCTAATATCGGAATATGCAGTCACATCGCCCGATGCCACAATACTTCCAGTAACCGTTAAACCATTGGCACAATGCCACAAACCAGCGTCAGTACTATATGCCGACCAGGCATTAGCAGAGTTTAAAAACCCAATGTTGTTAGAATTACAGTGTATTGCCCTATTACCGTGATCGGTGTCGACCATGAATATATAAGAAGAAGTACCTGCTCCTACCGTCAAGTTTCCTGAAATACTATCAGCCGTATCACTTCTTAAATACTGTGAACCTTGTAAACCATCAAGTAAGTCAGCATCTAAGCCTGAACCTGAACCATCTACTGTTTTAACTGCTGTCAATATCTGTGCTGCTGATTGGTCTGCTGTAGCACCGTTCTCTACGTTTAATAGAGTTCTTGCTCCTGCTGCTGTGTAACTTCTACCAAAAGTATCAGTTCCGTTTGTTCCAGTGAACAGACCCATTCCACTAGATGTACCACTAGTACTAAACGTACCTGTGCCGTTATAGAAGTTAGCGTATATGTAACCACTGGCACTTCTCTCTACGATGGTACTATTAGATTGATCCTGACTAGGTAACGCACCTCCTAAAGTACCAGCATTGATACCTCCTGTGCCATTTATGTCAACAGTCTTAATAGCAGCAAGTATCTGTGACGCAGATTGATCTGCGGTTGCACCAGTTTCAATGCCGTTTAACTTGCTGTGATCTGCTGAAGTAAAGTTAATCTGCGAAAGACCACCATCACCTACAGAATAAGTCGTATCAGTAAATACTGCTGCCGCTGGTACATTAGTCAATACCTGACTATCATCTACCTTGCCATTTAACGATGTTTGCAATCCCGTGATAAACGAGATAGGGTGACTTGAAGGGTGAACATAATTGTTGGCACTCGTTGCGATGCCATCTAACTTAGTATTATCTGCTGTAGTGAAGTTTACTTGAGTTAAACCACCATTACCTACTGAGTAGGTAGTGTCAGTGAATAAAGCGCCAGATGGTACATTAGTCAATACTTGACTGTCGTCTACTTTGGCATTTAATGCTGTTTGCAATCCCGTGATAAACGAGATAGCGTGACTTGACGGGTGAACATAATTATTGGCACTCGTTGCGATGCCATCTAACTTAGTATTATCTGCTGTAGTGAAGTTCTTTTCAGTTAAACCACCATCACCTACCAAATAAGTCGTATCAGTGTCTGCTGCCAATGCCGAAGACAACGCTGCATCTGCTTTACTAGTTGCATCTAATGCTGCTGCCGAAATTGCATCTGCTTCTGCGGTGTCTGCATATGATTGGTACGCTGTTGTTATTGCTGTTTCACGACCATCTGTATACGAGTTCGCATTAGATTCTGCTGTGTTTGCCTTTGTAGTCGCATCTAAACTTGCAGTTGCAATTGCATCTGCTTCTGCGGTATCTGCATATGATTGGTACGCTGTTGTAATTGCTGTTTCACGACCATCTGTATACGAGTTCGCATTAGATTCTGCTGTGTTTGCTTTAGTGGTCGCATCCAATGCTGCTGTTGCAATTGCAACTGCTTCTGCTGCATCTACATATGCTTTATGTGTTGCATGATTAGCATTTGTTATAGGACCGTTGATATCAACATCATTTGCAATGAAGCAATCTGCTTCCATTTTTCCTAATACAAAACTTGCATCTCCCGTGTTAATATCACCATTTGGTTCTGGATCATATTCACTAAACACTTTCCATGTCAATGCACTTGCATCATAAAATACACCAATGTGAGTGTATCCCGGCGCTGATGTGCCAGTGTTAATGTTACTAAAAATACCACTGTCAATGGCTATCGGAGCAGCGAGTCCACTCCAAACATCGCCAATTGTGTGACCAGTGGTAGCAGAGAACTTAATTGTAATGTTATTGTCCAGTGCTTGATCTGTTCCGTCGATCGCAATACCCGTTGCTACTGTTGTTGCAAAGTTATCCTTTGACCATTCAAATGTATCTGGAGTACTATTGGCATCTATTCGTACGTAATAAGTGACTGAGGTGGTACCTTCAAAGTACCCCCCAAGAACACCATCGTCTAATCCAGCACCAGTGAATATAGTGTTTGCTGCACCAATTGCATCACCTTGATTCAAGTAAATAAAACTATCATCAACACTCAAGTTTGCTGAACCAACACTGACAGTAGATCCGGTAACAAATAAATCTCCACCAACCGTCAAATCGTTTGTTATATTTACATCGGTAGCGAGACCTACTGTAACTGCTGAAGTTTCACTGCCACTTCCCGTTACGACTATTTCATTAACTGTTCCTGCTACGGTAGCAATATAATTACCAGTGGTATCTGTTCCTAATGCAACACTGTTTGCATCAACACTTGCTGATTGTATATTTAATGAATCTATATATGCCTTTGTTGTCTTTCCATCAGTGTATGCGGTTGATGCATTGATTGCATCTGCTTCTGAGATATCTGCATATGATTGATAAGCAGTTGTTATTGCCGTTTCACGACCATCTGTATATGAATTTGATGATGTGATTGCATCTGCTTCTGCTTGATCTGCATATGATTGGTACGCTGTTGTTATTGCTGTTTCACGACCATCTGTATATGAATTTGATGATGTGATTGCATCTGCTTCTGCTGTATCTGTATATGATTGGTACGCTGTTGTTATTGCTGTTTCACGACCATCTGTATATGAATTTGATGATGTGATTGCATCTGCTTCTGCGGTATCTGCATATGATTGGTACGCGGTTGTTATTGCTGTCTCACGACCATCTGTATATGAGTTTGATGCATTGATTGCATCTGCTTCTGCGGTATCTGCATATGATTGGTACGCGGTTGTTATTGCTGTCTCACGACCATCTGTATATGAGTTTGATGCATTGATTGCATCTGCTTCTGCAACATCCGTATAACCTTGTAGTGCTGTAGTTTGTAGTTCATCTGCTGCGATATATGCATCTGTGACAACGGTATCTGCTGCGATATATGCATCTGTGACAACGGTATCTGCTGCGATATATGCATCTGTGACAACCACGTCTGCTGCGACATATGCATCTGTGACAACCACGTCTGCGTCGTCTGCGTACAATTGGTACGCCGTGGTTATTGCTGTTTCACGACCATCTGTATACAAGTTTGATGATGCGATTGCATCAAGTTCTGCTTGATCTGTATACGATTGGTACGCCGTGGTTATTGCTGTTTCACGACCATCTGTATACAAGTTTGATGATGCGATTGCATCAAGTTCTGCTTGATCTGTATAACCTTGTAGTTCTGTAGTTTGTAGTTCATCTGCATCGATATATGCAGTTGTTGTTGCCGCGATGAGATCATCTACATACGTTGCAATATCACCTCTTGGGAATAAAGTGACATCAAGTACTGCTATCATACCCTGCGATTCACCACCACCTGATACTTCGTACAAATGATCTGGTAACGTATACTCTCTATCGGCAGTCAATGTAGTCGCTTTTAATCTCCCCTCAAAATCATCAGGAGGAGATGAACCTTCAAATGTAAGAGAGGTGTTAGCAGGAATATATATTTCTCCACCATCGCCTGGATATAATACAAGATCCTTATCTAGTGCAGATTCAACTCTTGTTCCACCACCTATGTCTATATCTATTACTGTTTGATTACCTACTTTAAAAGCCACTTTATATCTCCCTTATATTTACTACCATGGGACATCTAGTCTGTCCCTATATGAATGTTGTTTACTGTTAGTATTTATCTTTTTTAAATTATATACATAGTTAATATGTTACCTTTATTTAGAGCAAAAAAAAGACCCCCGAAGGAGTCTTTTATAAGTGTTTTATAAGTGTTTTATAATTTACTTACTTTTCAATACATCAATTTCTGCTTTCAATTCCTTGACTGCTTCAATTAATAGTGCTACGATATTTCCGTAAGCCACCGAGTAATGATCATCTTCTGATCCAGGTGTGCTATTTGGTCCACCAGTAACTGCTTCAGGTAATACTTTTAGTACTTCCTGTGCAATAACACCGACATGTCTGTCAGTAGGATTATGTGCGTATACAGTAGGCACTTCTTCCGGTGTTGCCGGAGTAAGGTCTGTTCTATCATACGTATAACCATTTAGTTGACATACTTTGTCCAATGCATCTGGAATTATCTCAAGATTTTCCTTAACACGTTCGTCTGAGTATGCAGTAACGTTACCTGAAGTCCAGATACTATCACCAATTGCAGAACGAGTAGTACCAGCAGACATATATGCTGCGTGATGACCTCCGATCTTGCGTCCGTTTGCGTTTGTGTTATTAGAATGAGTCCATGCTATTCCGTAGAAATTGCCTGGCGCTACACCATTATCATCTAATGTATACGCTGCGCCCATACTATAAACTTGTTGGAATTTAGTAGCTGAATATAATCCAGTTACACCGTGTCCGTAGTTTGAACCGAATGTGATATTGTTAGATACATTACCACCACTCGTTGGCAAATATGCGTGAGTATGTGAGTTCTTAGTTGATCCTTGATTCAAGATATAAGGAGCCAATGAAGCTGGCGTCATATATCTCAAATAAGAATCATTTGATGCATATATACGAGCTGGTGCTGATGTACTTGCGCCCGATGCAGTGTTAATCCAACCGAAGTTAGCGTAACCATTGGCATCTGTGCGAACGACTTTGTTGGCAGCATTGTTAGTTGTACCATTCAATGTCAATCCATCTACTGTTCCAGCGTTCAATCCAGCAGTACCGTTACTATCAACTGTTTTAAGAGATGCTAATAATTGTGCCGAAGTTTGATCTGCTGTTGCACCTGACTCAATGCCGTTTAACTTAGTATGATCTGTTGATGTAAAGTTGATCTGTGAAAGACCACCATCGCCTACTGAATAAGTAGTGTTAGGCCAAGACCTGTCATAAGCCGCTTTAACTGCTGCTGATGATGCAGATACAGATGTGCTTGTTGATGTTACGCTATTTGAAATTGCGCGATGAGTATTGGTGTCCTGTGCATCTGCATAAACCTTTGCTGATGCCAATGCTGCGTTTGCTTTAGTAGTCGCATCTGCTGCTGCCGTAGAAGCCGCTGATGATGTAACACTTGCGATTGCTGAACTTAGTTCTGAATCAGTTGCCATTGCATCTTGGATTTCTTTAAGCGTATTAAATGCTGCGCCTGCGCCATTAGTTACGTCTGCAACTGCACCTGCTCTTGCTGCGTTTGCTTTACTAGTTGCGTCTGCTGCTGCTGCTGAGATTGCTTGTGACTTTGCATTATTTGCTTTAGTAGTTGCATCAGAACTTGCTGCTGATTCTGCATCTGCTTCTGCTTGATCTGCATATGCCTTTGCTGATACCAATGCTGCGTTCGCTTTGGTAGTCGCATCACTTGCTGCTGCTGAGATTGCTTGTGACTTTGCATTATTTGCTTTAGTAGTTGCATCAGAACTTGCTGCTGAGATTGCTTGTGACTTTGCATTATTTGCTTTAGTAGTTGCATCAGAACTTGCTGCTGATTCTGCATCTGCTTCTGCTTGATCTGCATATGCCTTTGCTGATACCAATGCTGCGTTCGCT